TACTACCTCATATCTCCCAGTTAATCTATCATAATATCTTGCTGCTTGACAGGTACAACTAAATACACCTGGTACATCAGAGCATTCCCATTTATGTTCATGCATGATCAAAATACCCTTCTGCCCACAGGCCATCTAGGAATTCTCCAGCTTTAACTAAATAGTTATGAATTGCAGGATGTTCATCTGCATTAATTAAGAGGTCGGCAGAGTTAATGCCATAAGACATATCTGCTAAATCCCTTGATGTATAACCTAACATTATTTCTCCTCATCCCACTCTATGTAATATTGGTCTTCAGGTTTCAAATCATAAAACTGATTAAATCTACCTTTTAGATAATTGCTTTCACACATTTCAGCAAATCTATAATCTGCATATAGTTGGCCTTCATCTAAATTAGAATTAACCCATTCCTCTACTAGTTGTTCACCAATATAAGAATATTCTGCGTCTATTACCATTTGATTTTCATTTTCTAAGAAACTCATGCTTCCACCTTTTCTGTAGATTCCAATAATACACTATGGGTCTGACATTCTTTCATAGCCTCATCATCTTGCCAAGAACCCTCATTGCATTCTGAGCAGAATTGACCACAATCATTTTCACAATACTCAACACAATCAAAAGATTGGCAAGCATAGCAACGATTCTCATATTCTAGAATAGTTTTAACATCACCACGGACAATCTCATATTCCCCACCCCAGCCTGTTTCCTCTTCATACTCTAATGTGAGCAGGCAGTTAGGAACAAGATTACTTAGTTTAGTTAGAATAGTTACAGCAGGTGACCATGCAGTCTCATATTTATATACAAGCCAGTTATCATCACCTTCTGATTTATATTCAAGTAATTCTGTATTAGAATACTCTTCGCCGTCACGGACGGCTACATCCCATTTAGTTCCCCAGTTGGTATTATTCCATGAATACCAATCTTTAGATACTTTAGCAATTTCAATAGATTTAGCAAACCAATTAGGGTCATTTGTATCTAGACCTGTGCGGTCAGGCTGGCAGGCATACTCCTCATCAGTAATGCCGTCATCCTTATATGAGTGGATATTAAAGAAAGCAAAGACAGGATTATTATATTCAACCTGCTTAATTTTGGTGGGGAAGCCTGAAGAACTAATATCACCCATACCATATGTCTCTTGTGCTAATACAAATGGCTTATTCAATCTATCTTTAATCATATCTACCTCAGACTTAGGTCCTTGGATAGTTAATGTGTTATAACACCAATTTGGCATTTTATATCCTTTCGTTGATATGACCTAATTATATATTAGAGCACTGACAAATGTCTATAGAATATCCGTGTGATTCACACCACATGATCTCAAAGCTTGAGAATTCCTGTGAATTTACTTGACCGTCTTAAATACCTTATGCTATCCTCAGTCTTTTGCGGGCTTCCTGGCAAAAAGTTGGGGCCCTAGCAGTCTCTCCTCTGCTGGGCCCCTGGCGTTTGGCTGCATCCACACTATGCATATTTAAAGACTTGGCCGAAAGGGTGACCTGATAGCCTTACCAAACTATTTATGTTGAATTTATATTATATCATATCCTAGTTAACTGGAATTGTTGAACCAAGGTGATACGCAATAAACTCCTCAAAACTGTGACCGTCAATCATTTTGTTAACCATGTCGATTTCAACTGTGAAATCCCATGCTGCAAAATCAGACGGCTTAGCAACGGCACCAATTCCAAATCCTGTTTCTTGGTCCCATTCGCTTCCAATTAATTTACTAATGATGTTACGTATAGCATATGATGTGTCTTGCCAACGTGGACGTGCATGCATTAAAGCATTAGCAATGTCTATTTGCCAATCTGTCTCGCCCCAATGACTGTACAGCCATACTGCAGGTTCTTCAGCGCCTTCGTTGAAGAGATAATTAATCCGTGCTCCCATTTGTTACTTCCGCCTTTTCTGAGTTGATGATGTGTGCTAATTCTACAATCTCGTAGGACCACTTGTCAAGAGCATCTTTAAACTCATTGTAGTGGTGCCCACAAAAGAATAGGTCCCCTGCTAATCCCTTAGCTTGGTATAAAGCTTGTGCTGTTTCGCATTTGTCGCAGCCTTGCCATGTCATAGAGTTCCGCCTTCTATCATTTCCGAAAGACGATCTAAGATCCATGAGTCAATGTCAGCGATATCAATCTCTGATAACTTCTCCATGATTTCTTCACGAGCAAACTTGTACCCGTCATCAAAACCGTCTTTATAGTCCGACATTTTATCTCCCTGTGTATCCTGTTGCCTCGTACTCGCTTACATATGATTCTGATAGATTATATTTATCACGAATGCGGCTTACTTTCTCAATACTACCAGTTCCAATATTGAATGTCAATGGTGTCATTGCCTGCGGGTCTAGCCCTGTGATTTGTGCATCCCAATAGGCCCTCTCCATGGAGAGCCTATCGGGAGCGGTGAGTTCAAAGTACATTATGCTTCTCTCACATGACAGATTTCAATGTCGCCAATTTCAATACGACCTGACTGTGAATCAACATACAGATTATCTGTAACTTCATCTTCAAGGTCATTACCCCAATCAGAAAGCAAATCAATTTCCATTGTTCCGCTAACTTCGATTGTGCAAGTAAATTCAACCTGACGTGTTAGTTCAATATCAAGCGCTTCAGCAATTGCACGTAGAGTTTCTTGGTCCTCTGATTCTGAATATGCTTCAGTGATAATATCTTTAACTAAACTAATCTTGTTAGTTAGAACGCCGTTAGTCTTCTGAGCCTGACGAGCATTGTGTAGGTCCCATTCAAGGCTGGAAACCTTGGCGGTTGTAAATTCAGGGTCGGAGTAACCATGAATCACCTTATATGTAACTAGTAGATTAGGATTGTATTCCACTGCAGGTGAATGCAATGCATCCGAACCAATTGTTGTTTCTTCCATTTGTTCCTCTTTCGTTGTGGTTGTAGGTTGAATTGTAGCATGCTCCACTGACACCAATGTAGTATCTCTACCACATGGGCATGTGAGCTTTGTCACACCAGATGGGAATCCAAATCCATCTGATGATGTTAGTTCAATTAAACAATCACATTCATCTGGGTCACAGACAAACGTGTACTTACTTGACATTAATTCATTTGACATGCCGAGAATTATACACCACCCCACTGACATTTACAAGGAAATCCTGTGAAATTTTTACGTGTCCCGTATGAGCTTGGTCACATCCTCAATATATTGCGGGCGTCTCATTATGTGAAACAAATTGTCTTGCGATTCGTACGGGATTTGAACCCGTGATCTCTACCGTGACAGGGTAGCGCTTTAACCACTAAGCTAACGAACCAAATAGAAACGGGGGAGATTTCTCTCCCCCGTTAAATCATTTAGTTAAAATGATTTTACTAACTTGAGAATTTTATTTTTCTCAGCAGTTAGAACAGGGTCAAATCCTGATGCACCAGCCATTAGCGATTCAGAATTGCCACGACCAGAGCGGTAGTAATCAAGGCGTTCAGTGATTGCATTAAATGCACCCCACTTTGTTCCCTTGATTGTAGAATTCGTTGGTGAATTGTGGTAAAGGTCATCAAGCAAAACAACCTTGTTTTCCCACTTCTTCATTGCACCCTTCAAATCCTTATCAGGCTTTGGATAGATTGTCTGAATCAACTTTGAAAATTCAGCATCGGTGATTGCTTGATTAAACAAGCCCTGAGCCTCTTTTTCAAATTCATCAAAGTATCCAAGAGCAAGACCAAGAGTCTCACGAGCAACTTGAATGCGACCTTCAACAGATTGTGTGTGGCGAATCTTGAAAGATTGCTTAGCACTCTTCATTGCAAGGTTTAGAGTATTTTGGCAAACAACACGAACAGGTGTAACCGCTGCCTGAACAGCAACAGAACCATCGTGTGATGTCCAAACAATGAGATATAGTTTTGTCTCATCATTTGCGCCTTGTGGGTCAAGAACCATTGTGCGAGGAATATCTACAGTTCCAAACACAACTTTGCCCTTCTTAAGAGAACCAGCAGATTCCCAACGGCAATCAGCATTGGCATCGTGAATTGCATCAGCAAATGCAAATAATTCTTCATTCTGCACAGGCTTGTAACGCTTGCCAACAGTAGCAAGAACATCAGTCCCGCCATTAAATGGATTAGTGCGTAACACTAAAGAAGATTGAGAAACATCGTTAAATGATTCTGGAATATGCTCAGTGATTGGAGACAAGCGAACATTCCAGTTGGAAAGTTTAGCCTCATCGAGCATTGTTTGAGTAGTTACATCTTCATCTTTATTGAAGATGCGATTGGCAAGATTATGCCAAGCAGGAGCACCACGAAGCGCAAACGCAACTTCGCCATTTTCTATTTCTAGATTGTGAGCCATTTTTTGTCCTTTCGTTTAGTTGATTTGGCAATTATAACAGGTCGCACTGACATTGTCTAGATTAGTTAGTCATTTGTCCGAATTGATCCGTGTGAGTAATCTCACAAATTTTCAGGGTTGTGGATAACTGGTCGTAACCTGTGGATAACCCCCGCACATAGTTGCGGGCATCTCACATTGTGAGAACGCTATCTCGATCTCAGCTGGCGGCAGCCCCGAAGGGTTGAGCAGTTTGGCGACTTGCTCAGGTCGTTCGCAATTTATCGTTATGCGAGAACGATTTTATTTAGAGATACTTAGCAATTTGCTTCATAGTAGAAGCATTTACTGTTTCCTCATCTGTCATCTTGAGAATTGTTAGGGCATTTGTGATGTCCTCTTTCATCTCACGATAAGTGTGCTGATGGATAATCTCAAAATCCTTTTCAGGCTCTTTAGGAAAATCAGTTTCCTTTGTGATGATGTCAAAATCAACATTGAGAGTGTTGTTCCATTGACGATAGTTTGTGCGAAGGTTCTCAGACTTTGCGAAGTTTGCGATAGCCCACTTGCCAATTTCTTTCTGCCACTTTTCACGGGCTTTCTGATACTTGGCTTCGTTTGCTTCTTGTGAAGCATAGTCTTTTTCTAGTGTTGCTAGGCGAGTTTCTAGTGCCTTGATTACCTTTGGTGTTGCCACCTTTACTGTGATTGCTCTACTCATTTCTTACCTTTCGTTTGTGTGTTTGGAGAGTATTTTATCAGAGGGGTCTGACAAAAAGTGTGTGAGGGTTCTTACTTACGACATTGGGCGAGGACTCCCTCTAAACTGCCCCTGTTTCGCTAGTTAATTAAACTAGAGCCGAATTGCTAACTGTTGTCCAACGAGTTTCTTTCGTTGGCATTTCCAGTAGCACTCGCACCGAGCCAGATGCGTTAGGAATAATCTCCTTGATTACTCCAGTTTTCTTTGACTTTAAGGTTGTGAATAAATCGCCAACCTTGTAAGTGTATCCATTTACTGTCATTTTGCTTCCTTTCTTGTTAGGGTAGTATTTTAGCATAGGGGTCTGACATTTATCAAGCCCCTAGAGTGTGAGTTATCTCACAATACTTCGGGCAACCAAGCGTCCAAGTGGTGGGCGTCTATAATTGCAGATGCAGGGCAAGAGGTCTTACCTTTCCAAGTAATGTCATCAGGTAGAGGTATCTCACGATCAAAATCCTCCTCATAGTATGCGTCAATAGCGTCTATGCAAGGTTGCACCATAGCAAGGGGAACGGGAGGGTAATGATTAGAGCGGAGATGAATACCAATAGCCATTTCTAAATCTAATTCTAATTCCTCAGATAAATCTAATGCTGTATTGTAACCCATTTATTACTCCCCCCAACTTACTTTGGCGTATGAATTGTTTGCGTTAATCTTATCTAATGCACCAATACTATCTAATGCACCTGTAAATACGCCACTAAGTAAATCATTTAATTCTTTTTCAGAATAATTTACTAGAGCGGTTAAGACATAATCAGGCATTGTTTTTTCATCAAAATCAACGCTGACTTTTACATTGTGTGTGAGTTTCATTTTTTCCCTTTCGTTATGGTCGCTATTTTACACTACCCCACCGACATTTACAATTTCTGCATCGGCGTGTCGCAGCTTTTGTGATATTTCTCACAATTCCCGTGTTTATCCACAGCCCCACTTAAACCTGTGGATAACCCCGCAAAAGACTGCGGGCCTCACCTCAGCTTTGTCAACATGTAAATGACTAATAAAATTGGTGTACATAAGAATGCAATAATACCAATTGCAAACACGGTACCAAGGAATTCATACATTATTTTTTACTCGCAGAAAATCGAATGTCTGACTTACCATAAACACATAGGCCACATGAAACACATGCGGACCCTGCATTGCTAATAAGTGGAATAGACTTATTATTTTCAGGACACTTAGCACCAGGCTTTCCAGTCAATTCTTTCATTGTGCTTTCAGTTGCGGCGAATGTCTTCCCTAAATATGCAAGGCGGATACTAGAATTTAATTTAAGGTCATGAGCAATTTCTTTATTGTCGTCATCGGTAGAATAATAAAGAGATAGATTAGAGATATCCTTAAGAATAAGCGCTGCAGACTTTACACGAGTATAAACCCAGAATTGAACATCCGCATGATCATTAATTACATTCTTCCAGGCATACGTATAGAAATCATTAAAGAAATCTCCGTCCCAGTGGATACGGAATAACATCGGTGCGTCTTTCTTTACACAATCAGCCTTGAAATCAATAATCATTTCATTAAGCAATTGATACATGGTCTCCATGTCTGCATTGCGTAGGAGCTCCCAGTTATGAAGAAGATTAGTTTTTACTCCAGGGAAGAGTTTTTCAAGCTTTCCCGCATAGCAGACGCTTTCGCACACGCTAGTGGCACCAGGACAGGAGAAAGCCTTGCCTGCAGGTAATCCAAAAGTATTAGCAATAGCGGCTTGCTTTCCATTTTTTGTGACAAGGTTAGCCACCTTTCTATCATTAGAACGTTTTAATTTCATGGGGGTAATTATAGCGGTTAGGTCTGACATATTAGTAATCCTCATCCATTCCAAATCCAGCGGAAGCAAGAGCGTCATTATCAGCCCATCCAGTTAATTCATAGAATGAAACTTCATCAGCGTCATAGCAAGAAGCACACAAGAAGTCATCCTGATAATAACCATATTCATATGCGTCCATTAGGATATAATCAGCGCAATTATCGCCAGTGCAAAATACTTTGTATTCCATTAGTTTGCCTTTCATTTGGAGAGGTTGCAATTGTAGCAGAATGGACCGACAAAATCTAATCGAAATGCTCAAAATTCCTGTGATTTATACCACACTCGTAACGACACGCCCGACCCCGCAAAAGCTGCGGGCTTTAGTTGAAATTTCAATCAGTTTTATTTTTATGTTTTATTTTTCGTGTGTATTTTTTTTTATTGCGAACAGGAGTTGCGGCATTTGATCTCCGCAATTCCTGAATGCGTTTTATTTTTTCTTTTAAATTCATTTTATACCTTTCCAAAAATTGTGTGATAGTTGCTCGCTTCGTGAAATCTTGTTACATCAAATCGAGGATTATCTTTTGCAAACATCTCCGCAAAATCTGTTACGACTTTAGAAAATAAAGCAGGGTGAGTTTTTGTGCTCATATAGTTTAGAATTTCTGCGGTTGCCACATAGTCTTTTCTTGTCATCATTTTACTGCCACCATTCCACTACGATAGAAAACTTTTGTATAGCATTTGCCTGAAGGCGTGTAGAGATTAACTGTTGAATATTCGTTAGCCATTCCCCAATCGGTGAATAAGAAAAAGTTTTCCCACGCACCATATTCATTTTCATATTCAGCAGACCAATGAGGGGCGTTGCTATCATAAGCGCAAGTTAGTTTATACATTATTCATTTACCCAATCTACTGTTAATTCATCTTCAACATTTGCGATACAATCGCAAGGCTCTACATCATAAGCCAATTCATTACCAAAGAAAATAAATCCTGCGCCACCGCATTCATCACATTCAGCAGAAACAATTTCGATTAGTTCTTTTACTTTAGCCATTTAGGTTTTCCCTTTCGTTATTTGTTGAAATTGTAGCAGATAGCACTGACAAGGCTTCCGCTTTTGTTGCTTCACGTTGTGCGATAACGTGAGCCTTGAATTCTTCTAAATTCATTATTCACCAACCTTTACTGCTAAATAGCGATAAGAATCTTTGAAAGATTTGTGAGGTCTAACCTGCACAAGATAGGTATCGCAATCTGCATACCATACCGCAGAAGTTTTTTCTGCGTCAATGATTTCACCTGTAAGGGTGCGGGAATGATAAGTCTTTCCGATAAGAAGACTTTCGACTGTATAGACATTTGCTGACATTAGTTGTCACCTTTCTTTAGTAATTTATAGGGAGATTGTATCAGTTACTACTGACAATTTTGGCAAGGACACGCCTTTAGAGAGAAAAGATATTTTAGCAATACCTTTTTTTCTGATACTGAAATTTCAGGGTGAAATTGTTTTACCCCACCATTTAGATATTCGTGAGAGATTTTATTTAGAGTTTTTTCAGTGAGCATTTTTGCCCCTTTCTTTTTGTTATGCTGAAATTATAGCCTAAGCCACTGACATTTTTCTACTTACTAGCCAGTAATTTCATATTTTGAGACGCTCAAGCCGTGTGATAAATATCACAAGAATTTCAGGGTTTTCCACAGGCTGTCTTAAGGGCTGTGGATAACCCCGCAGTCTTTTGCGGGCCAGCTTGATTTTGTCAAGCCGACACGCCGTTATTATTTAATTTTTTCTAAAAGTTTTTCTAGTTCTTTTAGTTGCTCTAGATTAAGGTGATCTAGTTGAATAGCTTTTTCAAATCCGAATTCGTCGCTCATTAATTTAACCCGTTTTCTTTTAGGTCTTTTATTACGGCGATTACTAGCGGGATAGTAACTCCCGCTAGTAGTAATTGGACGGCGGTAGTTAGTAGACGATTAGTAGTCATTACTTATTCCTCTTTCTCTTGATTACTGTATAGAGTGTAGCACCTACTACCGACAAGATAATAAACGCCCACGATTGGGATACATAGAGGAAATCCCCTAGGTCAATCATTAGCCCATAGTCATTTAGTTCAATAGTCATTAGTCATTCCAATCTAGTGTTAGTTCATCTTCATCAAAAGCATCAAAAGAAATGTCTCCCTTTTGGATAGCGTCTTCCCACGCTAGGTTTTCTTCTATGCCTACATAGGCATCTGCTACATCTGCTTGAATAGTATCCCATTTAGACATCATTACTTGTTATCTCCTGTCTTGATAGATTGAACATTAGCGGAAAACTTTACTTTCTTACCTAGATTGCTAGCATTTAGCGAATCTATTAGATGGTCAATAGCCTTCATTTCGTGGGCTACATTGTCAATGCTTAGTAGGCGAGAGCCTTGCCAAATTGAATAAGTTATAGTCATTTATTTACTTACCTTTCTTATCTTGGAGAGATTTAGCATAGTCTACATCAGAGACGGCGGTAGCACCAAACTCCTCATAGATTTCTAGATAGATTTCATCATAGTATTCGTTATAGTCCATTATTAGACCTTCTTTCTTTTAGTTAGTTAGTTATTTAGTTATGAGAGAAGACTAGCAGAGTAGTCCGACAATTACAAGGCGACACGCTACCCTGTGGGTGTGATTTATACCACTATTCCCAAGAGCGGGTAGTAGCATAGACTACACGCTTACTAGGCTTATAGTTTTCTAATTCTTTTAGAGAACACTCTAGGATAGTGCCTCTTTCTGCTAGTAGGTCTAGCATTTCATTAGCAGAGTGTTCATCTTTTACGAGAACACCTAGACAAGTTCCAAACTCTTTAGAGAGAGGATACTCAGGGTTAGTATTGTATTCTATTTTATAACTTAGTGAGAACATTTTGTTCTCCTTTCTTTTGTTTATCTTATGTATAGAATACTAACATAGACCACTGACATTTTGACCTGTTTTTCGGGCGTGTCGCAAAACTATTTTTGTGAAGTGCATCACACAGATAATGGGCGCACTATACAGTTATCCACAGCCTGTGCAAAACTCGTATCATACAAATTAAAAATATATTAACATTTCTAGAAATCTGAAATATTAGTTGACCAGAATACTTATAAATGCTATTATAAGGGTTATGAGTAAAGAACCTCTTGTTGTATATTGGGCTCCTATGGAATCGGCGGAAGCCAGTGATTATGGAGCATGGAATATGCTATATCCAGATCCTAAGCTACTAATGCATGAGCTTATGGAAAAAAGAAATAAAGAAGATAAATATCCAAGAGGATTCTTGCAATGTCCTGCAGCTACAGGCAGATTTAAGCACACATATGTTTTTAGAAACGGAATTAGGTCAGAGATAGAGTTTGATATGTCTGATCCTGAAAATCCTAGAATTGAATCTCTTGGCAAAACAGGAGTAAACTTTAGAATAGAAAGACCATCTGCATTTACAGAGGGTGCATCTTTTGCGTTCATGCAAAAATATTTATTTTTTGCGGAAGAACCAACAATGGGAGTATTCAGTACGCCTATGATGCACAAACCTGGATATACCCAATATGGGACCCTAATCCCAGGAGCATTTGATATATCCTCTTGGTTTAGACCTATGAATGTAGAAATTCAAACGTGGGAAACACAAGGAAAGCTCATTATTGAGGAAGATGAACCTTTGTTTTATTTTGAGGTACTCACTGATAGAGAAATTATTATGAAGAGATTCAAATGTAATGAGTCTTTGATCAGATATGCAGAAAGCTGTGCAGATTCTCCTAAGTGGTATGGAAATAATCTACCTCTAGTTAAGCGTTATACTAAATTTAAGCAATCACAGATGGATAAAATTATTTTAAAGGAAATTAAAAATAATCTAGTCGACTAGGATATTATGGCATCTCATAGAGTAGTAATTTGTGAAATATGTGGGCGGGAAATAGAAGTTAGATCTGACTTTGCCTATATGACTTTAAATAATCATATGAAGGAGCACAAATGAATAAAATTTGGCGGGATGAAATAGCTATGACTATTTCTGCTGCAAAGCTCAAGAATGAAAGCATCTACCTTGATGATCATATCATTGCAGAAGAGATTCTAGGATACCTTGTAAAAAGGCTAGAAGGGGTCTTAGAGACATGTTTAAATGTAGAGGCAGGTAGATGTATGACCTGGTGGAAACATGATGAATGTCTAAGCTTGCAGAAAATTCTTTTTGATATTACAGAAGATCCTAAATATATGACCCAAGAGATGCTAAATGAATATAATTGGAGCAAATTATGACAGGCCAAAGATTTATAACTATCTTGGGAATGATTTTAATTACTTATTATTTATTAGTTGCTTTAACTTGGTAATTAGTCGACTAAAATATTTTTCTATACGTGTAGGCTTAGCATATGTCATCATATGTCTGTTCTCCGAAAAATATCTTCTAGGCATAATATAATTCTATCACAAAAAGACGAAAATCCCTTCGGAGGCGGATCCTAGGGGATTTTCTAATGTTAGGGAGAATGGTGGTTCTCAACCAAACACTACTCTTATAATAACATAAGTGTAATTTGTAGTCAACTACAAATACTGTTTTCTCTCTCTATATTCTTTCTTATACTTACCTGATCTATTACTTTCAAAATTCATGCTCTCTTCCGCCTGCACTTTTAAGTATTCAGCATCTGCTATTTTAATTGAGCTTTTATAGTCTTCCCGCTTAAATGGAATGATCTGAGCTATGAGAGTTCCTTTAGGAATAACCCCGTTAAATTTCTTAATCAAGAATGGCAGTAGTACTGGCTGAAAGTAGTTATCTGTTTCTACCACCCCTGTTAATGTATAGAATGGGGACTCTGGCCTATTAAATGGTTGAGTAAATACACAGCTATATCCCTCTGGGGTCTTTACTGTAAATGGGTTAAACCACTTGTACGCCCACTTAGCGTATCCTTCTGGAATTGGCATATCTCCAAGCTGGGCAATTGGGTGCTCTAGAATATCTTCTCTAGACAATCCCTCTCCAGAAAATGTTACCTTATCTCCGACATGCTTTACATGGATATCTATCTTAGTGGCTAGGTAGTATCCGCCAATAAATGAATCTAGAACTGGCGTACATCTTTTTACAGACATATCCTCAAAGTTTTTATCTTCGTAAAGTTTTACAATTGGTGGCAAATTTTTAAACCATTTAGGAAGTGCTTCTACGCCGCCGAGCACTTCAAGATATGTGCAATCTAATTGTGTGTGTATAAAATCAATGTCTACCATTAAATAGGGCTATCTAGTATTTCATCGACAGCATCATCAATTGTTCTACCGTTATGTTCTGTAGAGCAGTCTCCACAGTTCTTACACATCTTTACCCCATTTACCAAGTGGGCATTCTGCATCTGATAAAGAAGCCTTAAGCGGCATTATGCAAAGGCACTCTTTACACTGACTGGTTAGCTTAAATAGCTCTGGGCAAGCATTACAGATAGACATTCTGTGATTATATACGTCGCCCTCTACATGCTCTTTCTTAGGGTTAACAATATCCCAAGGCTTAACCTGATTGGGATCTTTAAAATTTTCATAGGCTGATTTAATACCCATTAGAATTCTCCTATCGGACAGCTAAATGTTTCGTCAACAAAATACTCAGCACTATGGGCATCTGCCATAGTACACTTAAGTTCTATTTTACTAAATTCAAGGCACTTATTGCAAGTGCCTGACCTAAAATCAGCTAGAAGCTTCTTCTGTATTTTCGGGTGTAGAGTCATTATTCTCTTTAGGTAGAAATGCTGGCATAGGACCAAGAATATGACCCTGCTCATGCAAATTAACGATATTCTGAATTAGCTCTGGCTTTTCAGTAACATGAGATGCAACAACAGACATAAGGTCATAAATTCTGGCCAACATAATGTACTGTGCCATCTGTAAGTTATCTTCTAGATTGACGTTCTCTTCGCTCATTTTCGTAGTACTTTCTAAGATGTCCTCTAGAGAATTTTCTAGAGTTTAGGTGTTTCCGTATTTTAGTATAGCATATAAATGAAGTGTCTCTACCGCCGCCGAGCACTTTTTTTATCACTAATTGCGATCCATATAATTATTTTTCAATAATGAATACAGCTACTGTAGAGCCTTCATCGCCAACTGCAAAAATTTTATCTTCTGGTCCAAGGTCTGTTTCAAAGCTTTCTTGTGGGTCTAGCTTTCTTCCATAGTTTGTCAAAGATACGTTTCCGTTTCCAAGGAAGATGTGCTTTGTGCTTGATGAAACATTTTGAATTGAAATATGGTTTGGACCATCTACTGCGTCATCAATTGTAAGTTCCTGTGGAACCGATGACAATGTTAAAAGTTTTGTTCTTAGCATATATCTATTATATCACTTTCTTCTCTACCGCCGAAGCACTTTCAATTATTGCTTTAACTCTATCTGCTATATCCTGTGGCACGTATCTATCATCTACATTTAGTCTTACCCATGGACCATACGAGTCCATCCTGTCGGAACCCTGATATACCTGACCAGTCTCTTGATCAACTAGAATCCACTTTGGTGGAACAAGAGTTCTTACAAGAAGATTGATTGGTTCTCTAAGTTCTTCTACTTCTCCGCCGTTAATTAAGTTCCTGCTTGCCATGATATTTATCTACATACTTTTCTACTTTTTCGTACATCTCTAAACCCATATAGTTTTTATAAGAACACTCTAAGCAATATAGGTAAAGCTGATCTTGATCCGTTAGGTTCGGATATAAAAATGATTTGTCCATTGGGCAAGTAAGCGGGGGAACTTTTTGCTCCCCCGCCAACTTCTGATAAGCCACTATTAATTGTGTTTTAATTTACTGTCCCTACTTATTTTTTCATTGTTAAACACTCATCAGGGAATTCTTTTACAAACTCCTTGTATCTTACAGTTCCATAGCTTGGCCAAGAACTCCAGTCCTTGCCCGCCCTACTCATTCTATAAACGACTTCTGCGTTTAAAATGGGGTCATATAGATTTGAATTGGAAGTGAGACCGTATTTGTCTCTTCTTACATCTCCTAAGTTATCAATCATGTTTACTTGAAAGATTCCATAGGAATTGTCCCCTGTTTTTCTGTTTCCGTTATAAGCAAGCGGTCTTCCGTTGGACTCTGTTTTTGACACAGCCCACGCCTTTTTTAGAAACTGACCTTCAAAGCCAGCAATGCTTAATACTTCAACCAGTTGGCAGTTACTTAAATCAGTTGCTACTGAATAAGCTTCCACTTTTTCCTGCAATTTCTCGGCAGCGATTTGCTCCTCAATTTTTGCAGCATATGCGGTTGCGTTTGTAGTTGCTACAAAATATACAGCTACCGTAAACATTACGAATATGGTAGAATTACTAAGTAAGTCATACAAACGCTTCATATTTTTCTCCATAGGTTTTAACCTCCTAAGAGACAGTAACTATAATAGTACTAAACAAAGTATGGGCTTGTCAAGCTAGTCAACCAGAAAGATAAAATGGATATTTCATATTACACAGTAAGAGCGGGATTAAATCCTGCTGTTGGATTTGGTTATGCTGGCCAAAATATAGTTAAATCATTGCAAAGATTAGGACATAATGTAACTTTTGCAAACCCTAAGTCTCAAGTACAAATAAACTTTACACAACCAGATAACTTTAAATTTCATAGAGGTCAGTATCAAATTGGATACACACCTTGGGAATCAACTTCAATGGATCCAATGTGGGTAACAAAGTTTAATCAATGTGATGAAGTTTGGGCAACATCTCAATGGACAGCAGATGTTTTTAAAGCAAATGGTGTTGAAAAAGATGTCAAGGTTTACAGACATGGTATTGAAAGTTTATGGAAGCCAAAGAAAAGAAGTTTAAAAGATGATGGAGTTTTTAAATTTCTTCATATTGGAGAACCTGCTCCAAGAAAAGATGGACAATTAGCAGTTGAAACTTTTATTAAATTGTTTGGCAATAACCCAAAATATCACTTAACAATCAAAGCTCATCTATTTAATACTATAAGAATATATAATAATAATAATATATTATCTTTACCAGATATATATAATAATATATCTATTATAACAGAGGAATATGATACTAGTCAACTGTTATTTTTATATCACTCTCACCACGCACTTTTATATCCTTCTTGGGGAGAAGGTTTTGGTTTTATTCCTCTTCAAGGTTTAGCAACTGGTATGCCAGTAATTTCAACTTATGATTGGGCGGATTATAAAGAATTTCTTGGACCTCTAAAGCTAAAGTCAACATTGACAGATGACAAGCTTCCTAAATCTGTTGGACATGAATATGTTGGAAAAATGTTTAAGCCAGACAGAGAACACCTTGAGCAACTTATGCTTGATGTTGTAATGAATTATAAAGCTTATTCAGGATATTATTTTGCTCAATCAGAAAAAGTCCATCAAAAATACAACTGGGATCAGTTGACTAAGAATGCTTTTGAAGATTTATCTAAAAAATTTTCCTAGCCCTTGCCCTCTAAAAAAAATTTAGGTATACTTGGACTTACCCAAAAAAATTATTAGCTGTTTGGAAACGGCGGAAGAGAGTATTCTATAAATGTCAAGAACTATTGAAAACCCATATGAGAACTTTATTGCATTGTCAAGATATGCAAGATGGTTGCAAGAAGATAACCGTCGTGAGACATGGGGTGAAACAGTAGATAGATACTTTGACTTCATGCTTTCCCACTTAAAAACAATGGACTATGTTCCAGACAACAAAACAGTAGAAGAGTTAAAGCAAGCTGTGTATGATAGAAGTGTTATGCCTTCTATGCGTTCAGTAATGACTGCAGGTCCTGCTCTTGATAGAGACCATGTTGCAGGATATAACTGTTCATTTGTTCCAGTAGACAATCCAAGATCATTTGATGAAACAATGTACATCTTGATGTGTGGAACAGGTGTTGGATTCTCTGTTGAATACAAGTATGTAAATAAACTTCCTGCCGTCCCAGAAACTTTTGAAAAGTCTACAACTATCATTACTGTAGAAGATTCTAAGCAAGGTTGGGCAAAAGCATACCGTGAACTTCTTGCACTGCTTTGGTCAGGACAGGTTCCAGCGGTAGACGTAAGTAAGCTTCGTCCTGCAGGTGCACGTCTTAAGACAATGGGTGGTCGTTCATCTGGTCCACAACCTCTAATTAACCTTTTTGATTTTACAATTGCAAAGTTTAAGTCAGCAGCTGGCCGTCAGCTAAAGCCAATTGAGGCTCACGATATTATGTGCAAGATTGGTGAGATTGTAGTTGTTGGTGGAGTTCGTAGATCAGCAATGATTTCACTTTCAAACATTAATGATATTGAAATGGCTCAAGCAAAAGCAGGAAACTGGTGGGAGAATAATTCACAACGTGCACTTTCAAATAATTCAGTTGCATATTCTCGCAAGCCAGAGATGGAACAATTTATAGCAGAATGGAAATCTCTTTATGATTCAAAGTCGGGTGAACGTGGCATTTATAATGTGGCAGCGGCGCAAAAGCAGGCAGCTAAGTATGGTCGTAGAGACCCTGAAATCCACTATGGAACAAATCCTTGCTCAGAAATTATTCTCCGTCCTTATCAGTTTTGTAATCTTTCAGAAGTCGTACTACGTGAAAAGGATACACCTACAACTGTCGCAGAGAAGGTACGCCTTGCAACAATTCTTGGGACTTGGCAGTCAACGCTAACAGACTTTAAGTATTTGCGTAAGATTTGGAAGGACAATACAGAAGAGGAAAGACTTCTTGGGGTTTCACTTACTGGACAGTTTGGAAACAAGTTTTTTTCTGGCAAAGAAAACCTAAATAAGCTTGAAGAAACTCTTGCACACCTTCGTGAGTATGCAAGAACAATTAACGCAGAAGAGGCTGGGAAAATTGGGATTCCTGAGTCTGCAGCTATTACATGTGTAAAGCCTTCTGGAACAGTATCTCAATTGGTCGGGGTATCTTCAGGAATGCATGCATGGCATTCACCATATTACATTCGCACAGTTCGTGGCGATAAGAAAGATCCACTTTCAACATTCCTAAAAGAAGTTGGAATCCCAGTGGAAGATGATTTTATGAAACCAAATGACACTTATGTATTTTCATTCCCAGTAAAAGCTCCACAAGGTGCAATTACAAGAAATGATCTTACAGCAATTGAGCATTTAAACACATGGCTTGTTTACCAACGTGCTTGGTGTGAGCACAAGCCTTCAATTACAGTTTCTGTTAAAGAAGATGAATGGATGGAAGTCGGTGCTTGGGTTTATAAGCACTTTGATGAAGTATCTGGTATTTCGTTCCTGCCTCATTCAGACCACTCCTATAAGCAAGCGCCTTATCAGGAGGTAACTGAAGAAGAATACTTAGAACTTCTGGCAAAGATGCCTTCTTCAATCCGCTGGGAAGATTTGTCTTTTTATGAAACAGAAGACGGAACATCTGGAACACAAACACTTGCCTGTACCTCTGACGGAAATTGCGAAATTGTAGATATTTCCGCTTAGTGGTAGAATATATATTGGGGAAACCCAATTCATAGAGACAGCTTCTCTATCAGGAGATAAAATGGCAACAACAAAGAAAGCAGTTAAGAGGCCAGCAAAGGCAGATCTTAACAAAGACGGAAAGGTCACAGAAATGGAAAAAGCATTAGCAGTTCTAGCAAGCTACGGACGTTCATTTTTCGCAGCAGCACTAGCACTATATATGACAGGTAATACGAATCCAAAGGATTTGGCAATGGCTGGAGTAGCAGCAGTAGCACCAGTAATTTTGAGAGCACTAAATCCAAACGACAAGTCTTTTGGACTAACTAAGTAAATACTTTAGGACTGTCCCTATGCTAAAATTGGCATAGGGACATTTCTATTTAAAATACAAATAAGGCAGGGTATTGTGGCAGCAGTTAAAAATTTTGAAGTAGACCAAGGTGCTACTTTCTCATTTCAAATTGAGTATTTGGACTCAAACGACAACCCTATAGCCCTTACAGGATCAACTGCAAAAATGCAGGTAAGAGATACAAAAGGCGGAAAACAATTAGTAGCTACAATGTCTACTCCATCATCAAATGGTATTAATATTAGCGGCAATGTTGTAACAGTTACAATTCCTGCCGCTTCAACAAACAAATTAATTTTTCCAAAATCCGCATACGACCTTGTTGTTACAGACACAAATGGAAATAAAATAAGGTTGCTTGAAGGGTTTTTAACTCTAAGTAGATCGGTGACAGTATAATGGCTGAAAAAGTAATAGTTCACGAAAATGTAAATAAAGTTGTCATCGGAGACATTGGCGTACAAGGACCAAGAGGAAAAGGGATCCTTAATGGAAACGGAGCCCCAGCAGAGTCACTTGGTTTAAATGGAGATTTCTACTACGACAAAGACACAACAAGGTTCTATGGCCCAAAGCCATCAGATCAAACATGGGCAGGGGCACCAAACTATCTTCTAAATACAGAAGTAGCAATGGTCTATCCTTGGGAGCTTTCTCAAGTAACTGGTCCAGTAAATGGAGTATATTCTTTAAGAATAGAACACAACCTACAGTTCCATCCAAACGTGACTGTTAAATCTAGCAGTGGTGACGTATTAGAGACGGGAATAGACTATAATAGTATTAACGTGCTCACACTAACAATGGCACAAGCATTTTCTGGGACAGCGTATCTGTCCTAAAAGGGGAGTAATATAATATGGCAAGAAAATTTCTAGTCAGCTTAGACCTAACAAAGAATGAGTTGTTGAATGCTCGCATTCAAAACCTTCCTTCATCATCTAAGCCAACAAATCCAGTCACTGGTCAAATCTACTATGACACCACTGACAATTTCCTATACTTCTGGAACGGAACCACATGGCTAAGAGCCTCTGGTGATTTCGGCATTGGCGGACAGACAACTTCCCTAACATTTGGCAATACAAAATCTGATGGAACATCTTCATCAGTAGCTCGTGCAGATCACGTACATGAACTCCCAGATGTAATTGGTGAGTCTGGCGAAATTGTTATTGATAAGGATCCTAGCAACGGAGATGCAACATTCTCTCTTGCAGATACAGCGGTAAACCCAGGATCTTATGGATCACAAACAAAGATTCCTACATTTACAGTAGATGCTAAAGGTCGCTTAACAGCAGCTTCACAAGTTGATGTTGCAACACAACTTAAAATCACTGATGACAACGCAACAGAAATTCAGATTGATCTTCTTACTGAAGGACTTTCAGTTAAGGGCGGAGAAGGAATTGATGTCTCTGTTCTTGGTAATGAACTAACAGTTTCTGCAGAAGATGCAACCCACACAAATAAGGGTGTTGCTAATTTCCCAGCGACAGACTTTGAGGTATCTTCAGGTTCTGTAACAATTAATGCTGAAAGAATTCAAGACATTGTTTCTTCACAAATTGTTGCAGGCGAAGGCATTGATGTAACTTATGACGATGCAGCTGGAACACTTACAGTAGATGCAGAAATTGCAACAACAACAAATCGTGGTGTGGCTTCATTTGCTACAGCAGATTTCAATGTATCTAACGGCGAAGTAACAGTAAAGAACGTAAACCTTGGTTCACAGACAACTGGCGATTATGTTGCTGGAATTACTGGTACAACAAATGAAATTGAAGTTACAAATTCAGGTGGAGAAGGCTCTACAGTAACAATTGGCCTACCAAATGATGTAACAATTGGAAATAATCTTACAGTTAATGGAAACCTAAATGTATTAGGTTCAATTAACTCTGTAAATACAACACAGGTTAACATTGAAGATAATAAGATCAATCTTAACTCAAATATGTCAGAGTCTGCAGAACCTACAGTTGATGCTGGACTCATTATTCACCGTGGTGCACAATCTGATGCACTATTGACATGGAATGAAACATCAGATCAGTGGGAAGTTGGCCTAGACGCTGGTCGCCAGTACTCACTTGCTCGCAAGTTTGCAGCAGACCTAAACACTGGAGATTATGTAACAATCTCAGGCGGTGGAACAGTATTTACTGTAAACCATGGCCTTAATACAAGAGATATCTCAATTCAAGTTTACGAATCAGCAGCAGAGTGGAATAACGTAGAAGTTGATACAGAAAGAACCACTGCAAATACAGTAACAGTCAGATTTGCATCTGCACCAGCAGCTGGAGCATACAGAGTAGTAATTACGGGATAATAAATGGCAAGACAATTTCTCGCAACGCTGTCATTGCCAACTCTTCCAGATCATCCTAGTGATGGACATGCTGGATCTCTATACTTTAATACCGAAATGAATGCATTAATGATGCATACAGGAACAAGTTGGATGCCAGTAAACGGATCACAATATGTTCTTGAAGATCACATTCATACTTATGACGGATCAATTCACACAGTTATAGCAGGATCATTTAATCCAAATCTAACAATTTTTGATGGTGGATTATCTAGTGCTCAATACAACGCAGACACAAATCTTGATGGAGGTAATGGATAATGGCAATTAGAATTCAGATGAGAAGAGACACAGAGGCAAATTGGATTGCAAATAATCCTATTTTAAAGCCAGGAGAGATTGGTCTTGCATTAGATAAATTTAGATTTAAGGCTGGATACTCAGAAACTTCAAGATGGAATGATTGTGTTTACCTAAATGTTTATCCAGGAGAATTAGTAGAAGCAGTACAAGATGCAATTGGAACATCTGTTAACCACTCAGACCATTCTCATATTACCGTAACATATAATGATGCAACAAATAAGTTTGTATTTGGAACTGCTCCAGAAGTTGTTCTGTCTTCTGGTTTGACAGATACACTTGGTGACTATGTAGAATTTTCTTATTTTCAAGGAATATTAGATGAGCCAAATGGAATACCTACCTTGGATTCAAATGGTTTAATAATGGATGCAGAAATTCCAGCAACAATAGCAAGAGTTGCTTCTCCAACATTTACTGGAACAGTTGGCGGAATTACAAAATCAATGGTTGGTTTAGGTAATGTTGACAATACATCAGACGCAGCCAAGCCAATATCAACAGCAACCCAGGCAGCCCTTGATTTAAAAGCCCCTTTAGCAAATCCTTCTTTTACTGGAACAACAAGTACATCAAATCTTACAGTTTCAGGCAATCTTACAGTGACTGGATCAACAACAACACAATCAACACAAAATCTTTCTGTTGCTAACCCACTTATCTATGTGGGAGAAAATAATCAAGCAAATATTATTGACGTAGGACTGGTCGGAAGCTTTAATAATGGAACATATCAACATACTGGTATTGCAAGAGACCATGAAGCAAACAAATGGAAGCTATTTAAAGGTGTTGCAGATGAACCATCGACAACAATTAATTGGACACAGGCTACCCTTGATGACCTTGCTCTTGGAGACTTAACAGCAGCAACAATATCTACAACAACATCAATTTCTTCTCCAACAATTACTTCATCTACACAATTAAATGCAAATAACCTTACAGTAACTGGGACCTTAAATATTCCAACAGAATCAATTGCAAGTTCAGATTTACATTGGGAGCATTATGCCGCAGAAAGCAATTTGCCACCTGCGGCAGATAAACACGGCATGTTTGCTCACGTTCATGGGACTGGTGCTGCTTATTATGCACACGCAGGCTCATGGTATAAGCTTGCTAAAGTAACAGATATATCAGACAACAACTTAACTTCAATTGTCCAAGTTAATGCTTCATATACGCCATCATTAATTGATGCTTTTAAACTAATTGAAATGTCAACTGGAACACTTACTCTTCCAAATGATTCTACTGTAGATTTTCCAGTAGGAACTTATATTGATATTCTTCAAACAACAACAAATCAAATTAATATTGCTGGAACAGGATTTACACCAGATGCCACACCAGGTTTGAAATTAAGAACTAGGTGGAGCAGTGCAACATGTTTAAAACGAGGCCCTAATTTGTGGGTAGTATTTGGAGACCTAGTAGCATAATGAAAAAAACATCCAGAAGGTCCAGACTGACGTCTAGGACGTCTATTCCAAATTTAGTAGGATTAACAAGAGCTGAAGCAGAAACTGCTTTATCTAATGCTGGCCTTAGATTTAAATCTACTAGCATTGTAACAAATTATTCTGCAGATAATAACAAAGTTGATTCTTTGCCAACGTATGTTTCAGGACAAATTATTCCTAGAGAAACAGAAATTGAATTTGTTTATAAGTCCTATCAGGGAATTGCAGTACCAAATGTTTATGGTCTTTCTCAAGCAGCCGCCATTGCAGCAATTACAGCTGCTGGATTAACTGCTGGAACAGTTTCTGGAACAACTGGATCAGACAGTTCATTAGATCAAAAAATTACAGGGCAAAGCGTAGCTGCTGGAAATTTGGTAGATGCACTTAGCACCATAAATATAACTTTGTATACATATGTTGCGCCATACTATAATCCTTATAGTAATCCTCCACCATATGATAATTATGGAAATTATGGAAATTATGGAAATTATGGAAATTATAATAATGCTCCACCACCCCCACCACCAGATACAGGCGGCGGCATTGTCCTTCCACCCAGTGGTTGGAAAAGTTTGGGAGTTCACACTCTTGTTAGAACCCCAGATGGTTTAGTTGCCGCAGGAAGTTTAAATGTTGGAGACGTGTTAATTTCAGCAAATATTGAAGGTGTTCCTTACATGTCTAGCCCAGAAGCTAATCAAAGTATTTACAACTGGACTGATTCAGAACCAAATATTGAATATACAACAACAACAATTGTAATGGTTCATAAAAAAACAGGAGACACTGTTGTTGCTATTAATGGAGATATATTTTCTCAATACCATTATATTTTAATCAAAAGAGACGGACTTGCAAGATTTATTGCAACAGCAGATATACTGGCAACAGATGAAATATATAGCTATGCTTCAAATTCTTTTGAGCCAATAACAATGTTGCAAATGGTTCCAGTTTCTCATGAAATTGTTTCTATTGATTGTGAACCATATGACATATTTTTCACTCAAGAGATGCTTGTTCACGACTCAGTATCTATTTAAAATGTTGTTAAAGTGGCCAGATGTACTAGAAGGGTATTGGATGCACCTTGCTAAATTGGACAACCATTCTTCTATAAGCTACTGTGGCTCACTTTATAAAAACGATAAATATAAAAGTGGAACAATTATTGTTTCAGATTACATATTAAATGATTATCCAGATGTATATGCAACATTAGATAAAAATAATGAGCTTAATAGGGTTTATACAAACCCATCGCTAAGACCATCCCACGTCTGGGAGTGGTGGGGCGTAATAACTAAATTTCTTTTAAAAAACAATTTAAATTCAGATTTTCATGCACCAAAGGTAAGAAATAAAACGGCTCAAGATGGGTATGTAAGATATCAAAAGAATGTTAATGCCCCAGACAAATATAAGATAGAAGATATAACGTTGCTTCCAAATATTGAAGAGCCACCAAGAGACTTCATGTACCCTACAATATGGTACAATAAAAGAATAAAAGAGGTGTTAAAAGATGAGAATAGTTAACTATCTAAACGGTATAGCTTACCTTGAAAACGTTGTTGAGGGGATAGACCTAAATTTAATTTCTTATGAAAAAAAAGAACTTGTCTTGGGTCAAAATGAAATATACCATGCTGAATTTAATATTGGCAAAAATGATGAAAATTTAGTTTTAAAAACATTATTTTATAAATCTTTTTTTAGCGCATTAAGCCTTTATTTTAAAAGCAATTCAATTGTAGAAAAAGTTAATGTGTGGACAAGAAGCGAAGATCATTTTATACAATTACCAGGAACAGAAAACCCACAATTAAAAGAAAGATCTGGTAACTTAGTAGAGGGCGGATACACCGTATTGTATTTTTTAGATACAGTAACTAGCGGAGGAAATGTCAATATTCCAAGTCAAAATTTTTCTATTAATTTGCAACAAAACTGCATGATAGTGTTTCCTTCGGGACAAGATTATAGATACAATATTAATAAAATTGGAGAAGGCACAGAGAGAAAGTTTATAGAGATAGTTTTTGATGAACGCATTTAAAATTAAAAACATTTTTGAGGAATCATATTTTAACGAAATAAAAAATTATTTTGAAAGCCATTCTTTTTTAAATAATGCCGAATATGATTTTTACAACAGCAAAAGGATCGATTCTTTTGACGATCCAGTTTTAAAATCTATTTTAGAAAAATTACATGAACCAGCAAAAAAATGGTTTAACAATGAAAATATTGTTCCAACATATGCAATATTTTCTGAGTATTCTGGAAAACAAGCCCATTTAAATCCCCACCGTGATTCTGGTCCTTGCACCTACACGTTAGACATCGGGCTATACCACAAAACCCCTTGGCCACTTATAATTGAAGGCAAAGAATATTCATTTTTAGAAAATGAAGCAATAGGATTTTATGCCAACGATCAAGATCACTGGAAGCCAGAATTTCCAGATCCAGAAAACAATAAAGTTGGAATATTGCTTGTTCACTACGTTAATTCAGATCACATATGGCTTACATTGCAGCCAGATGTTCAAAAATTAATAAGACAAAGAATTAAAACTGTTTCATGATAAAAGCAAACTTTAATGTTCACGGAGTTAAAGAAGCAATATTGTCTGTCAAAAACAGTACAGAAAAGGTTTATTTTTTTAACTCTGGAGATAAGGCCGATCTTGTAGGAGAGCCTCTTTCCTATTCTTCAACCCAGTTTAATGTTTTTGGCATATACAATTCAAATATATTAAGCCTTTATAAAAATATTTTAGCCATTTTAAAGGAAGAATGCTTAAAGAATGAAATAAATTTTAGCGGCTCCGAATACTATATCTCTTCAGATTATTTTCAAGAATTGGTAAACACCAGGGCCACATATGATTTTGGGGGAATTGGAATACCGTGCTTTAATGGTATAATTTCTTTACAAGAAAAAGAAATTGTTGTATACTTAAATAAAGAAGAAAAAAAGCTTAATTGCGGGGACACGCTATTTTTTGAAGCGGGACAAGAAATAAGCTATAAAGAAGAAGAAGTAGAGTGCATATACTTTAATATTGCCCCAAGATTTATGATTGAAAGTCAGTACCCTTTTAAATGGATACCTATAGGAGCATAAATGGCGCTAGAAGACGTTGTAGTTATATATAACTTCATTGATGAAGAAGAAAGATCAATGCTTTTGGAATACGAAAAAAATTTAACCAAAAACGATCTTTGGGAAAAAAGAAATTATTCTGATCCACAAAATCAGTGGACAAATAGACACCTTTCAATCATTCATTTGCTTATACCAGAGCTTGGATTTGGAACAGAATATGACATTATGATAGCTAAAAAGCTTTGGGAGATAGAAGGAAGAATTAGAAAGCAAATTAAAGAATCTTGGAATTTAGATAAAGACATCTGGCCAGATTGCTTTAATTTAATTCGTTGGCCACATGGTCAAGCTCAACCACCACATTCTGATTATGAAAATTTCTCAAGAGAACCACATGTTTGGAATTGGAGAGACATAGGGTGTGTGCTTTATTTAAACGACGAGTTTGAAGAAGGCGAAATACGATTCCCGCAGTTTGACCGTGAAATAAAAATTAAAGCAGGTATGCTAGCATTTTTCCCAGGAGATATTCATCATGCTCATGGAGTTAAAGAAGTAAAAAATGGTACTAGATATACTTTAAATACATTTTACACTTTTTCAGAAGACCATAAGTTTGAAGTAGATTTTAATAGAAATTACGGTGCTTGGTAATGGCTCATGATATAAGGGTTGAAACAAAAAGATGGCAAATAAGAAAAGTAGTAAACCTTGGCAATCTTTACTTAAGAGTAAATACAATTATCAATGCTGCACAAAGATATGAAACTGCTGTTTTTCAAACTGATGACACTGGAAGAATGAGAGACTTAGGATTTAAATACTATAAAAAACATGAGTCTATGCAAGAAGCAATAGATTTTAATAAGTATTTTTGTGAAACCTTAAAGCTGCAAGATGTCTCTGGCCTAGAAGAAATTGATATCTATAAGAAGCTTGACGAGGTTTTTGCTGATTTTATATATTTAGATGGGCCAAGAACATGGATGATGCCACCTAAAAACCCTCCAAATGTGGCAATAGGACAAAAGCCAGAGGATATGTAGCCTAACTCTGTTATTGGTATAATTGTAATATGGAAACCTTATACCCCAATCAATTAGATGTCTTTATTCAGCCACTTGCAACCGATTCGGTACAAGCAGTTTCCCACTCTGCACAACACAGAAGGTTAAATGATGCAGTTTATCAAATTGAGTTAAAGCTTGGCATAAACAACTCAACAGATCCAGCCTCTATTGAAAACAGGCTAACAACTCTTAAAAATTTTGTAGATTTAACTAGCGCAAATTTAGGAAACCTAGAAGATTCACTTGGGGATTATGTCCCGCTATCTTTGTATGAAGACGAAAAAGCTGCACCAGGAGGATTGGCAACCCTAGGCCTTGACGGAAAACTTCAAGCCTCTCAAATTCCAGCTTCAATTGCAGCAGACGCACAGTCTCGTGCAGATCAAGCACTGTCTGCAGCTGGAACCTACACCGATGAAAAAATTGCAGATCTTTTAGATTCAGCTCCAGCAGCTTTAGATACTTTAAATGAGCTAGCAGCAGCACTAGGTGACGATGCTAATTTTGCATCAACAATGACGACATCTTTGGCTGGAAAATCAAATGTTGGACACACTCACCTTTCTTCAAATATAACTGATTTTATTGAGGCGGCACAAGATGCTTCAGCTTTACTATTTAATCACAGCAACCATAATAGCGTAACTGCTACATATGACGACGAGAACAATAAAATTATTTTAACTGTAAGTCCACAACTTACTCAAGAACAGGTTCAAGATTACATTGTTCCGCTTTTCCAAAGCGCTAACAACAAAAATATGAATATAATGTACGACGATGAGAATAATCAGCTTATCGTTGAAGCAATTACAGAGCCCTCAAAGGCTGTTATGTCTGACACCGCTCCAACAAACCCAGCACACGGAGCATTTTGGTTAGACACAGATGAATTTAGAAGCGGCGTTAGAGCCCTTAAAATTTATAACAAATATCCAGCTGCATATAAAGGGGACTACAATAATGGCGCATACTACGCACTAAATGATGTAGTTAGCATTCCAGCAGGAAGCCCATATGGAATAGTTGGATCATATTTTATAAGATCTGGTAATCCAGGAAATCCAGGATATCCTCCAGAGCCAGGCGGAGCAACAAATGCTTCATGGACACTCTACTCATTTGCTGGAAGTTGGGAATACGCATCAACTGCACTAGGATTAGCAACAGAAAATGTTTGGACAGCAAAAAATACATTTAACCAAGGCGTAATTATTGGAATGGATGTTGCTCCAACAAATCCAGTAGAAGGACAAATCTACTATAACCTTGCAGCAGAAAAGCTAAGAGTGTTTGATGGTTTAGTTTGGAAAGATGTTTCAGGAGGAGCAGGCGGAGGTGGCGGACTTCCAAGTATTTCTACGGATGGATCTGCTACACCAGCAACACTTTTCTTTGGAATGATTGCTCCGCCTTCTGCAGCCGCATTAGAAGGAGATATTTGGTTTGATGTTGATGACCTTGGAGCACCTTATGGACAATTCTACACTGGCCTAACCGCACCAGACCCAGACCAATATGAATTTTGGGTGGATCCAAGTTTAGCTCCTGGAGAATTAATTTACTCTGCAGATGAACCAACAACTCCACAATATACTGGAGAACTTTGGATTGATACAGATGATTTAGATGGACAGCTTTTAGAGGTTGGGTCAAACACTCCAAATCCAAATAACGTCCAACTTTGGGTAGATATTAACGATCTTGATACGCCATCGTATTATACAAATTTGGTCTTTACAAGCTATCCAAATTATTCAGCTTTTCCAGTAGCCTCATCAAAACCAGGCATGCTAGCAGTAGATTCTTCAACTGGATTAGTTTATATTTCAATTAATGGGGTGTGGGCATCACAACCAACTCAAGCAGAACAGAATAAAACTAAAATTCAATCACAAGGCACTCAGGCCTTAGTTTGGATGGGCTTTTTATAAAAACTTTGGTATACTTTGTAAAGGAGTAAATACATGTCACTTAAAAGATGGGACGGCTCTTCTTGGGTTGTCGTAGCAGGTTCTAGACCAGGTCCACAAGGTCCGCAAGGTGCCCAGGGTCCAGCAGGTACACCTGCAACAATTTCTATCGGAACAGTAAATACTACCGCAGAAGGAACAAATGCAACAGTAACAAATACTGGAACAGCTTCTGCAGCAATTTTAGCTTTTAATATTCCAAGAGGTGCGGTAGGAGCACAAGGTAATCAGGGTCCACAAGGTATTGCTGGACAAAGAGGAAGCAAGATCTACACAGGACTTAATGCTCCAACATCTTCTAATCCTGCACCTTCAAGTCTTTTAGGAAATGATCAATATTTAGCAACATCAACTGGAGCCTGGTACATTTATGATTCATCAGGTTCTGGGGCTTGGTCTCTACAGGGAAACATACAGGGACCACAAGGTTTGAAGGGTGATACAGGTGCCACTGGCCCAACTGGTCCTTCAGGTAACGTAGTGGCAAATGAACTATATGCAAAGACAGACGCTTTGCAAGTTGATGCACTACTTAATCTTGGAATATACTATCCAAAGTATACTTCAACATTAACACAATCACAGTTAAACAGTAGATTCGCTGCAAGCAGTTTCTTATTTTAGGAGAATAAAACATGGCAAGAAGACAAATTGAAGAGACATACTATACATTTAATCCAGTAACAAATACGATTACTGTACCTAGAGTTATTAAAGCAGAACGCCTTATGCTCATCACCAATGTCACAAAAAACACTGTCATTTATAATTTCTCCGACCCAAATCTGGGCTATGTTTCTGTAACACCAGATAACTCTATTTCAAACAGACCTGGAACAACAATTGTCCTTGAATACAACTGCTCTTCTATGCTATCAACAGACAAGCTTGCAATTGTCTATGATGAAGTTGCAGAGACAGTTACATTTGAGCCAGCACTTTTAGATGCTGTTCAAAAGCTTCGTGTAGCACCACCGCAGTCTTTGATGGATACAGACTTTGAGTACGGTGTACAGCCATCAAAATGGGAAGCCCTTGTAACATGCAGCAATTACCCAACATTTTTCTCAAGAAATACAGGCGGAAACTCCTACGACATTATTAATATAGCAGGAAACGGAGCTTCACCAAGATCAACCGTTACAGTAACAACTGCTTCAAACCATGGACTTGCAAATGGAGACGTAGTTTCAGTTCAAGAAACATCATCAGGTGCAACAGCAGATGGAACTTATCCAGTTACAATTGTTGACTCTACTACATTTACATATCAGGCTAAGGGTGTTGTTCCAAACCAATCAATCAAAGATGGAAATATGACTGGTGTTTATGGTGGAGGAATCTACGACAATGCTCACATTGTTGGAGGAAACATTGGTGGATTTGGATCATGGTCTGCAATTTCAGATCAAGCATCATATTCAACAATTACTGTTACAACTCCAAGACCACATGGATTGCTTCCAGGAACACCAATTCTTGTTAATGATCTTACAAACCCAATTGGTGGAATTCAGTTTATCACAAACGTTTCTACACCAAATCAGTTTAAGTTCCAAATGGCTACTCAGGCGGCAGTTACAAATCCAATTAATACAGTAAACGTTGGTTTATTTACAAGACCAGAAGGATATGTTGACCACCGACCATTTGACGGCGGAGTTATTTTAACTACAGCAAACAACGTTTGCGGTGTACAGACAGTACGCCAAACACGCCGTTACTTTAGATATCAATCAGGTAAGTCAATCCAGTTCTCAACAGGCGCAATGTTGACACCAAATTATGACATAGATACAATTTATTGCGACAGCAATGCTGTTGGAATTACAAGAGTTGTTGTAACAACTCGCCAAGACCACGGGTTGCAGCCAGGCGCAACAATCAGACTTGAAAATGCAACAGTTACTGGGACATATAACCCTTGGAATGGAGATTTCCAGGTTACTGAAGTTTTAGGAACAAACTCATTTAAGTATGAAATGTTGCTTAACCAAATTCTTCCTTCAACAGATCAGTTCCCAGGAGGAACAGATGTTAAGATTACTGTTGTTAAATGGAAAGGTGCAGCAACTCGCTGTGGACTATTTGATGACCAAAACGGATTCTATTTTGAATATGATGGAAAAGAGTTCCACTGTGTTCGTAGATTTACAAAGAAAGAGCTCTTTGGAAGAGTTAATGTTACACAGTATTCCAGCTATGTACAAGGAACTAACACAAGATTTAGAAAGCAGCTTACTGTAGGAGATCAAATTACAATTAGAGGAGCCCATTACAAGGTAAATCAAATTAATAACGATACAGAAATGTATATCTCTCCAGCTTATAAGGCTCAATCAGTTTCATCTGCTAGATACTTAAAGATGGAAACTATTAAGGTTCCACAGTCACAATGGAATATTGACAAAATGGACGGAACAGGTCCATCAGGATATATTTTGAACCCAGCTCGTATGCAGATGGTCTACATTGACTACACATGGTACGGAGCAGGATTTATTAGATTTGGATTTAGAGGCTCAGACGGAAATATTTTCTATTGCCACAAGATGCCTAATAATAATGCAAATACAGAGGCGTATATGCGTTCTGGAAACCTTCCAGCACGTTATGAGGCAGTAAATGAGCCAACAAAGTTTGCACGTCTTGTTGCAGGAGGAACAGCGATCAGTGGAGCAGACCTTCTGCCAACAGAAATTGCAATGTATGTTGACAATATTGATTTCTGGCCATCATCTGGACACTTGTTTATTAGAGATGCTCAAAATACCGAAATTGTTTCGTACTCATCTCTTGGGGCGTACAATCCAGTAGCTCGTGGATATCTTGTAAACATTGCAAGACGTCAACCTATGTCAATTAATTATTCTGGAGCAATGGTTCAACTTACTGGAACTCAAGCAAATGTTGTATTCTCACCAGACGCAACAGTTCCAGGTGGAGCAGGAACAGCACAAGTTTCTGTAGCCCCAATTTCACAAGAATGTGCTCCAGTTATTTCACACTGGGGATCATCTGTGATTATGGACGGAAGATTTGATGATGATAAGGCTTATATCTTTACCGCTGGTATGCAGAGATTTATGCAAATTACTGGTTCTGGTACATTTACAGCTAAAATTGCAGGAAGATCCGCAACAGGTGGGTTGGTAACATTAACAACAGCTACAGCGCATAATATTCAGCCAGGATATGATGTTTCTATTTCTGGTGTAAATACAACAGCTTCAATTATTTCAGCAAACATTACAAACTTCAATACAGCAACTATTACAACTTCAGGTGCTCACAATTTATTGGCTGGACAGACAGTTACACTTACAAACGTAATTAGTGCTTCCAACACAATATTTAATGGAGTTAGAACAATTCTTACTGTACCAACAACAAACACATTTACATTCTCTAGACCAAATCCACAAAATGTTAGCTTTACTGGATTGGCTGGAACAGTAACAGAGTCTCAAACATTTAACGGAACATTCTCCGTTACAAATGTTACAACAAACACACTCATGTACAACATTTCAAACAATACTAGTTTCCCACAAGCAGTTGTTGCTTCTGGAACAGCCACACAATCATTTGGTTCTTCTTCAACACCACGTCCACTGGTATCAATTAGAATTGCGCCGTCTGTAGACAATGGTCTTGGAAGAAACTATGGAATTCGTGAAATTGTTAACCATATGCAGCTTAACCTTTCATCAATTGGTATCTTGTCTTCAGGACAGTTCCTTATCCAGGGCTTCTTGAATCCAGCATCAATTATTGGACCTTCAATTCCTAATGATTGGGAAACAACAAGAATTCCAGGAGGTTCTCTTGCACAGGTAATTTACCATGATGGAGGTGGAGTTCCAGGAAATACAATTACAAACCCTACAAACTCAGTTACAGGTGGTGACCAGGTGTTTGCGTTCTATACCGAAAACTCTGGTGGAGATAACCTTTCTGTAACATCGTTTGATCTTTCAAAGGTACGAGATCTTGGAACATCTATTCTTTCTGGAAATGGTAGCACAACCGCTCCAGGATTCCCAAATGGTCCAGATATTCTTACAATCGTAGCAACAAACCTTGGTGCTACAACAGGTAACATTTCTTGCCGCTTGTCATGGACAGAGGCTCAGGCTTAAAAAGGAGGGCATAAATGCCTAATTACTCTACATTATCTGATCAGATTAATGTATTTAAAGACAAGGTAGACGCCTTGTATGCAACTGGCACCCTAGATGCAAACTCGCTCCTACTTTTAGCAGAAGCTCTTGAGACACTATCCACAGCACTTGGTGTAAACGATGTTGTTGGAGCTACAGCAGAAGCAATAGCTCAATTAAATACAGCAAGAGATGCAGCTATTACAGTTGTAAACGGTACAGCAAACGGTACAGCTGTTACAACTCTTCAGTCTGCATACGACACACTAAATGCTGCTTACAATAATCTGACTCCAAGAGTAACTTCTCTTGAGTCTTCTATTAATTCGCAGCAATCAGCAATTGCCACAGCCTCAGCGCTTGCAGCTCTTGGTGGATGGAATGCTTGGATTTTGCACACAAGTGGAACAAGACAATTAGCAGTAAATGATAGAGTTCTTGTTATACCAGCAGCAAACATGACTCTTACTCTTCCACTTACTCCGTCTATTGGAAATGAAGTTAGAATTGTTGATGCAGCTGGAACTTCTGGAACAACAAACTTTACTATTGCAAGAAACGGAGAAAGAATTATGGGAACTGCTGAAAATATGACAGTTAACACTAATTCTGCTAGACTTCATTTAGTTTATGTTGATTCAACAAGAGGGTGGAGGTTAGTATAATGGCACTTTATAGCGATGTTGTTAACGAGACAATGAATTTTACAAATATTACAACAACTGGAGCAACTATATCTGGTTATAAAACTGGTAGAACTGATCTAGGAACAGTAAATGGTACTGTTGCTTTAAACCTAGCATTGTCAAATGATTTTACAGCAACACTTAATGGAAATACAACTTTTAATATTACAAACACACCATCAACTGGAGTTGTTGGATTTTCTTTGCAGTTAGTGGGTGGAGGATCTTATACAGTATCCTTTACAAATGCTAAATACCCAGCAGCTACTGCACCAGCCTTAACTTCAGGCGGAATCGATGTAATAACATTTGTTACTTATGACAACGGTGCAAACTGGCGTGGAACTCTAGCAATGAAGGACTCAAGATAATGTACGCACAAGTTATAGAAGAAGAAATCGTTCAAATTGTTGATGAGCAGTCTTTAAGAGAGCTTTATCCATCAACACATTTCCCATCACCAATTCTACAGGCACATCTAGAGGGCTTTGACAATTGGTATGTTGTGCAAGATGATTTGTCTATCCCAGAGTATGATGCAAAAAATAAAAGAATTGAATTTACTCGTGAATGGAATGCGGGAGCAGTAGTAGGATCATATAAGGTATTAAATTTAACAAAAGCAGAAAAAGACGCTCTAGTAGAGTCTAGATGGAATGAAGTAAAGTACCACAGAAATAACACAATTAATGCAACAGACTATTTGGTTCTTCCAGATGTTTTTGCTTCATTCTCAGAATCAGATAAGGCAAAGATTGTTTCTTATCGTCAAGCACTAAGAGACCTTACAAATCAAGAAGACCCATTTAATATCTCATGGCCGTCTCTTGGAATTGATTCTATTACAGTAAAATATAATGTGGAGATTTAAATGCCATTTCCACAAACTAGATATATGCGAGGCGGAGCAGGCCCAGTATCTTTTCTTTTAAGACAAGTCATTACAAAAGGATACGTTCTTGCTGGATATAGAAATAGCTCTCCTTGGACAAGCGTTAACGAAGTAACACATTCAACTGATACAACTATAGATTTAGGAAGTCCTTTAAATAACTCTACTGCATATCCAGGTGGAATGTCAGACGACACATTTGCTTATGTTCTTAAAGCCAATAATACAGTCGGAGGATCAAGTTCACAAACTAATCGGTACAATATGAGAACAAATGTTTCAAATGTTGGACCGTCAGCTCCATATAACGTTGCAAATGCTGGAACAATAATGCATCAAGAGCAATCATTTGCATACGGAAAACCAGCAGATGGATCAGCAGCAATTATGAAATTTAATTTTACAACACAGCAATGGATGAGCTCTATTGGTTCAGCCGCTGGTCCAAACTCAGACACAATGTCTGCTGTTTATCACGAGACAAAAGGTTTTCACTATGGAAACAACTCAGCGTTAAAATTTGTTTTTGCAACAGAATCTCAGTCTAGCTCTTCAGTATCTGGTGTTCATGGTCAGCAAAAAGGAATTTCTTCTAAGTTGACATATCTTTACGCTGGCAATGAAGGAGACTACGCTGGAGGCAACAACCTAAGAAGATGGAGCGTTGCTACAGAGACAAACGTAGGAAATGTTGGAAAGCCAATTACAAATTGTGGCGAAGAAGATTTTGACATGGGGCAAGATCGTCAATTCATGCTTGGAAACTATAACGGAGAGCAAAATAATAGATCTTGGAGATTTAATTATGCTACAGACTCTGGTTTTGAAGGCAGCAGCACAATGCAGTCTAAGGGAGTTCCAGGCAGAAGCTCTGCCTACTCAGCACAACGTTCTTAATAGATAGGAAATAAAATGAGATATATAAACGATTTAACGTCGGATGTTTCTGGCTATACAAAATCACAAAAAGACATTCTTCTTTACGCTACAAATAGACACTGGGGAGTTCCAGTATTTAAAATAGATAACTTTGTCGGCGGGGCACAGTTCACACCATTTGGAAAGTTAAGACAGCTTCTGCTAGAGCTTGGTTCAAGAGAAAATATGATCTCAGATCAGGAGCTTAAAATAGAAAGAACAAAGCTAGAAATTGAATTAGAAAAAGAAAGAATTCAGCTTTCAAGCTCTCCTGTAGAAATAAAAATTCACGAACTTAATATTAAGGAAAAAGAAAGACTTCTATTAACTCAAAAAAATTCTGTTAGCTTGATATACGAAGAAAGAGATAAGTATATGATGTTAATAGATAAGTTTAATAATTCAGAAGAAGGCAAGCTTCCAGATGGCAGACTTATTATGGATATTATTGGAAACCATGAGGAAGAAGAAAGGCTAGAGGCAGAACTTTGGGGCATTAGACTTGGTGCACAAGCGGCATACGATTTAATGTTTTACGGAAGAGTTAATGGCGGAAACATGGAGGCAATTGATCAACTTCCAAAAGAAGTAAGAGAGATAGCTTTGGAGCATGCTGTATTTAAAGCAATTGAAACAAATAAGCAGCTAGACTCCCTACAGATAGAGGTTAAGAAAAGGCTGGAGCTTGCAGATTCAGAAACAAACTTGTGGGAAGAGCTTGAGTGATTTATTTTTTATTTGATGTAGAGGACAACGCCTCTTATATAGAGGAGGTTGGATCATGGGGCAATGTAATGGTTGGAGCGGTAGATGAAAGTCTACTTTTGTATATAAACCTTCCATCTATTACAGTCGTGCCAAAAGATGTGGCGTATGCCTGGAAATTTGCTGGCAAATACAAAGGCTCTATTAGCGTAAGAGAGAATACAGTCCCTTATAATCAAATAGACAAATCATTGCTTGAGCCATACAAAGATAAGTTTAAGTATACCTTGTCTGATTTAGATAAAGAAAATAGTTGCCTCTTTCATAAAGCCATAATGCATTTTCTTTTAAATAAATATTATGCCAATAAAATTTTAATTTCAAACTCTACACCCGTTGAGCTAAGGAATGACAAGTGGGAGTCTGAGGTAGAGCTAATAATTAAGAAAAATAAAATAATTGCAGAGATAGAGTCTTGTCAAGATTGGCAAGAAACTGGTATACTAATATCTGATAGATTTGGAGTTGGGCATAATCCTGACGCCGTAGCCAAAATAGATTTGTAGGAAAATGTTTAGTGTACCATTAAACCCAAAGTTAAATGAAAAGCAAACAATTGAGTTTATCCAGTTCCTAAAGGAATATAGTAAATACATTTATGATTTTTATTTTACTTGCAGAATCCCCCCATTTACACAAGATGCCATGGGCGACATTTTTGAGGGCAAAGAAGAAGACTATTCTTATTTAATTAATCTAGCTCTCCACATTCAGGCTGAGACTGGAATTACAGCATCAGCAGTATTTAACAATACAGAGGTAAGGCCATCACAACAAAACCTAGATTTGTTTATTGAAAGTTTTGCACCACTCTATGATTTAGGAATTAGATCTGCAACAATACCACATACTCATTGGATGGCTACTGGACAGATAAAAAAAGCTTTTCCAGAATTGTTTGTTAAAAACACAATCCTTAGAAATGTTTCAGAACCTAGAGACATAGAGAAGCTGGCTAAGGCTGGCTTTGATTATATAAATTTAGACCGTGATCTAATGAGGGACCACGAAAAGCTAAAAAGATTTAAGAAAGCCAAGCAACAATTTGGGGTAAAGCTATCTTTGTTGGCAAATGAAGGCTGCTATGGCGGCTGTATAATGATGGACGAACACTATCAGTTTAACAATACCCGTACAGATGGGCCTCAATATTTTAATGATCCTATAAGCAGAGTGTCCTGCCCAAAATGGGATCATGAAGATTTTGCGGTATCATTAAAAACAGCCAATTTCCCACCATGGCGTGAAGACTGGCAAGAGTTTTTAGACGACCTTGGAATTGATGTTATTAAGATGCATGGGCGGGAATCCCATACAAGGCTAAAAGAAACCATGGATATAATCAGGAGGTATGCCAACAATGAAGAAATTCTATTTGACAGCTTTAATGATTTTATTGAAGAAACTAATATGGTTGACAAACCGATTACCATCTGGCGTAATAAGATCAAAAATTGTAAATTTGATTGCTGGGATTGTGGCTATTGTGACAAAATAATGGCTGCCAAATATGGCAACCACATAAATCCAAAAGTTGCTATGGTGGCAAAAGAATTAGTTGATTCTGTAAATAGCCCAATTGAAATTAATATTCCAGGTCTTACTTCTACTAGGGTTCAATCCCTTATAAATGGTTTAGCAAAGAACTCTTCTAGGTACCTTGAGATTGGGTCTTATCAGGGTGCTACAGCGTCTGCCGCTTTAATGGGTAATAGATTGGATGCGTACTTTGTAGACATGTGGCAGGAAGCTCCACAGGCCGTTAGAGAAGGGTGGGAAACTCCTACAACAAATACCTTGCAAGAATTTAAAAACAATATAGCTCCATACAAGGGTAACAATAAGGTATTTATATCTAACTCAGATATGTTTAAAGTTAATTTATCAAAGATCTCAGATATTGATTTATTCTTTTATGATGGCCCACATGATTTTGAATCAACAAAAGATGCGGTTAGATATTACTCTACAACCTTTGCAGATCAATCTATTTTAATATTTGATGATGCAAATTGGACGGAAGTGGTTCAGGGTGCACACAAAGGCATAATTGAATCTGGGCTAAAAATATTGTATAGTAAGAAGATACTGAATTCCTTAGAGTCGGAAAAAGACTGGTGGAACGGTATTTATATAGTTGTAGTAGAAAAGGAAAATAATGGAAATCACAACTAGTTTGATTACAGATAATCAACAGTACTTGTTGCTTTTGGCAACGGTTATGGGGTTGTCTTTTTGGGCAAAAAAGACTCAGGTATTTTTGCCAGTTTATAAGTTCATTGCTGATAGAGTAAAGTCAAAAAGAGCAGTCGTTGCACTAATCTCTTTGATCTCAGGAGTTCTTCCAGTTAATGGTAGAGCATCAATTTCTGCAGGAGCCCTAGATACAGTTGCTCCAAACAATGAAAAAAGAAAAGTTTTTGGAATTATTGATTACCTTTCAACGCACCACTATTATTTCTGGTCTCCACTAGAGGCTACAGTTTTGGTTCCAATGGCGGCATTAAGCATTTCTTATGCAGAATTTATGGGACGCATTTGGCCATTGTTAGTAACAGCCCTAATTATAATTTTGTATTATATCTTTAAGGTTGTAAAAGAAGACGAAGTTGAGATTAACATTAACAAGTCGCTAACCCCAACAACATGGAAAGAAGATAGAAAGCAGATTAGGTCATATGCAACCACCCTTCTTTTTGTTGGTTTGGTGATTATTCTTAGCAACATCGTAAAGGCAAATTTTGATCAAATTAATGCATGGGTAAATTCAGCACATGATGAAGGTCTTTTGGTTCTAGTAGCTTTGGCTGGATTCCTTGCCAGCTTTGCTTTGGGAAGTAGCGGAAAGTTTGCTGGCTTTACTTCTCTGTCTGCAACGGTTTATGGGGTAGAGTACCTACCTCTGTTCTTTGCAATAGACTATGCTGGCTACATGTTGGCCCCAACTCACAAATGCCTAATTATTACAAAGTCCTATTTTGATACCCCAATCAAGAAGCACTACAAAGCAGTCTTCGCCCTAGTGGTGCCGATTGTCCTTGTGGGAATTTTGACCTATTTAACAATAGACAGCTAGTAATTCTAGTCAATACCCCAGTGGCTTCAAGAAGGTCACTGGGGTATAATTAAGAGTGTTATAGGCAGGGCGGAATCCTAAACAATAAAACGATTATGCTATAATTTATACAGGAGAAAAATATGCCTAGTTATGACAGTTTATCAAGCCAGATCACTACTTTTAAAGCTAAAGTAGATGCTCTAAGCAGCAGCACCCTTACTGCACAAGAGATTGTATTCCTTGCAAAAGCACTAGAATCAATGGGTAATCTATTAGGGGTAAATGATATCGTTGCTGCAACTTCAGCTAGCATCAATTCAATTCAAACATCAGGATCTGGACAGGTAACAACAGTTCAGACAGCTGGTGCAACTCAAATTGCTGCTGTTAACACAGCAGGAACACAAAACATTGCTAACTTGGAAGGCCAAATTAGCAATTATACTTTATACACAAACATGGGAGTGATTTAATATGGCAGTAGTAAGCTTACCAGCTCGTTTCGCAGCAGGAACAGCAACAACATCAGAAGTCACAGTACTAACAGTTCCTGGTGGAGAGACAGATATCGTTACTTCAGTAACATTTGACAACATCACAGATGTTGCAAATCAGGTTACATTGAAGATGGCAGGCGTAAACTTTGCCAAGAACCTTGATCTCGCACCAAGATCTCTAGTTGTACTAGATTTCAAGCAAGTTTTAAACACAGCAGAGACAATTACAGTACAGGCATCAGTTAATAACGGTGTCACATACTTTATCTCTGGTGTAAAAGTCACAAGTATTTAATTAAAGGAGTTTAACAAATGGCTGTAGCAAATTCAACTACACAAATCATAATGCCAGGTTTAGATGCGGCAATTCAGACAAATCTAAACACAGCGCTTAATAGCAATACTACACTTCAGAGCGTTTTGGCTTCTGTAGGAAATATTCCACTAAAGGTAGTTAAGCCAGTTACAGTTAAGTTGAACACAACACAGTACTGGGTAAGACCAGCTGACACACTTTCTTCAGTAGAAGTTATTCTTGTTGGCGGCGGTGGCGGAGGCGGTCAAGGCCACTCATCAAGTCACGCAGGTGGCGGAGGTGGCGGAGGCCAAGTAGTTAGAAGAAATGTTGATATTGCATCAGTTGCTACAGGGCAAGGAATTCTTGTAACTATTGGTGCTGGTGGAGATGCTCGCTCAGGAAGCGGAAATACTAATGGCGGAAATGGTGGACAATCAACTTTCGGTACATTGCTAACTGCAGGCGGTGGTGGTGGCGGTGGAGCTTATGGACAACACTCACCACAATCAGTTGGTTCAACTGGTGGCGGAGGTTCACGTAGTGCTCACTCAGGAGCAGGCGGTGGCGGTGGCGCAGGTGGCGCAGGTGGACATGCATTCTGCTCACACAATCATTACAACTGGTATATTCGTGCAGGACACTCTTCACACTCTCCAACTGGAGATGAAGGTGCATCAGCTGGTGGACAAGGGCAGTCAGCAGACAGCTCTTCCGATCAAGGTTGCTGCGGTGGCGATGGAGGTCCAGGACTTTACGGCTTCGGCGGAGGCGGAGGTGGCGCAGGCTATCATGGCCCAGGAAATGGAGCTAACGGTGGAGGAAATGGCGGTAACGCTACAAACTATGGCGGAATTGGATGTAACGGAGCTCAGGGAATTGACGGCACAGGCGGTGGCGGTGGTGGAGCAGACAATGGCTGTACATCAGGACGTGGTGGAAATGGAACATGCGTTATTACATATTGGCTAAAGGAGACAGCATAATGACACAAAGAAGAGTTGCACTTGTAAAAGATTCTATTGTTGAAAATATCCTCATTATTGATGAGGAAAATATGGAATCATTAAAGGCAGACATCGAATCACAATTTGGTGGGGAGTTAATTGACTCAACAGATTGGGTAGATGAAGATACTGAAACTCCAACACTACAGGTAGGTATAGGATTTTCTTATGTTGGTGGAAAATTTGTAAAGCCAGAGCCAACACCAAACACAATTACAGCAGAAGATATTGAAAGATCATTGGCAAAGTTTGCAGCAGACGTTGCAAGGGGAGAGAATCCAGATCTAAACTCATTGCCAGAAGGGGCAACAGGCCCACAGGAGGAAAATAACTAATGCCAATTACATCGATACCAGAGTCCATTGCCCCAGCGCTTTGGACATACACATACGTACAGGCACCAATTGATGGTCAGGGAAATACCTATTTCAACATTCCATCAGCAGTAGAATCAAAAGGAAACATTGCTGCAAATGGAACAGCTACATGCAATATTGCAGCGTTTAACGTTTTTGCATTTACAGTTCTAGGTAATGCAACAGTAGCTTTTTCAAATATTCCATCAACTGGCAAAGCAGCATTTTGGCAAGTTGAAATTAAAGCTGGAGGATCATACTCAATTACATGGCCAGCAGCAATAAAGTGGGATGGTGGTGGAGCTTCTAACGTAGCACCACTTCTTTCAACAAATACAACAGTACTTAATTTTTACACAAGAGACGGTGGAAACACGATTTACGGATCATACGCTTTCGCTGATCTAAACGTATAGGAGAAAAAAATAAATGGCAGTCAATTCCACCACTAAGTTAACAGTTCTACCAGGTCTAGATACAACCATGCAGACAAACATGCAGGTTGCTTTAAACTCAAATGCTACATTGGCATCAGTTATTTCTGCAACTGGTGGAGTTTCGACAAAGCTACTTAAGCCAGTAACTGTAAAGTTTAACTCTACAGGAAACTGGACTCGTCCAGCAAATACAATGTCTTCAGTTGAAGTTATTCTTGTCGGCGGTGGCGGAGGAGGCGGAGGCTGCCATGCTTCAGGTCACTCAGGCGGTGGCGGAGGAGGCGGACAGGTTATCCGACGCTTTGTTGATATCTCAGCAACTGCTCCAGGACAGAACATCCTTGTCACAATCGGTGGCGGAGGAACAAACGTTTCTGGAAACTCAAATACAAATGGCGGAAATGGCGCAAACTCAACATTTGGCACATATCTAACTGCAGGCGGTGGTGGTGGCGGTGGAGCTTATGGACAGGTTGGTGCACAAGGCACAGGAGGCTCATCTGGTGGTGGAGGATCTCGTGGAGACCACGCAGCAGGCGGTGGCGGTGGCGGAGCAGCCCAGACAGGCCAAAGAGGTTATTGCTTTATGAATCATGCTTATTGGTATGTAAGACCAGGATATGGATCTTATACACCAACTGGTGCAAACGGTGGAGATGGTGCATCTTCTGGAGGAACTGGAATGGAATCTGGTTCTTCTTCAGATCAAAATTGCTGTGGCGGAAATGGCGGATACGGTCTTTACGGCTTCGGCGGAGGCGGCGGAGGCGGCGGAGACTACGGAGTTGGTTCAGGTTCTAACGGTGGTGGAAACGGTGGATCTCGTGTATCTTACTCACCTTATGGAAGAAGCGCTTCTCCAGGAATTAACGGTACAGGCGGTGGCGGAGGCGGTTGTTCAGACGGCGCTACTTCTGGCGTAGGTGGATCTGGAACCTGCTTAATCACATACTATATAAAAGAGAGCTCATAACATGTACGCCGTAGTAAAAGACAATAAGGTTGTCGCATACGGCACAGTAGAACAGATACTTAATGTTTCTATTGGTGAGGCTGGGATTAAGGACGTAATCAAGGACAACGATCTAGTTGAGGTTGTAACCACAATTAAGTATGATTCTAACACAGAAAGATTGCTTTCAGTAGAGCCATATGTAGATGGAAAGAAAGTGTATTCTGTTAAAAAAGAAAAGCTTTCTCAAGAAGACATTAAGGCAAATATTGAAGCCCACGTAAATTTTGAACTTCTTTCAATGGAGGGCAGAAAAGACAAGGCAGCCAAGGACTATATAAAGGCGCTTGAATCTATTAAAAAGTCAGCAGAGACAATCTCAGAGATTGAATGGCCAAACAAGCCATTGGAGGAATCAGCAGAATAATGTTAGGTAATCAAAGATCTGTTTTTAGAAGAAATCGTTTTACACAAAGAGGACTACAGCTTTGGGTAGATGCAGCATTGCCAGGAACAGTTACAAGAGACGGTTCTAATAAAGTTTCTGTTTGGAGAGATAAGACTCTTAACGCTAGAAACTTTTCTCAACCTACAGCAGCTCAGCAGCCAACATATCTTCCTACTGGAATTAATGGTTTGGGAGCAGTTTACTTTGATGGAGCTGCATTTAATATGCCATTCTCAGACCAGGCCATGCCTTACATTGCAAACAGCTCATTTACAATTGCATATGTTGCAACAAAAACAGCTGGAACAGCAAACCAATACGTAATTGGTGGACAAGGAACTGGAACAAGAAACAACCTTATTATGGGATATGTTTCAGCTAACACATATAAGTTTGGTCTAGGAAATGATGATCAGAACGCAATTGTTAACGTTGTTAATGCAGGTGTTCCAGAACTTTATCTAGTAACATTTGACTCAACAACATTTGAAAGAAGAATTAGAAGAAATACAGCAGACGAAGGTCTTGGAGCAGCATCTGGAGCACTTTCAGGAATGTCTGGACAAGCACTTGGAAAGTATCTATCATCATTTGGAAACTTTGCACTAGGAGAACTTTTAATTTATAACAGAGTGTTGACTGCATCTGAAATTTCAGGCGTTGAGCGTGACATGATGTCAAAGTGGTCAATTTCTTACGGTAGCTAGGAGGGGCAATGACAGTATCATATGAGTACTATTCTCCACAAAGATTTGGAGATCCTACTACACTTACAACAACCCCAGTAAATATTTATACATTTGATGAAAAATCAATTATTAAGCAGCTACTTGTTTCAAATATTTTTAATGGCTTGCTAACGTTTTCTTTATATCTTGTACCTTCTGGCCAAGTTCTAAAAGAGCAGTACAAGCTTTTTGGAGATGTGCAGGTTGATGCAAATACAGTTTTAACAATTGACCTTAATCAGGTTGTATATGATGGTGAGGCTTTATATGCTCACGCAAATGTTGCTAATGGTCTAAACATGATTATTTCTGGAGTGGAAATATTTAATCCAGTTGAGTTATAAACTAGGGTTAAATGGTGAATACCCATGGCATACAGACAATATGGAAACGTAATAAATACACTAAATATAAAAGCTAAAAATATATTTAATTGGAACACTAATTATCCAGATACATACGGATACACAAATTTAAACTCAGTAAATGCCCACACAATTATTAAAAGATCTGGAATTAAAGTTGCTACTGGTACAGGGCAACTTCTTGGATTCGTGCCTTCTTTAATTGGACTAAATTTTGACACAGCATCACTTATTCTTAGAAATGCTGGATTCACACCAGACCCAAACTATATATTTTCAAATAGTATAGGCTTTCAGCAATATCTTGCTCAGGGTGGTTATGTTTCTGCACAGGCCCCCGCACCTTCATCATCTTCTGGAACACTTCTGGCTTTTGGTTCTAGCGTTAGAATGGACGTAATCCTTTATACAACAAATCCAATTGATAACAGCACTGTTCCAAATGCACCGTTATGGTCAAACGCAACATCTGGAGATTCTTCTGTTACTTTAACATTTTTAACACCAGCAAACGGTGGCTCACCAATTACAAGATATGAATATTCTATAACAAACGGAGCAACTTGGATAAATGTAAATCTTCCAATAGATAACACGTTTACGGTTTCAAGTTTAAGTAATGGAGTTAATTACACTTTTTATATTAGAGCAGTTAATGCTAAAGGAAACTCTGCATCATCTTCTGGTGTAACTAAAGCTCCTAGCAGCGGAAGTGGTGGAGGTCAGCTAACTGTTCCAGGCGCACCAACATTTACAGTGTCATTTATTACCAACACATCATTTAGAATTGATTTAACTCCACCAACAAATAACGGCGGAGCAGAAATTATTAGATACCAGCATACATTAGATAATGGAGTTAGCTGGACAAATGATTTTACAAATACAGGACCAATTACAGTTTCTTCATTAAGCCCAGGTTCAACTTTTCAGGTTGGATTAAGAGCTGTTAACTCTGTTGGAAGCGGAAATTCAAGTCCTATACAATCTGTATCAACAACACAAGTAGTTCCAGATCTTACTGGTATATCTGTAAACTCAGCCAAATCAATTATTACAGCTTCTGGTTATGTATATGGAGATGGAACAATCTCTGCTTCAAATAACCAATTTTTTCTTGATTATCCTGGAGGGTATGTTACAGCACAATCTCCAACGGCAGGAGCAACCTTAGCTGGCGGCGGAACAGTAAGACTTGACTTTACTCAATATTTGTCAGCACCATCTTTTGGAACGGTTCCAAACGTTATTGGCCTAACTCTTTCAGAGGCAGTTACAAGAATACAGCAGGCTGGATATTCAAATATATCTTATGTTACAACTTCAGATCCAAACAGAGTCTATCAACAGATTTATGCACAAAACCCAGTTTCTGGAACAGCAGCACTTGTTAATACTCAAATTACAATTAGTTATTCAGATTATACTGGATCAATTGCAATTCCAACTAATACAGTTCTTCCAAGTATTACATATGACAATCTTTATATTGGCTCAAGATTTGCTGCCGTTCCTGGATCTTGGACAGACAGCCCTACATCCTACGCATATCAGTGGTTTGACTCAAACGGAAACAATTTTATAAACGCCACAAGCGCAACGTTTATTGCAGGTGCTTCAGCAATTTCTAGATCGGTAAGATTAAAGCTTGCAGCAACAAATGCAGTTGGAACAAGCTCATACGTTTCAGCATTAAATTCCTACGGACCAATTAAAGATTTATTTCAGCCAACATCAATTGAATATGGACTAACAAATCCAAGACAAAAAACACAGCTTAATATAAGATGGTCTGGAGGAGACGCTCCATTTTATTTTGTTGGTGTGTATAAACCAGGCACCTCTTCTTATGTAACAACTAGAATTGTTACAACAGAATCAGCTTCAATAACAGGACTTTTTGAAGGGACAAATTATTACATTCAAATTTTTGCCAACAATAACAATGAATATTCAACTGGTTCAAAAACAAGTCAAGTTTTGTCAACTGTGTATCCAGCCGCCTCAGCAACACCAGTTCTAAATACAGCCACAAAGTCTGGAAATGCAATTAATTTTACAGCAACAAAAGGTTCTAATACTGGAGCTCTTTATATGATATTGGAAACAACATCTGGGGGTTCCGTGTCTAATGCAGTTGCTCAATATTTTGGATATGATCAGTCCACAAACAGTGTTTCTGGTTCATACGATATAACAAATATTGAATCTGGAACATACAGGCTAACTGCTTATGGATGGAATGAAGACTACAATACTTCATTAGCTGGTTCTTCTGTACAACTTACGATATAATGGAGAGATATGTCATACTATCTAAATGTAATAAAAGATAATCCACTAGGCCTCTGGCCACTGGATGAGTCTGTATTTACAACAGCAAATGATATCTCTGGGTGCGGAAACCACGGATTGTACAACGGAACATTTAATTCAAATATAATGCCACTGGTGTATGGAGGATCCTTTGCTACAAAAATTACCAACACCTCTTCTATTTCTTATAACACAAATAAAAACTTTTATAAAAACGTTGGATTTGGAGGCTTTGCAACATCCGAATATTCAGACAATGATTTTTCTTTAGAGATATGGTTTAAGCAGAATATATCTACCTCTGAGCTTACTCCAATTTTGGGAGATCCTACAAATTCTATCGGCTTGTTTTATAAAGACGGAAATATAATTTTTTCTTTAGGTGTGGAGTCTTTAACCCACAAACTTTCTTTTTCACAAAAATCAATGCATATTGTTGCCAAATATAATGTTCGCACAATGGAAATTTATATTGACGGTACACTTGTGTCCTCAAAGTCTTTGTATAACTTTAAGTTTGCTAATACCTCGGTTTCATTTATTTCTGGCCCAACAACAAACGTTCTAGATAGCTTTCTTGTAGATGCTCCAGCAATTTATAGATATGGACTTTCAGAAATGCAAGTCTACAAGCATTACTATGCTGGCCTAGATCATACTCAGCCAGTCCATGTTGTTGCTCCAGACGATGGTTTGCTTTTGGGATTGCATGGCCAAAACATTGCACCAATATTTGTTTATGAATATACTAAAGATTCTCAGTGGCAATTATTCTTAGATGAAAATACATATTATGACGAAAAGAAAAAATATATAGGATTTAATCAAACAGAAGCTGCAGAGCCTAAGCAATTTACAATTAATGATGTTTTCCACATACCAGCTGGAATACCAATTGTATCTTCCAAAGTTGAATGGAGGGGGGATAAAAATGTTTCTGTGGAAACATCTTTAGATGGCATAACTTATGAACCATGCATAAATGGATCATCTCTTCCACAATTTAATAAAGAATCATACACTGGCAGCAACATACTTTATGTAAGAATAACTATGGTTACACAGGATGCTTCAAAAGATTTACCAAGACTGTCTTTGTTTAAGATTTCTTTTTATTCTAAAAAAGAGTCCTATGCACATAATTATGGGTATTACGCAGAATCAAGCAAAGAATACGACCTTGCTAATTTTAGCTACCCAGTTTTACTTAGACACCCAAATGTAGGATTAAAGACAAAAGGAACTGGTGGATTTAATGTGTCTGTAGACCAAGAGATAAGATCAATTGAGTTTATGTTTACTCCGTCTTCTATTTCAAATAATACAGTTTTTTACTCTTCCCTATCTGGCTCATACCCAGAAACTAAATTTGGCTGGAATGGGTCTGGATCCCTTAAGTCTAATATATCTAAGGTTTATATAAATGGGGTAGACAAAACATCAGCCTCAAATATTCAAAATGAGTTTGTTGTGAATGAGCCACACCACCTAGTCCTTGTTTTTACAGACCCAATTTTAAATGTATTACAGTTTAATTATTTATCTTCCTCAAGTTATGGGCCAGCATGTAATTATCAGAACATAGCTTTGTATAAATATGACCTATCTCAGGCATTAGTCTTAAATCACTACAACCTATATTGTGGCAAACCTGCTATCTCGTCGTCAGATTCGTCACTTCAGCTGACAGAATCTTCAGTATCAACCTACAACCAAGACTATTTAGTAGTCTCTAGCGCCTAATTTTGTCATTTTAGTTGACAAGATATGGACTTATATAACATGAAATGGTAAAATAAAACAATGGACATTAAAAGCATGAAGAAGCAGATCGTCGAAGAGACGACTTTGGGCATTTACGTATGGGAAATGCCAGATGGACGATGGATTGGTGACGACGACGGCAACTTCCTTTCTGTTACTTCAATGAAGGGCAACCGTGTAAAAATGGACATGCTTGCCAGAGAAGTCCGATCTTACGGAATTTATGAGGGGCAGCCAAAATTTCTTTCTGGTCGCAGAAAAATTGACGACGAAGAATTTGAGTATCAAAAGCAAAGACTTGAGTGGGGCCTAGTTCCAGATCAGTTAGATATTGGCGTCTATAAAGACGAAATGAAAAAGGCAGGAAATAGATGAAAGCTCAATACGAAGAAGACACAGAGTCCCTAGAAAACGAAATCAGATTAAGCACATATGCTGACATGGTTCGTTTTACAAAAGCTCAGGAGTCTGGATCTCCAGACGAGTTTAAGATTTCTGCAGAAGAGATGCAGAAGATGTCTGGAATGTCTCCAGCGTTTAGAAGAAAGCTTAGCAGAGAACTTTCAAAAGCTTTTACTGGAAAAGATGGGGCGGAAACACAGCAGAGCCTTTTAGCACAAGCAATCACAGGGTATGCATTCCTTGATGTTATTGAGCCAGTATATAACCTAGAATACCTTTCAAGACTTTACGAAATCTCTACATATAATTATGCAGCATGTAATGCTAAAACCTCAAACATTGTTGGTCTAGGATATCAATTTTTAGAAACAAGAAAAACAAACGATGCGCTTGATGGAATCAGCGATGAGAAGCAGTTGGAAAGAGCACGTAGAAAGCTTTCAAAGCTTAAGCAAGATCTTCAAGACTGGCTAGATCAGTGCAACAGTGAAGACACATTCCAAGAAACTCTGATTAAAGTCTGGACAGATTACGAAGCAACAGGTAACGGATACTTAGAAGTTGGCAGAACTGTTCGTGGAGACATTGGATATATTGGACATATTCCAGCAAAGACAATGAGAGTCCGAAGACTAAGAGACGGATTTGTTCAGCTTCTTTTTGGTAAGATTGTTTTCTTTAGAAACTATGGAGACCAAGAAACCCCTAATCCAATTTTGGGTGGGAATGACAGGCCTAATGAAATTATTCACCTTAAGAAGTACACTCCAGTAAATCAATACTATGGAGTGCCAGACATTGTTGCAGCCCAAAACTCTTTGGCTGGAAATGAATTTGCTGCAAAGTACAACCTTGACTATTTTGAGAATAAAGCGGTTCCAAGATATATTATTACAGCAAAGGGAGCAAAGCTTTCACCAGAGTCAGAAAGAAAGCTTCTAGAGTTTTTCCAAGTTGGACTTAAGGGAAAAAATCACAGATCCCTGTATATTCCTCTTCCAGCAGATACTCCAGAATCTAAGGTTGAATTTAAGATGGAGCCAATTGAGGCTGGCACACAGGAAGGCTCATTTGATAAATACCGTAAGGCAAATAGAGATGAAATGCTATTGGCTCACCGTGTTCCAATTAACAAGGTTGGAACTCCAGAGGGGGTTAATTTAGCGGTAGCCCGTGATGCAGATAAGACATTTAAAGAGCAGGTATGTCGTCCAGCACAGATGAGACTTGAAAAGAAATTAAATGCAATTATCGAAGAAAAGACGGATGCTCTAGTAATTAAATTTAATGAGTTAAGTCTTACTGATGAAGATACTCAGTCTAAGATTGACGAGAGATATTTGAGAATGCAGGTAATTACCCCTAATGAAGTTAGAATTAGAAAGGGTATGATCCCTCTAGACGGAGGAGACGAAGTCGTAGATTTAAAGGGTGAAGCTGCTGCAGAGCAAACAGCTCAGGCTGGAAAAACTAGAGCCAGAGATGGAGAAAGAGCAGCAAATTCCCCAGATAAATCTGGAGAAGGTAGAAATGCAAAGGGCGACGGAAGGCAAGTAGAGTAAGGATTTTAGTCAATCATTATTTGCCTTTTTAAGCACAGATTGATAAACTTTATACAGTATGAACATTGAAAAAACAAATTGGTCTAGTAATGGCAATCGCCTGTCTATAGGCGTCCCATTTAGCAAGGTCAATAAAGAAAATAGAACTGTTTCAGGTTTTGCTACATTGAACAATGTAGACCAAACAGGCGATGTTGTCACAGCGGAAGCGAGCCTTAAAGCGTTTGAAAACTTTAGAGGCAACATTCGTGAAATGCATCAGCCAATTGCCGTAGGCAAGATTTTGTCATTTAAGTCAGAGACATTCTTTGATCCAATCTCAAAATCATTCTATGATGGAATTTGGGTGAGTACATACATTTCAAAGGGTGCTCAAGCAACTTGGGAAAAAGTGCTTGATGGCACTCTTTCTGGTTTCTCTATTGGCGGCAGAATTAATGATGCAGACACAGAGGTAAACAAGTCAAACGGTGAGTCTGTAAGATTTATTAAAGATTACGATCTTGTCGAGCTTTCTCTTGTAGACTCTCCAGCAAACGAACTTTGCAATGTTCTTTCAATTGAAAAGGTAAACGGTCAATTGGTATTTAAAGGTCTTGCAGCAGAAACATTGGCGGCTAATGTATTTTTCTGTTCATCAGACAACATCGTTGTTTCAGAGACTGTTGAGTCTCGTGATTGCACAGCGTGTGGCAATTCAATGGAGATTATTGGTTGGGTTGAAAACAATGAGGTTAATAAGGCGGACGCAGTTCGTTACGTATACGAACAACATATAAATAAGATTTCTAGTTCTGCAAATGAACTTGAAAACAACACCGAAGTAAATAAAGGAGGTACAACAATGTCAGAAGAAACAACAATGACAGAAGAAACAACAGTTGATGCACCAGTCGCAGAAGCAGTAGCAGAAGCTCCAGTAGCAGAAGCACCAGCAGCAGAAGAGGCGCCAGCAGTTGCAGAAGAATCAGCACCAGCTGAGGATTCAGTTGCCGCCGATACCGCAGGAGAACCAGCAGCAGAAGCAGCTTCAGAAGAGCTTGATTTTGCAAAGATGCTAGGGGACCTTAAGGGCTTCTTGTCCGATACACTTAGCAAGGCAGCAGAAACAAATGCAGCACAGGTTGCAGAAGTTAAAAACACTGTGGAGTCCTTTAGCAAGAGTGTTGAAGCAAGAATCGTCGATTTGGCAGAACAGCACAATAATTTAAGCGAGACCGTAAAGGGTATTCGTGAAACAATCGGTTCAGTAGAAAAAAGAATCGACGCAGTAGAGGGCGAGACTGCAATTAAGAAGTCTGCTGACCTTGGCGGGTCAACAGAGTTTGTAAAGAAATCAAAATGGAGCGGCGCTTTCCTCGGTTCCGTGAACGACATTCTAAATTAAAAAGGCAGGTGAAAAAATAAATGAGCAATGAACTATTAGAAAAGGCAGTAGCAGCAAATACTACTGTATCTACAGGCATGAACGGTGGATCCATTACAGGATCTGGCATTCACGTCGGAGCTACCCAAACAGGTGGTCTCCTCAACCCAGAGCAGTCAGCTCGCTTTCTAGATTATGTATTTGATGCAACCGTTATCGGTAAAGTAGCACGTACAGTTAGAATGAAGGCAGACACAACTGAGATTGATCGTATCGGAGTAGGCGAGAAGTTGATGAGAGTCGCTTCAGAAGCTGAAGATACAGGATCAAACGCAGGCGTTACATTCTCCAAGATTTCTTTGACCACAAAGAAGCTTCGTCTTGATTGGGAACTCTCAACAGAGTCTCTAGAAGACAACATCGAAGGTCCAGATCTTGAAGATCATATTGCACGTCTTATGGCAACACAGGCAGGTAACGACATTGAAGACCTAGTCCTCAATGGAGATTCCTCACTATCATCAGATAACCTATACAAGGCATTTGATGGTGTTGTTAAGAGAGCAAAGGGCAATGGACATGTTGTAGATGCAGCGGGAGCTAATATCTCTCGTGCAGTATTCAACAGCGCACTTAAGGCACTTCCACGTAAGTACAAGCAACGTCGTACAGACCTACGCTTCCTTGCAGGATCTAACCTTATTCAGGACTTCCTATACCAGCAAAGCATTGGTACAAATCAGACAATCCCACAAGATATCGCATCAAGCGTTATCCGTGGCGATGTGGCTCCACTTGGTGGACCAGCTGGTTATGTAGCACCATTTGCATTCGGTATTCCAATTGTTGAAGTTCCACTTCTAAAGGAAACTCAAACTGGTACACATACAGGTGCATCAGGAGATCATGGTGACATCCACCTTTCATTCCCAAATAACGTAGTTATTGGAATTAAGCGTGATGTAACTGTATACAGATTCTTCTGGCCACGTAAGGACTCAGTTGAGTACACACTCTACACTCGTGTAGGCGTTCAGATTGAACAAGCAGATGCTTGGGTAGTCGTAAAGAACGTTAAGGTAGCTTCTTAATTTAAGGAATTACTATTAAAGACCCCTGGAATTTAATTTCGGGGGTCTTTACCTTTTAACATTCAAATGCTATAATTAATGAGAACAAAGGAGAATGTATGTCATTCACGACATTAAAAATTGCTGAGCTTCGTCAAATTGCCGAAGATTTTGCAGTTGATTTACCAAACTCAAAGAACAAAGCGGAAATCGTTGCAGCCCTCGCAGAAGAAGGCGTTACATGGGATGTATACCAAAAAACAATTAAAAATATTGAAGAAGAAGCAGTAGAGATGGAAGAGGTCCTTCCAAAGTTTGACCCAAAGAAGGAGCAGCCAGAGAATACTGTTCTCGTAAAGATGACAAGAGCTAACTTTAGATATGACGCCCTTGGATTCACATTTACAAAGGAACACCCATTTGTGGCAATGCCTTCAGAGCAAGCAGAAGAAATTTTTGAAAAAGAGGAGGGTTTTCGTTTAGCAACAGCAACAGAGGTTCAAGACTTCTACGCTTAACGAAAATTTAAAATGGCAGAATTATATGTAAACAGTAACGGAGCAATTCGTCAAAAAATTTACTGGGGAGGTCAGCCAGTAGATGCAGACGGAAACGTAACCGTTACTGTTTACGATATAACCGAAGATCCAGCCATTAGCCCATCAATTAATCCAGCAGTGGCAATTGGAACATATACTGCTACTAACCTAGAAACAGATAATGGCAACTATGAGCTGGTTATGCCTTTTTCAATTACCTCTAGAAATAGAAAGTTAAAACTTGTTTGGTCGTACCAGGTTCAAGGAAACGCTGGTTCAAATACAACTCATGTAGATGTTGTTACGCCGTATGTAAATATTTCAGAAGCAATAGATGCTCTTGGAATTGGCGTTGACCCAAGCGATGAAAATTACAAGTCATACGAAGAGCTAATGCTTGCAGAAAAATATGCAAGAAAGCTAATTGAAAGCTATACAAATGATTTATTCTATACTTATGATGATGCTGTTACAGTATACGGCGGCGGAGATGATTCATTACAGACCCTTTATAAGGTTAACGAGCTTCATGAAGTGTATGCAAATGACATATTGTTAATTGACAATCCAAACAATGTTAATAATATTGGATACGATTTAATTCCAGTTTCTAGCGGATATGGAATTAAGGTTGATCGTGGAGCGGCTTTAAATAGAGACAACACAGTCTATCTTGCAAACGGAATGGTTTCTCCAACCGTGTACGATATCGGATTTCAAGGGTTCTTTCAAAAAAATGTAGCATATAGAATTCAGGGTAAATTTGGCTGGGACTATGTTCCAGACGAGGTATCAATTGCAACAATTGAATTGATGAAAGATTTCTTTAATAAAGATACTCAATGGAAGCACAAATACGTAAAAAATATACAGACATTTGACTGGCAATTTGAATTTGACCCACAGGTCTATAATGGAACAGGAAACTTTTTTGTAGATAATATCCTTTCTGGATATGTTATCAAGCAGATGCTGGTGATCTAATGAGCGTAGACCTAGTTGGCTCAATTCTGTCAATGAAGGCAGATGTTTACTCTCAGATGGATTCTCAAGATGAAGACACTGGCGCACTCAGAAAAACTTGGGCTTTTACAAAAACAGTCTCGTGCTTTGCCAAGGGAAGTATCAGCTCTACTGGTGGTCGTGGGTCGGATAAACAAAAGTATGCAACCAGATTTAAAGACACTGAGGCTATTCAAATTCGTGTAGATCAATTTGTTTCGCATAGAGATAAAATAACTAATATTAGAAATAATGAAGGCAAGGTTATTTGGTTTGAATTAAATTATCCAACGAATACGCCAACAGTATTTGAGATAGTTGGGAATACCCCAATTACTGATCCATTTGGAAATGTGCTTGGATATAATCTTTTAGCACAGAGATCGGAGAATCAGACAATTGGCGAGTAATGCAGCGGCTCTACAGTCAGCTTCTAACGCCCTAGGAGGCCTTATGAGAGGCTCAAAGCCGTCTGGGGTCATAGACCATGGGGGAACTGTCCAAAAAATTTCTGCGGCCCTTTATTACCAAACACAAGTAATGTCACACATGGTAACAGAAGCAACAATTCAAGAGGGTTTTGTTAATAGGATATATAATCAGATAAACAAAGATCTTGGAAATTACATTGATATGCAGGCAAGATCAAAGCCAAAATATCTGCACCATGTTTATGAGTGGGGAAAAACTGGAGAAAAGTCTGGCAGATTGTTTGAATTAACAAAAGAAAATAAAGGCGGATTTAATTTTTCAATGTCTTACAAGTTTAAGATGTCTAAAACATCAGTTCCAAAACAATCAACTAAAGGAAAGAATTACGTATTTAAAAATAAAGCATTTGTTATGGAAGCTGGAAATCCAGTTTTAATTACCCCAAGGACTCCAAGCGGAAGACTTGCTTTTGTTATAGACGGCAAAAATGTTGTTCTTCAGCCAGGCAGATCAGTAAGGGTGCAAAGCCCAGGAGGTAAGTACGTAAAGATGGGATTTGGAAACACATACAAATTCTTTGTCCGTGGAAACCTTATTCAAAATTCAATTAAAAGCTCTGGCGTGGAGCAGGCATTCCACCTTGTAACCAGACAATCTATGATGTTGCCACCACTGGTAAGAGCAAAGGCTTATAGCTATTCTCCAGCATCCGTAAGAAATCTTGCACAGGCAGCAGTTCAAACAAACGGGAGGAACATGTGATGGCAAACTATAAGCTAGATGCAGTAAATGAGCTTAGAAAATTCCTATGGAACGAATTTAAAGAGGCAGAGATTTTTGATGAGACAGACTATTACTCAGACAATATAAATGAGACCATTGTCCCGCTTATCCCAGTTCAGCAATTACCAGAGCTCAATCAATTCTTGAGCGGGAAGAAGCACATAGTCTATGATAAAACTGGAATTACCTATGATGATACATGGCTTATATGCAATGAGCAGGTTATGTTTACCCTATATTCAACAGACATCTCAGAAATCAATGAAATGAGAAACTTTATCATTGATTTATTTAGAAGATCAGACGAATCTGCCAGAGATATTAACAATTTTATTGGAAATTCTTCAAAGTTTAGATTTCATACTGTCTATATTGGAGATATTTCACCAACTGCCCCATCAGATGAGGTCCTAGGGTTCCTTTCTACAGATGTAATAGTAGAAATCAAGTATTCTAGGGATGTATCTGTCAGTGGCAGGTTCAACTAGCCTTGCTTTATGAACCAATTTGGCCTATTATTGTACTAAGAGGAAACCCGCCTAGCCAGCATTGATTTTACAAAAATTTTTAACTTTCCAGGAGGTGGAAATAAATGGCATTTGAAGCTAAGAATATTATCGTTGGAGCAGCACCTATGTTCCTATCAAAGAAGGATTCAACAGAATCAACTTACGCAACTGTTCTTCCAGAAGGATCAAACGTAACAGCTAACACATCAATCTACGACCCAGCAACCCGTGAACTCACAGGTGCACTAGGTACAGCTTATGCAAACGTTGGTTACACAAATAACGGTCTTCAGATTACTTACAACCCAACATACGGTTCAGTAACAGTAGATCAGCTTCTTGATACAGCAAAGTTGTTCAAGGAGTCTATGGAAGTTATGCTTGCAACTGAATTCACTGAAGCAACACTTGAGAACGTTCTTAAGGTATTTGGTCAGGGAGCAGCAACTCTTTCAAACGACGCACTCGGATTGGAAGCAGGAGCTCTTGGACAGGAGCCTACAGAGCGTCAGCTAATCGCTGTCGGTCTTGCACCACGTTCAGCAGCTAACAAGAAGCGTGAGCGTGTATATTATGCACGTCGTGTACTTTCTGTACAGCAATCACAATTCACACTAGCACGTAACAACCCAACAGTATTTCCAGTAACCTTCCGTCTTCTTCCTGATGCAGCATACGCAGGGGCAGAATACGGTAAGATTATTGACCGTTTGATTGAAGCGTAATTACAATTAAATAACAATTTAATATTGAGAGCAGACCCCCAGAAATGGGGGTTTGTTATTTGCTTATGCTGGTATTTTTGCTATAATGATAAGGACGATCCTAGGAGGATAAATTGGCAACAACAGTGTACGACGTACAAGAAATTGAACTACAAAATGGCGCAAAGGTGAAGTTAAAGCCACTCACAATTAAGGAACTTAGAAAGTTCATGACTGTCATTCAGAAGACAGCAGAAGTTACAGGAGAAGACGATACTCTAAACATTCTTATTGAAGCATGTGGTGTCGCACTAGAGAAGCAGCTACCAGAGCTTGTCGCAGACAAAGATGCATTTGAAGATGCGTTGGATGTTCCAACCATTAATCGCATTCTTGAAGTTTGTGGCGGAATGAAGATGGACGACCCAAATCTTCTGGCGGCAGCAGTTCTGGCTGGTCAGAACTAGATCTAGCCGCCTTAGAAGCGCAAGTTTTTCTAATTGGTAAATGGAAAAACTTTGAAGAGTTAGAAGATAGTCTTTCTATGCCAGAGCTTGTACAATTATTAAAGGGTATAAGTAAAAAGGAAGATGAAGATAGAAAGTTCCAAGCTTCATTGCAAGGAATAAATCTAGGGGAGGATGCAACGGTTGAGGAAGAAAGTGAACACCCAACTTTTGAAGAGATTCAGATGAGAGCACAAGGAATCAACGGACTGCAAAACGATATCATCGGACTTCGTGGTCAAGCCGCTGCAACAAAAGGTTTCGGTATAAATCAAGGACTGGGGTATACCGAGGAGTAATAAGTGGCAGAGAATATTAATACTAATATAACCGCTAATGCTGATTTTTCTGGCTTAATAAGTCAGATACATAAAGCAGTATCACAGCTCACACTTTTACAGCAAAAATTAGGGTCTTCAAATGTTGCGCTTACTCAACAGATTGCTGCAACAAACAATGCTTTTTCAGACGTACTTAGAAAAAGCAATCAATTTAATACCCACTTTGTAACACTAGCAAGTGACACTGAAAAGTTTGGCAAAGCTTTAGATTCAGGAAAATTAAAATTAAGAGATTACTATCAGCACTGGCAGCAATACCATCGCCAGGCTGGTGGTATGATCCGTGATCTTGCTAAGCAACAGACAGCTCTACAAAACGCAATTGTTCAGCCAATGGGAAGAAACCAAAAGGGACAAATGCAGTTCAATGTTCATGTTCCAACTGGAATTGACGAGCTGGCCAATAAGACAAAACTTGCAAGAACCGAAATGTCTATCCTTAATAAGGTTATGCAAGATGGATCAAACAGCTTAATTAACTGGGGTAAGAATACGCAGTGGGCTGGACGTCAGCTGACTGTTGGCCTTACGGTTCCAATGGCAGCATTTGGCGCTGCAGCTGCTAAGGCTTTTAGAGAAGCAGATCAAGAGCTGGTAAGACTTACAAAGGTTTACGGCGGACTTTCAAAAACTTCAGACGCAGAGCTTGGTAAAGTAAGAGCAGATGCAGTTGCAACAGCAAGAGAGCTTTCTTCAGCATATGGTGTTTCTTTTAAAGAGACATTGTCTTTAGCAGCAGATATTGCTGCTACAGGAAAAACAGGCAACGAGCTTTTGGGTTCTATTCGTGAAACTACAAGACTTACCGTGCTTGGTGAAATTGACAAGCAAGAGGCAATGAAAGCAACTCTTGCAATTCAGAATGCTTTTAAGCAGAACACAGACGAGCTTGCAAAATCAATTAACTTCTTGAACGCAGTAGAAAACCAAACATCTACAACACTTGAAGATTTGGTTGAAGCAATTCCTAGAGCAGGTACAATTGTTAAAGGTCTTGGCGGCGGAGTAGAAGATTTAGCTTTGATGATGGTGGCGATGAAAGAAGGCGGAGTTGATGCAGCTTCAGCAGCTAACGGATTAAAGTCAGCACTTGGTTCTCTTATTAATCCAACAAAAGTTGCAAAAGAACAGTTTGCTGGATTTGGAATTAATTTAACTCAAATTGTAGAAGGAAATGCTGGCAACATTACAGCAACAATTATGGAGTTGCAAAAGGCGATGGAAAAGCTTAATCCATTGCAAAAGCAACAGGCCATTGAAACTCTTTTTGGTAAGTACCAGTTTGCTCGTATGGGAGCTTTGTTTGACAACCTAGGAAAGCAAGGAAGCCAGACACTACAAGTATTAGATTTAATGAAGGCAAGCACAGACGATCTTGCTCAAGTAGCAGGTCGAGAATTAGGGATGATTACAGAGTCTGCTTCTGGTAAATATAGAAGAGCCCTAGAATCTTTGAAAGCAGATTTAGCAACAGTTGGAGAACAGTTCTTAGGAATTGCAACAGGCCTTCTTAATTTTGCTAATGGGGTTGTAAACGCATTTAATAAAATGCCAGAACCAATTAAAAAGATGGTTACTTTATTAGGCGGACTTACAGCAGTAGCTGGTCCAATCATCATGTTGACTGGTGTATTTGCTAACTTCCTTGGATATGTGATGAAGGGCTTTTCAGCAATTAGAGCTTTCTTTAGTCACGCAGAAGGATTTAAATTACTTACTCCAGAAATGATGGCAGCTAATCAAGCTGGTACATTAGTAGAAAAAACATTTTATTCAGATGCAACAGCCGCAAAAGTTTTAACAACCGCATTAAACGGAATGCGTTTAGAAATGCAACAAATTGCAACTCTATCAAGAAGCGGTACGGTTACAGCAAAACCAATTATCGCAGGTGCAGCCGAAGGAGTCGGCATTGCTTCCTATGACTTTGCACACTATAACCCTCAATCTAAGTTATCCGAAGAAGCAAGACTTGCACAGACATTCCACACATCAGTTCCTTTAGACCCTTCAACAAATAAAAAGATTGGTCAGAATCCACAAATGATGGCAATGCCTGGAACAACTCTTCCAAATGTTCCTGGTCTTACAACAATCAATGGCGCAAGCACAGCAATTAATGCTAAAGAGGCAGCAAAATGGCATACTCAAATGACCGTTATGGCAATGCGTTCAAAAGATGAAATTATGGCAGTGGAAAAGATTATTGATTCAACTGGCAAGTTGCCAGCAGAATTTATGGCAGACTTTAGCCACATTCTCCCAAAGATGGAAGCAATTACTTCAACAGCAGCTGCGTCAAGTGCTCGTGTAGCGGCAGCAGCACAAGCTGGAATACTTACAGTAGAAAAATCACAAGCAGCACTTACAGCAATCAATGCAAAGATGATTGAAAGAATGAATGCTTTGTCTATTGCTTCTGGTGTACCTTTAGATAGAATGACAGTTGTTCCTGGAACAGGAACTACAATTGCAACTGGTACAGCAATTGATAAAAATACAGATTACAATATGCGTTCAACTCTTCGCTCAGGCGCAGGAAGAGCTGGATCAATTACAAGTAAAATTGCTAAAGCAGTAGGAACATCTGTAAGAAGAATCAAGTTTGCAACTGGTGTAACAGCTTTAGGCAAGTTCTTGCCTAAGTTTACAGACATGAGAAAAGCAGCAGCTGCTGCAAAAATGTTAAGAGAATATTCCACAAGATCTGGTGGAATTGGTGGAACAAGAACTCCAAACTTAAGGCCACCAAAGCCTGGTAAGCGTGGAAGGAGTGGTGCTTCAACTGGAAAAGCTAGCGAATCTGGCATGGGAACATCCTTTAGAGACTTTTCAAAAAGAGATAGCGATTTGTATGAAGATTCTTGGTGGAAGGAAGTTGGTGTAACTCCTACAGCTAAAGGTATAGGAGCTGATGATGAATATCTAGTTCACGCAATTACTCCTGCATTTAAAAAGAGAACAGCAAGCTTACCAGTTATGGGAAAGCAGTCCACCCCGTCATTACCTAGAGAAAGATTTGATGAATTTAATATTTCAACAACATCAAAAGCTCCTTATCTTCAAGTTCTCCCTACAACATTTATAAAGAATACAAAAAGATTTAATGATGCATTAAAAACTGGAGCAAGTCCAGATGATTTTAGAGAAGTAACTGGATCCGATATGGTCAGCTTCTTGGCCTTTTTAAAGGATCAAGGATTAAGGCCAGCACAAGCAAAAGCTTTAGCAGACAGAGCTGCAACACTTTTAAATCAAAAGGTTAAAAATTCCACAAACCCTATAACAGAAGAAGTATTTGGAGCAATGTTTAACCAATCAACTGTTAGAGCATTGCGTTCTGGGTTTATGCCTTCAATGCGTCCAGTAGTAAATACTTTTGGTTACGATAGACATTCAAGAAACCGTGGACTTGAGCCAATGCCTTTCCAAAATGGAGTTACAAGACTTCCTGGTTATGGCGGAGGAGATACAATCCCAGCACTTCTTGAGCCAGGAGAGTCTGTTGTTACAAAAACAGCAACTGCTGGTAACGAAGGCGCAATTGCATTTATGAATGCTGGAGGAAAGATCCCTGGATTTGCTGGAGGAATTACAGCAATTGGAACTAAGATTAGTGCAATGAGAGCATCAAGAGCGGAAAAGCTTGCAGAGAATCCATTCTATAAGCCAATGGGAATGGGTGGAAATATTGCTGGATCTATTGGCGGAGGAATAGCTGGAAGAATGACTGGGCTTCCAGGAGGAGAAATTGTAGGTTCAATAATTGGACCAGCAATTCTTTCAAGAATTATGGGTGTAACAAAAGCTCTTTCTCTTGGAATTAAAACGGGAGCAGGATTTGTAAATACTCTTAAGATGATGGGAACTGCACTTAGAATAACTCCATGGGGATTGGCGGCAACTGGTGTTGCAGCACTAGGACTTAAATTATTTAATATGTGGAAAACAGCTAAAGCGCAAAGCGATGCCGCAGCTCAATCATTTAAGGTAAATGAAAAGCTTGCAGGCCAATTGGGAATTAAATACACCACTTTGTCTGGAAAAATAAAATCTGCACAAGAAGATGCTAAGAGACAAAAGCAAATACTTCAAGCCGTTCTTGAAACCAATAGATTGGCAGGCGGAACAGGCGGACTTTCTATGACTATTAAAGAGCTTAAGGATATGCAGGCTCAAGCAAAGAAGTCTCAACCAGACGTAATCAAGCTATTTGATGCAATGGATAGAAAAGATGTTGTTGCTAATGCTGCAGCAATGAAAGCACAATTAGTTGCAGGAGGAATGGCTGCAGATAAAGCAGCAAAGATGATATTTGCAATTATTACAGAATCTAATAAAGCATCTCAAGCAGTTGCTGCAATTTCTTCTAAGCCGTTTATGGAAATTAAAGATAAGGTTTCTGCAGCAACAGTTTCAGTAAGCACATTTAATAAAGCTATGGGCGTATATGGTGTAAATGGAAATGAATTGGCAGCAGCATTTGAAGGATCAATGGATGCAATTGATGCTTACTACAATAGCTTAGTTGGGTCAAAAGACGAAACTGGAAAGATTATAACAGAAACAGAAGCTTTAAGAATGACAATGGAAAAGCTAAATGGTTCTGCTGCAACGAATAGGCAACTTGGACAATACAATTTAAATCTTATCCTTAAGCAAAAGCCAGAGCTTAAGGGAATTCTTTCTGCAACAGATTCAACTGCAGATGCATATGCAAAGATTAAGCTATACACATCTGGAGTAGTAGATGATCTAAGCAAGATAAGTGGAATGCAAGCTCAAGCAATGCTTGCAGTTCAAAATGCTGTATCTCAAAATGCTACCGCTATGACAACAGATACCTCTATTAAGAATAACCCACTAGCTAGCTTAGCAGGACTCGGTGCAGAAGCAGCAAAAGCTTCTAAGACAGCTGCAGCACAAGCAGCCGCAGCATCAAGAGCTGCACAAAGAGATATCTCAAAAGAAGCAGCACTAATTGATAAGAAGATTGCTGCAATTAAAAAAGAGGCGGATGCAAGAAAGAAAGCGCTTCAAGAGCAGCAAGATGCTGCAGACGTAGGACTTGCAATACAAGAACAGCAGCTTAGGTATCAAAATGCTTTAGCAACTGGCAATATGAATGAGGCAGCTTCAGCTCAAATTGAAATTCAAAGACTTAGTGGTCAACATCAAAATAAGTTGGCTCAAACAGCAATTGAAGATAAGGCAAATAAAGATACAGAAGCTCTTCAAAATAAAAAGGCTGGACTGGAAGCATCACTTGCAGCTGCACAAAAAGCAGCAGCAGCAGCGGCAGAAAAAGCTTCTCTTGCTGCTGAAAGAGATTCAACAATTAAAACAATTCAGTCAACAATTGGAACTCTTATTACAAATGCTGGTCTTACAAACGATAAGGACAAGATTGAGGCATACGGATACCAACTAAGAGATCAACTAGATGCACTCAGAAAGCTTGGAAAGGCTGGTGTAGCAGCAGCTAACGCTATTGCAATGCCAACAACAATGTCTTACAACGGTTCATCATTAACAACAAAGCCACAGGATTATTCAAAGGTCATACAAGAACTTGCAAAGAAGAATCTTGAGTCTACAGCGGCAACTGGAAAGTTTAGTGGTTCTGTAGACGACTTTAAAAAAGCTGTTTCAGATTTCCAAATTGCAGCAGGTGGCGGAACATCAAAGTCAAGCGCTATCTCAATTGATTACAATGCTAAGTATAGAAAAGACCCTAAAAAACAAAATATTCTAGATGATGATTCAAAGAAAGCAATTGTAAAAGATTATGGATTTAAGGCTGGACAGTATTTTGAATACGACGGAAGAGTTTATCGTGTTAAGTCAGCCACAGATATTGTGGCACAAAATTACGCAGAAGGTGGAGCAATTTACGGAGCAGGATCATCAACATCAGATTCAATTCCAGCAATGCTTTCAAACGGAGAATTTGTTGTAAAGGCTTCAGCTGTTCAAAAGTATGGTGTCGGAACAATGGAAGCAATTAATTCTATGAAATATGCTGCTGGAGGAATGGTTTCTTCATACGGTAGCGCAAATAAATATGCTACTGGAGGAAGAATTAGATTCAACGATGGCGGTATGGCAGGAAATGCTATTGGAACTAATGTGGTAATAAATAATGACATTACTGTTAATGGAACTAATTTGACTGGACAAGAAATTGCACAGGCTATAATGGTAGAACAAAACAGACAAATTTCAATGTCTGGAAAGCAGAGGAACTTCTAATGGCTACAGTATATCTTCCACAAGGGTCAGTATTGTTTATTGATAATTCAACATCTGGCGCTGCAACATGGCAAAAGGTTACAGAGCATAATAGGTCTGCAATTGCAATGGATACAGAAAGATTTGAAAAGGTTCAAAGAATGTCCAACGGAACATTGAGAAAGATATTTATAGCTGACAAAAAAACATTTAATACTGCCTGGTCAATGTTGCCTTCATATAGTACAATGACAGTAGATGGTGGTTGGGGAGCAGAAGACATTAGGTCTTTCTATCATAGCGCAAAAGGTCAAGGAACATTTAAAATTAAGATTGCATATAGTGCAGCAAGAACTGAAGAATTTACAGTTTCGTTTACATCGGCTAACTTTACTATTGTAAAAAGAAACGTTAAGGCAAAAACATCTGACGCTGCACAAGAATTCTGGGATGTTAACTTTGCACTGGAAGAGGTATAATGATTCCAGTTGTGCAAGGGGTAAAAGACCTACTAAATAAAAATACATCTTTATCCATAGGGGCTGGTGCCACAATGGATATTAATGTCAACTCCATGGTTTCATTTACACCCACATCAATTACTGGAACAGAGTATCAAACAATTAATGGGCGTCAGCCATTTAAAAAGTTATTTCCTTTAGATACAATTATTAAGCCTTCAAGACCACAGCTTGCTGGAATTAAATATGGAATTTCTGGAGACATTCAAACTAAAACATATGCTGATCCAAAATCGGTTGACTATAAGCCATCTGCTCAATCTGCAAATGTTATTAAGTATAGAACTTACTTTCCAGGAAATTCTGTATACTATAAGTATTGGCTTACGCCTTTAAATACACCAGCATCAGTTTCAATTACTTACCCCAAAACAGTATACGCAAACAAGGTAACCCTTAAGTTTGAGATCAGCCACGCAACACCATCTGCTTGGACAATTAATATTGGCGGGACAACAGTGTCTGGTACTGCTGCAGACATTAAAAGCTTTACAAGTACTGGAAATGATGCAGGAACAGTTTCAATATATTACAATGGAACAACATGGTCAAAGAATGTTTCAGACTTAAACCTATCATCATTTAAATCATTTACCACTTTGGCTATGACAGCCACAAACCCAGGCGGATACATTGGGGTAATTGAACTGGCACCACATTATGTAACAGACATTTCCCAGTACATAGTGGACTTTGACCTAAGAAAAGAATCTTCTGCAAGTACAGAAGCGCTTGTTCCAGTTGGAAATATTACTGCAAACTCACTAACCTTGAACTTAAACGCATATAGGGGAACAACTTCTTCAGGCACAATTCCATTTAAATCGTATTCCAAATCAGATGTGATTGATACATCAAATATTTATTTTCACAAAAATGCTGAAGTAAATCTATTTATTAAGCTGTATGATGCAGCAGGAGAGTCTTTAGATACTCGTGGAAAATATTATAGAATTCAGCAAGGAATATTCTATTTAGATCAATGGAGTATATCTGAGTTTGGAGATGCAACACTAGACTTACTAGATGCTGCAAAAACTTTGCAAGACACACTTGCTCCAGATTTATTGTGTGAGGGATACTCATCTATTGCGATTATTAGAAGGCTATTGGATTCTGTTGGATTTACAAATTACACTTTTAAGTACAAAGAAAATGATAACTCTATAATCTCTCCAAATTATTGGTGGTCGGATAGCACAGCAACTGTTTGGGAAAATCTTCAATCGTTGTGCAGGGACTCACAAATGAGTGCCTTTGTTGATGAATTTGGAACACTTCAGTTCTACACAAGGGAATACCTTTTTGGCACAGCTGACACATCCTGGACTTTTAGATATGATGCACTTAAAGATGCACAGCAAAACATATTAGAACATGCCAACATTGAATCTTTTAACAAGGTAGATCTTCCTTCAGCAAATCAGGTAAAGGTTGTTTACTACAGCACAGTTACATCTTCTTATGAGCAAAGCAGCGCACCTCTTTGGTCTTCTGGCACTTCTTGGCTTGCGGCGGCGGCCCTTACAGAAAATTTATTGGCAACAGACTTACCTACAACTACAACAAAAGTTTATATGACAATTAAACCAATAACATTAAATACACTTTCAGAAGAGCAGACTGTTTATAGTTTTTCTGGACATTTCCTTTTGGGGTCAGAAGTAATTGAATATGACGCAATTCAATATCAGTACACTGATATATCAACTGGATTACCAGCAACAATAGATGTTACTGGAGAGTCAGATTTGTTAAAATATCGTGGCAAGGCAGCGATTGTACAAAATGGTCCAAAGTTTTCAACTACATTTGTCCCAAGCGGAAAATACAGAGTTAAAACAAGAGGAGCATTTGGAACAACAGTTGAAAATCACTATGTGAATGCAAAACAAGAAGCAGCTGGCTGGGTAGGAAAATCAGGGGCGGTGTGGAAATAATGGGAGTAGCATGGGATGTACTAGATGGCGGTTACGCAGGATATACTTCTGCTGGTTCATATGGAGTAACTGATACTTCTTCTGCAACATATGATGGGGTTGAAGAAATTTCTTCTTATAATATAGACAAAGAATTTACTGTAGAAAGATCTTTGCTAACAGTAAATACAGATCAATCTGATAAAACAGTTTCAATTGTTTCTAAGGCTACGTCTATATCAACAACAAGCCAGTACTACGCATTTGGAACAACAATGTTCTTTAAGCCTACACTAGAAGACTTAAAGCAGAATGCTGGGTTAGGATTTTTTATTAGCGGGTCAGGAACAACTGGTTACTATGTTCAGATCAAAACCACATCTACTGCTGCAGCTCAAGGCGGTAACGAATTTAAATTTTTAAAGGTCTACAAAGGCAATATAACTCCTTTAGAAGATTCTCAGGGAGTTAAGGATGCCCAAAAATTAACTGCAGTATACAGTGGCTCTGCATATAAAATAGATGTTTACGTAAAAGTATCAGCAAATAGAATTGATTTTGTTGGATATGTAAATGGATTTAAAATAACAGCATCTGATACTGGAACAAAGTATACTGCTGCAGGAGTTACTTCTACAATAGCAAAGTTGCCAACCACTTCAAATGTTGGAATTTATGCAAGACAGGGTTCAGCGTCATTTGACTATGTTTACGCAATTCCAATTACAAAAGACCAGTACGAAAATGCAGAGCTGTTTAATGTTTACCAAAGACAGTTCGCTAATACCGCAGTAACAAATTCATACGGCGACCTTTTTGTTACTGGAATTGGAAAGGTTGAACAAACAGAAAAGGGATACATAGAAGAGTTTGGCCCAGTTGCAAGAGAAATCAGAACCGTTAAAGTAAGGTATGATGCTACACCAGCGTATCCAAAATATGCAACAACTGGAGTAAATAAAGCCGTAACAGTTATTGCTTCAAATCTTTCAACTTTTACTGGAGAAATGTATGTCCTAAATAATTCTGGAACCTATGTTCCTCTGGATGATTCAGCAGGCACCTCCTTTGCTATTATTGGAAATAGCGTTGTTCAGTCTAGCCCACTTACATATACTGAGGAGACTTCAGACCCATATTCTCCAGTAGAGCCAGTATCTTTTGATTCTCAATGGATTCAAAAAATAGATGACGCTAAAAATTTATATGACTGGATTACAAATCAGTGGAAAAATAAGCAAAGCGTAGTAAAGATAAAGACCTTTGCAAACCCACTAATTTCTGTTGGGGATGTAATATCGGTTAATTATCCATTTAATGGTTTAGACGGAACTCAAAAATTTGTAGTAACAAATGTAACTCAATCATGGGGGGATGGATTAAATACCGAATTAGTAGCTAGATCTATTTATAGCTCATAAATGGTATAATAAAAAAATGGCCAAAGATAATGTTTCAAGTAATGAAGTCGGGAAGAATGCCCCGATATTCCTTGTTGAAGGCTCCCCAGAATTAGTAGATATTGATCCTTTATTTGTTAGAATAGTAGGATCTGGAAAACTAAAAAACTATGGTGGAGACGCATATTGGGGAAGCGGAGAATCTCTTGGCGGAAGTAGCGGTAACCCAAGCCCAATTCCAGTTCCAATTCCAAGCCCAGGTGAACCACCAGTAGACCCTTGGTTAGACCCAGATCCAGGAAAAGCAGATTACGTAATTACAGTAGTTGGTTTTCCGCCAGATCTTTCAGATATACAAATAAAAAGCCAGGAGGTTGATTTCAGCGTTACACCACCAAGAATTAATGTAACATTTAGAGTACGTAATTCAACTGGAAGACAAGTCGTAGGACTGAATGCGCTGGTGCCAAAACAATGATAACTAAATTTGGAAAAAGATTTTTAGCACAATACTTAGCTGGCAATGTTAGATTTCCTGCACAGGATCTAGCCGTTGGAATTGATTCAACTGCAGCAAACACAAACGGTAATGATACAAGGCTAGGATTTGAATTTTACAGGCTGCCAGTAACACTGGGTACAATTGACATTCAGACAGACGAAAATGGAAATAGTACATACGCTGTAGTTTATAAAACAACACTTCCTCAAGACGTTGCTGGTAAAATTACAGAGATAGGGCTATATCCTTCATCAAGAGATTCCATAAATAACTTCGACAGCAAGTTTATTTCAGACTTTGAGAATAATTTGGTTTGGGTAGACGAGAATGAAATTAATCCAGAAATTGTAAGTACACCTTCTCCAAGAATTGGTGCAACAATGTTTAAGGTTGAAGCACCTTCATCTTCAAGTAAGGAATATAAATCAAAATATGATTCATTCAATATGTCTGGGTACAGCACAAACGACACCGTCACCCTTGCATTTAATCAGGCGGATTTAAATCTTTTATCTATTAAGATTAAGTTCTATAGTTCAGATACAAGCTATTTGTATGCAACATTAAATAATCTAACAACAGTTGGCGAAAATATAAAAAGCATTAGCGTTGGTTCTTTGTTGACTTCTGGAACTCCAGACCTAACTTCTATTACAAAAGTTGGCTTAGAAGTAACGGCAAAAAGCACTGGCACCACAGTTGTTTATTTAGATGGATTAAGAATTAATGACGAGGACACCTTTGACCCAAGATTCGGATTGATTGCACGTTCTGTTTTATCATCAACTTTAGAAAAGAAAGCTGGAAGACCAGCAGACATTGAATATAGAATGGGACTTAATTTCTGATGGCAAATGTAACAGTCCCAGCGGATCTAAGTTTTAGCGGAACACCAGATCCGTCAGATAAAAACTATTGGGATGTAAAGATACCAGGACTTAAGCCAAGCCAGCTCTACGGAATTCAATTTCAGTGGCTGTTTGCCGATGGAACAAAAAGCGGTTGGTCTGCAAACAGAGAAATTTTAACTTCTCAGATTACAGCCCCTGGTCAACCAGCAATGACGGCGGTAGGTGGCCCAGGTTATATAGCGGTTAGCTATTCTGGGCTAGATAGCAGCGGCGGCACAATCAAAGACGTTTCAAGAGTTGATGTTTATATAAGCGGAGCACCATTTGATGGATCAAAGCCAGCAGACTCATTTACTTCGCCTGGAACAAAAACTATCACAGCTCCAGCAGGTGATTACATTGTTAAGCTTAAAGCCGTAAGACCAGACGGAACAACAACATCTTTATTTAGCTCAACTTCTACAGTAACAGTTCAAGGAGTTGGAACAGTTGTACAGAAGCCGACATTGCCAAGCGGCCTAGCCGTTACTCCAGTAGCATTTGGAGTTAGAGCCACATGGGACGGATCTTATGCAGATCAATCATTTGCAGGGTTTCAGTCTATTATTATTAACGCTTCTACATCTAATCTAGGACCATCAGTCACAACAGAACCAGGTGCACCAGTTGCACAACTATCGGTTAACAATTCTTTTAATGCAGCAAATATTGGTTTAAGCGCCTTTGTAGGATATGATTTTGATACTTACTTTTATTACATTGCATCCAATACAGACGGAACTTTATATAAAGATGAGTCTAATGTAACAAGGTGGACAAGAATTAATGCAGTTGGTGTTAGACCAATTAAAGCAAATATTGTTGATCTTGCAAATGGGTTGATTTCTATTGAAAATCTTGTTGCTGGAAACGGAAACTTTACAACCTATTTGTTGGCAGGAACACCAGGCGGGGCAAGAGTAACTCTTAGTGGACTTACAACAACATATAATGGTGTAGAGCCTGGATTTAGAATATATAAATCAAATGGAACAACAGAGGCATTTAGTGCAGACCTTGCTGGTAACGTTAAGTTTGGCGGAGAACTTACAGGGGCAACTGGAACATTTACAGGTGCTTTAAATGTTGGCGCAATATCAAATAATAAATATCCTTTTAGCGTAAGTTCTAGTGGAGTACTCAGAGCAGTCTCTGGCGCTATTGGTGGATTTACAATTGATGAAACTTCTCTTCAAGCAAACAATAATACCTTTCAGTTGGACAGCACCAACGGAAGACTTTCTACTGGAACTTTAAGCGGATCACATATTGAGATAGATGGAACAAATGGAATTATCCACAAGAGCAGTTCCAGTGCTACTGGTAATTTTCAATTAACTCCTTCAGGAACACTTACATTAGGAACAGACCAAGGAACAAATCATTACTTCCAATGGAATGGCTCTACCTTAAATATTAAGGGAGCAATGACTATAACTAGTGGTACAACATATGACGATATCCAGTACTCAAAAAATAATGTAGGAGGAATTGTAACTCTAACTTCTGCTCTTACAGAAAAAAGTAAAACATTACAAGGTCTTGTAAACTTCTATGATGGACTAGACACCCTTCTTTATGGCGACTATACAAAAATTGATGGCGGAAGAATTACAACTGGAATAATTAAATCAACACAAAACATTACAATTGACGGAGCTTCATATCCAGTGAGCCAAATTAATTTAAATACTGGAGAGTTTTTATTTGGCGGAGGATCATTAGCTTTTAATGCAGACACAACATCTGCTTCGCTTGTATTTAATAAGCAGCACATGAACCCATTTGAAATTAGAGCAATGGCTGGAACTGGATTTAGTTCTTCTTATGACTATTTCAATTGGGATGGAACTTCTGGATTTTCTGAAGATGATGAAACAGATATATCTACAACAATTTCAACAGTTGCAAATACTTCGGTAACATTGGCAAAATCAGAAACAATAGGAATTATTAAAAGTGGCAGTAATGGAACAGATGGTCCGTACATGCTGATGTCATCTGGAAATGGAGGCCTTGCAAAATTTGGTGCAACAGATGGAACATATAACTCTTATATAAACTTTAATAGTGGAGTAATATCATTGTATACAAACAGAACTGGCGGAATTAAGATCTACGGTCTTGGTTCAACTCCACACTATAACTATAGCTATGTTGATATTCCAACTACACTTAATATTAATTCTCAGGGTACACTTAGCAGAGGAAGAACTTTCTTTAGATCTAGAAATTCAGAAACAAACATTTTGACTGGTTATGGTGGCAGTGGCTACGCATGGATTGGTCAATCTGGAGACATTATATTTAGCACGTCGGATTAATTATGCCTGGTAAATCATATATAAAGACAGGAAGTACCTGGAAAAAAATTAAACGGATGTATATTAAAACAGGCCCAGCCTGGTCATCCATTAAAAAAGCATATATAAAAACTGGTAGCGTATGGAAAAAAGTTTTTGATAGCACAAGTAGTGCTCCATACTCTACAGAGGTTCCAACAATTAGATTAGATTCATATACTGGAACAATTAAGTCTGCTGCCTCTATAAGCATATATGACCCAACTGGAGAATCTAGAGTTGGAATAAAGCTTTATGGAAGAGAGAATCCAAGTTCTTGGCGGAATGGTCCATTTACATCTCAAAAATATCAATGGTGGATATCAAGCTTTGCTAATGGTCAAGATGGATACATGATTAAAGAAACAACGGATACTTTCTATTCCTTATCATCAGAACTTGATGATTACTACGATGGCATGTATTTATTTTTTAGAGCAATTTATACCAATACTGCTAATAAAACTGGAACGGCAAATAGCTTGCCAGTTTACCTACGTAAAAACTCTCCATCTAAATATACAGCAAGTGGTGGCTGGTCTACAAATGGAATAACCTCTACTCTTACTCAAACTGGAACACCTATAAAGTTTAACTACTCTTGGAAAAACGAATATTATAGATCTATAGATAGATATGATTCTGTAATAGAATGGTATAGAGGTTATCCAGCAAACGATAAAAGCAATTTAATTCAGTCTACAGAATTTATTTATACAACAAATGAATATGACGACGGCACAGAATATTCTGGATATGATGAATATGTTCCAGTAGTTGCAGATGTTGGGTCATATATATATGTAAAAACAACGGTAACCAACTCTTATACAAAAGCTCCTATGTACGGATCTCCAATTCAAGATATATATAGCACAACTAATGCAGTTACAGCAAGACCAGTAATTGTCACAATGCCATCTATTTCAAAGGTTGATGGATATCAAACTGTAAATTATTTAATTCGTGGAAATACTGGAACTTATAACATAACTCCAACAAGAGTTTATTGGGGTTTTCAATATGCATCCTCAGCAACTGCAGCAAATAATCAATGGTCAACATTTCAAACTAGAGTTTATAACCCAATAACATTTAGCTATACATATGTAACTCAAGGAGGAAATGAAACTTCTCAAAATGTAAATCATGACCTGTATCTCCCCTCTTCAGTTTGGGTAAATGGAACTCAGATAAGTTTAATTGGAAAATATTTAAGGTTATACTCCATTGCAGATGGGGCTGGAAGCCAGTCTGACACATACTATTCAGAGGTAATAGGGCCAATATATGATTATCCAACTGCCGCAGGAACCCCATCTTTCTTATTTGGTTCTCCTTACAATAGCTCTTATGCATACATAAGGGCATATTGGGATCCAGCAACATGGACACTAGATTACACACTTCAGTATAAATCTGGATCAAATTGGATTGATCTGGGAACAACTGTTACTGCACCCCAGTACCTATCTCAAGACTACTTGGTTCCTACTGGAAACCAAACTTTTAGAGTTAGAACAAGAAATGAAGAAAACATCTATGCTTATTCTGCAGAAGCTACATTCAACGTTCCAAACTCGTACTCTTTTGCATTTGGAAATTATTTATATCCAAATACAAATGGTCAAATTGGACTAGATAATGGAACAACTTCAATTACTCCTTCTGGAGGAAGGCTTATAGCTGTATATCCAAAAGATTTAGCAGAAACAACTACTGGATACTATTCTGACGGAAGATATTATTATATTCAGTTTTCTGGACACCAGTATGATCAAGTTGGTGTTGGCGCATATGCTCTAAGATATCAAGTTAGATTTGACTCCTTGAATCCAGGATACGCAGACGTTTTAATATGTAATAGAGGGTCATCCCTTACTTTAAGCGGATCAATAGGCTTATATAATGGATCAACTCAATTGTCTGGATTGCCAGGCCCATACGTTATTTCCACAAATACGACTTACAGAATTCCGTTAGATGGATCAACAGGAAGCTTTGGTCATACTCAAGCACAAATTCCTTCAGCAAATTTTGTAACCCACGCAAGAGATTTTGGCACCGCAGACGATGGATACCACAGCATTTTGACACAAACAAATCAGTATCAAACAAACATGCTCTCAGTAACATCAGCAACAGTAAATTCTTCTGGAATATCAATATCGTTTAATGGATTGAATGGGTATTCATATTACAATTACGAAGTTAGAACTGGAAGCTACTTTGGATCACTTTTTTCTTCTGGTAACTCACAGACTGCAAACCCTTTAACTGTTGGAAGCTTAACTGGTGGAACAAGATATTATGTAACAATAACTCCATACAATTCATTAAATCAATCTGGTGACCCATACCAGAACTTCTTTGATGCCCCAAGTGCACCAAGTGCTTTTACAACAAGCTCTGGTTCCAAAGGATTTCCTTCTGGTGCAATACAAAGCTCTTCTCAGCCAACTGGCAATAGAACCCTTAATGTTTATTGGAACGCTTCTACAAATGGACCAAACTATGAAGTACAATACGAAGGAAGTAATGATAACTCTACATGGACAGTTTTACAAAGTTTAGCTGGTTCAACTTATAAAACAGTCACATATGATACTTATACTGCAGCATATTATAAATTTTATAGATTTACTGTACGTGCAAGAGGAGCAGATTTAGCACTTGGTAACGCTGCATACTCCGACGGAGGAACTTCAGCAAGTTACGTTTATAGAACAATTGATGGAACAGCTCCAAGTGCACCTACGATTAACTCTGTTGTAGTTGGGACTGGATCTTCATATAACACAGCAACGGTTAACTTTACAATAACTTCAAGTCCAGGCTCAAATACAATTGACTGGAATCAATATTCTTTAGATGGATCAAACTGGTCAAACATATATACTAGTCCAATATCTTTATCTGGGTTGTCAGCAAGTACAGGGTATTACATATATATGAGGTCTTTAAACTATGACGGACTATATTCTGGAACCACCTCACAATATTTTGTAACAAATGCTGCACCAGTTTATTTAACAGCTCCTACTCCAAGTAGCGTAGTTAAAAGTGGATCTGACTTCTTGCTTTATTTTTCTGGTGGATCTGGTCCCTACTATCAGGCTTGGTGGGTTGGTACTCCTGGGCAACCTACTGCTACTGGATATGATGCTTCTAGATCCTTTTCTCCAATTATTATTACAAATTTAACTTCTCCATCTGGAGGAACAACTTATTACTTTTCGGTAAGATCTGTTGATTCTTTAACAACTACTGGAACTGGAACTACAACATCTTTATCTATAAGTCCATGGTCAACAACTCAAGCAACTTACTATGCCCCAATTACCCCAACAATAACTACACCAACTGTTACTGGAATTACTCAAACACAAGCTACAATTAACTGGACATCAACAAACCAATCTTATGCCTATGTAGATGGAACATATGTTGGAAACGTAACAAGTTATACAAGAACTGGTCTTAGTGCATCAACTCCTTATAGTGGAACTGTTACAGTTTATTCTACTGATGGTGTTACAGCTTCTGCTAACTATAGCTTTACAACCGCATCATTAGTCTCTTATACAATCACATACAGCGGTAATGGAAATACTGGAGGAAGTACAACATCAACAACTGGAAATGGATCAGTTACATTAAGGTCAAACGGATTTACAAGAACCAACTGCACCTTTGCAGGATGGAATACAAATGCAGCGGGTACAGGTACAAATTACTCAGCTGGAGGATCCTATAACTTAACTTCAGACGTTACTCTATATGCAAGATGGACAGCAGATACAGTTACGTGGACTAACCCAACTGTAACTTTTACTGGAACATCTGGATCTGGATCAACTACACAAAGAAGCTGGTCATGGACAACTGGATCAGTATCTGGAGCAACTGCCGTAGGATATCAGTGGGCAATAAGCTCAACAAGCTCAACCAGTGGTTTTGGTGCATTTTCTGCCACAACTACAGCGAGAACATTGACGGTGACAGCCAGCACACCAAGATGGCTAAAGGTTAGAAAGGTTGCTACAGACGGACTTGGAGCAACAGTAGTTAGCGGTACAAATAACGGAGTTTAAAATAGGCATTGACCTGTTAGGGTTAATTTGCTATAATACTAAAGGAGGAAACAAATGACAACACTACTAACAACTGAGGATAAACTTAATATCCTTAATCAGCACATCAAAAATATTGAATATGCAACCTATGGTTTGCAGTTAGATATTCTTGAGTATGAAGCATCAGATGAAATTGAAGCATCTTATTTAGCTAAGCTAAATGCCAGACTTGTAGATCTAAATTCAAAGAAGGCAGTATTGGATGCAGAAAAAGATGCTCTAAACGGAACAGCAACAGGAGCATAAATTGGATAAATCACAGCTTGTGATAACTGCTTTACAGCAAAGAATTGGCGAGATTGTCTCAAATTATGAGACACAAATTGCAGTTCTTAGAGCAGAAATAACAACACTAGTGCAAGAAAAAGAAGATAAGGCCTCGGCAGTTGCAGAGTATAACCAAGAACTGTTAGAGCAAATGGAAGCAATTGCTGACCTGGAGGTATAATGGCAGACACATTTAACTTTGAGGATGGTGCACCAATTAGTGCATCTGAATTAAGAAAGCTTGTAGAGTATGTGAATAAAGTTAATTCACAGGCTTTATCCCTGCCAGGACAGTTTGGAACTTTAGCAGACAAAGCAATTGCACAAAAAATGACAATGGGAACAGTTTCTGTTCCTGGGCTTAACCTTACATCTGGATTTAAGGAAGTTCCAATTTCTTTTACCCCGCCTCTAACTGCTGCACCAGCATCAATTCAATTAACGGTTGAAACAAGTTCCACAGATTCAGAAATCATTGTTTTCCTTAAAAGTGGAGCAACATCAAGTGGGTGTACAGCAATATTGACTAGATCAGCTAATGCTACTGGAAAAGCAATTACATCTCCATCTGGAGTAAAAGTACACTATTTTGCAATAGCAAAGTCCTCTTAGGGCTTGACAAACCAGTAAATAATAGTAAAATAATATAACCAAAGTCACGGACTCGTGACTTTTTTCGTGTTAGGAATATAATGAGTAATGATTTAAAATGGATGTTATCATCCGACCAGCAGTTCCCTTATCAAGATGATAAGATGATTGCTTTGTGGTTTAAGGTAATGAAGTGGTTTAAGCCAGACGTTGTTGACTATTTAGGAGACACGGATGATCAGGCATGCTACAGCAAGTATACAGAAGGCCGCTCAGCAGAGTTTTTACAACTACATAAGGACGATAGTCGTGATCTCATTGTTCCTATGATGCGACATGAGGCCAAGGGCGCAAGAGATTTCTACGCTAAAACTAGAGAGATGCTTCCAGACGCACAATTATTTTCTGCTCTTGGAAATCACGACGTAAGAATTTTTAATTATGTTGATGCAAAGCTTCCAGACTATCTAAAAGAAGTTACGCCAGAATCATTGTGGTCTTTAGACTCACTGGGCTACGACTATATTTATTACGACTCTTTGCCTAAGCGCAGGTTTGGAGACATTCACGTACACCATGGAATTTCAATTTCAGCAACTGGCTCAGTGCGAAAAGATATGGAAGACATGCAGGTTTCTTTGATTCGTGGGCACTCACACAGAATTGCTTCGCACATGGTTACATATGAGTTAAGAAATAATGGAGAGGGAGAAACTCTTCGTGGATATGAGATTGGACACATGTGTGATGAAAAGGGTCCAGGAATGAAATATACACAACACCATGATTGGCAAAAGGGCTTTGCAATAGCTCACATTGAGAACGGAGAATACCCTCACGTACAAATGATTCACGTTTCGCCAAACTATACATGTGTAGTTGACGGAAAGTTGTTCTCGCTATGATGACCTGTAAAAATTGTGGAGGGAGAGTATTTGTAGATAGAGTATTCTCTCAAAAGTTGCACATGGAAGTCTATTGCTTGTTGTGTGGAAAACGTTGGATGATAAATAAAGAAACGAGTGCTTTTGGAAAATGGCTAGACAAAAGAGAAGCAGACCACAGAAAAGCTTTCGGTATTTCTTCCTAAACGGAAAACTACATAAAGTTTTAAAGTCTTCCAGGGTTAAGGATCAAATGATTGCTTGGTCATATCAAGATAAGTCTAGGGTTCTTTATTCTAATGCTGACGTAATTAAGTATATGCAAAATGCCTACACTATGACTCAGGTTTCAACGATGATTGGAAAGCATAAGGTTACTATAGAGGATTATATTTTAGAGGGCAAAATAAAAGCCCCTCAAAAAGTATATCCAATTGGAAACTCAGAAAGCAAAGCTTGGTCTCAGTATATGTTTAGCGAGGATGACGTGCTTGACTTGCATGAATATATTCTTTCTGCAGGAAGAGAGATTGAAAAATTGCCTACAAAAAATGAGCTAAAGGCCTTGATGAAACACAACGTTATATTGTATACTAAGACAACATCAGGGGAATTTGTTCCAGTCTGGAAAGCAGAATGAACGAAGAAGAAGATTTTGATATATTGAGTGAAAGTACTGCGCTAGAACGTGCAGCAGCCAACCTTGACCTTGCATCAGTGCATGCAAATAAAAGGAAGGACATAGAGGGTTTAATAACTGTAGCAGCAGCTTGGATGCAGGTTGCAGACAGATTGTCAGAAGAGTTTATGCCAAAGAAAAAACATTCTTTGGGCTTTGGAATAGAGGAAGAGGAAGAGGATGACAGAATCATCACCAACAAGAGTAAAGGTAGATCTTCAGTTCACGAGAAACCTGGGGAACTACGAGAGCATCAGAATAGGTATTGGCGTTGAGGATATTGTTCGTCAGGGTGAAAATGCAGACTCAGCTACAGACAGAGTGTATAAGTTTGTAGAGGAAAAGCTAATTGAAAAAACGGCGGAAATGGAAGAGGAATTAAAGGGTGGCAAGTAAGGCAGATAATAAGCAACCACACTCCTTGCTAACATTTTATATATCTTTATATAAGGATAGATATAGCAAAGACCCAGTCCTTAATAGATTTAGGGAAAAGTGGGGAATGCAAGATGTTATTGATACCGTAGGGTATGAACGTGCAAGGGATTTGATTGAATATTATTTTACCTTAAATAAATTTGGTCACCCACTACAGTGGTTCTTTTATAATTTTGATAAGCTTGATAAGCTTTGGAAAGATATAGAAGATGACAAAGTGCATAGAGATATGCTAAGATCTAAGACTAAGGCAATGGTGGAAGAAAGAGAAAGGCGGTTAAGTGAACACGGAAGCAACGCTGATATCAGCAATCTGCAAGAATAAAGACATATCAACAATACTTGCAGACAATGTTGATGACCTATTTACTTCCCACAAAGACGTCTGGGATGGGCTTAAGTCTTATTACTATAAATTTAAGGCAGTTCCAGAAGTTGGCGTACTAACAGATAGATTTAGAGACTTTGAATCTACAGAAGTAAAGGCAGAAACTGGATACTACCTAGAGCAACTTAAGGCAGAGTATTTAACAAGTAAGCTTAAGACTATTATTTTGCGTTCAGGCGCAGGACTAAAAGAAGATGCTCCTTCAAGAGTTATTGCACAAATGCAAGCAGACCTTGCAAGTCTTTCTAAGTTTACAAGTAATGTTAGAGATTTAGATGTAACAGATTTTGAGTCTGCAGAAAAGTATTTTGAGCAAGTTAGACAACGTGCCAGCATAATGGGAGGAAGCCCAGGAATCCCAACAGGATTCAAGGCAATGGATACTGCATATGCAACTGGTATGGCACCAGGACATTTAATTGTTGCAATTGGTTGGCCAGGTCGTGGTAAGACATGGTTCACATCATACCTTGCATGTAAAGCTTGGGAACAAGGATTCAAGCCGATGATCATTTCCCTTGAAATGTCACCAGAAGACATGCGTAACCGTATCTATACAATGATGGGTTCTGGTCTGTTTAAGGCTAGTGATTTTTCAAGAGGTGACGTAAACGTTGACGACTTCAGATCATGGAGTAAGAAGAATTTTGAGGGCAAGAACGGATTTGTTCTTGTCTCAAATGAAGGAATGGGTTCTGTAAATGCTAATACTGTTCAAGCAAAAATTGACCAGCATAAGCCAGACCTAGTAATTCTGGATTACCACCAGCTATTCTCAGATACCAAGGGAAGCACTGGGGCTACAGAGAGAAATATGAACGTTTCTCGTGAATTCAAGATGCTTGCAATGAACAATAATATTCCAATTATTGATATCACTGCAGCAACAATGGACGATGTCTCAGACCAAGACAATCCACCAATGCTTTCGCAGGTGGCATGGTCAAAGGCTATTGAATATGATGCTGACATGGCAATCGCCATCCATAGATACACTGACACAAATATGATTGAAATTGTGTCCAGAAAGAACCGCCATGGAGATGGCTTTGGATTCTATTTGGACTGGGATATCAATCGGGGTATAATTAAGGAGATATATGAAAATATTCAGAAATGACCCATCAGCGTATACAGAGATTCCAGGTCAGAGCACAATTTAATAGTGATGCAGATATCATTAGAGTCCGTGCTCAATATGAGTCACTCTTAATTCAGGAAATGCGAGATAAAGGATTTGTCAGAGTTCTTGACATTGATCCTACATTCTCTGTATCATATGACCAAGAAGTTTGGTCCTTTATATTAACAATGCACAGTGTGCACGTAGGAAAGAAGAAGGCATGGCAATCAGAGGGTATTACGCAAGGAAAATTGATTCCACGAGATACACGCCCTCACACATTAAGTCAATTTTAAAATCTCTTAATGTTTCAGTGGTGGGTGAGACTGGTAACGATTTTTTGGCATACTGTCCATTTCATTCAAATAGACACAGCTCAAGCTTTAGCGTAAGCAAAGAGTTTGGCGCATGGTTGTGTTTTAATCCTGCATGCGGAGAAAGTGGAACGTTAATAGATTTAGTAAAAAGAATAACAAACAGAAACGACTATGAAGCACTTAGATTTATAAGTGTTAAAGAAGCAGAAGTCCTTGCAGACTTTGATGATCTTTTAGAAGACACATTGGAAGAGAAGCCAGACTTTATTGAGTTTGATTCAACAACAATTGAAAAGCTTACATCTGAAATGAAGCAGTATGATGATGGAAGAGTTTATATGCATGGTCGTGGATTCACAGACGAGACTTTGGAGTATTTTAATGTTGGCTATTCTAGCAACCGCAATATGGTTACAGTTCCTGTGCACAGTCCAGATGGGACTTGTGTTGGGGTTGTTGGCCGCAGTATCAAGGAGAAGGAGTTTAAGAACTCACCAGGACTCCCTCGTAATTCTACTCTTTTCAATATTCATCGTGCTAAACGCATTGGTGCAACTTGTATCATTGTGGAGTCTAGTTTCGATGCAATGAGAGTACATCAGGCGGGATTCCCAAATGTTGTAGCAACTCTTGGAGGTCATATATCTTCAAATAACCTTTCTTTATTAAATAGGTATTTCAATAGAATAATTATAATGACAGATAATGACCAAGCAGGCAGAGCCCTTGGCAATAACATATTTAATAAACTACGTAATAAAGATGTATTGTGGGCTTCTTATGAATATGGTAAGATATATCCACATGATGCAAAAGACGCAGGAGATATGACTGATCAAGAAATTAAAACCTGTATAAATAACTCAGTGTCGCATATTGAATATGTCAGCTGGGAATGATATAATAATTACATAGATGGATATACACCATCAACTACATTAGAAAAAGGAATATATTATGGGTATCGTAAAAGGATTAAAGGATTTAAATAAGACATTAGACAAGCCACAGTCTTCAGGTGGCGATAGCGTTAAGGGCCGTTGGGTAAAGCTAGAGGACGGCGAGAGCGTAAAGGTAAGATTTCTTCAGGAGCTTGATCCTGATTCACCAACATACAACGATAAGTTAGGTCTAGGATTTATTGCAGTAGAACACACAAACCCAAAGGATTATCGTCGTAAGGCGTTATGCTCAATTGACGACCAAGGAAAGTGCTGGGGTTGTGAGCAACACCGCAAAGACTACAAGGCTGGCTGGAAGGGTCGTTCACGACTTTACATTAATGTGTTGGTTGATGACGGCAAGGAAGAGCCATACGTTGCAATTCTTTCACAAGGAAGCAGCGGAAAAACAATTACACCTACACTAATTGAATATGCTGGAGAAATGGGAAGCATCACAAATCTCATGTGGCGTATTAAGCGTTCTGGAACAAAGACAGACACAAGCTACACAATCATTCCGCTTGCAAAGGATGAGGTTGAATTTGATTCCTCTAAGCTTGAAATCTTTGAGCTAGAAAAGACCGCAGTTCGTGATCTTCCTTATGCAGATCAAGAGTCATTCTATCTGTTTGGCGACAATGACAAGAGCGAAGGCTCAGAGTCAACTGGTAGCAATTTAGAGTGGTAATCTTTATAACCTGGGGCCAGTCTATTGACTGGCCCTAAGTTATTTAGTAGAATTTATCAAATGAGATCGTACGAGATACCAGACCCATTTGAAACATTTGTTTCAAACAAGTATCGTAACTATACTGGAGCGGTATATGATTTTTTTGCCAGAGAATGGCATATGAAATGTGGCTGCTGCAAAGAAGATTTGTATGCACCAAATAAAAAAACAATGACAAAAATTAGACTTTACCATACAAGAAATGAATGCACAGGAGGCTACTGATGAATTTTACGCATCTTCATGTTCACAGTTATTACAGCCTAATGGATGGATACAACTCTCCAAAAGAATTGCTTCAAGCAGCAAAAGATTTAGGTCAGACAGCTCTAGCTGTTACTGATCACGGCACCCTATCGTCTCATAGAGATATGCAGATTGCGGCAAAAGAGCTTGGCATGAAGCCCATCCTTGGCGTAGAGGCATACATATCTCCAACAGATAGATTTGATAGATCATCTAAAACAGATAAAACAATTCAGGCATACAACCACATCATCTTGCTTGCAAAAAATCAAAATGGATTAAACAATATTAACAAGCTACAGGAATTAGCTTGGACAGAAGGTTTTTATCACAAACCACGTATTGATAGAGAAATCCTTAAAGAGTTTGGCGAAGATATTATTATTTTGTCAGGCTGCCTAAACGGTCTTATAACAAAGGCAATTGAAAAGAATGAGTTTGCAGATGCAAAAATGATGCTCAAATGGTTCAAGACAAACTTTGGAGACAACTTTTATGTTGAGGTTCAGCCTGCAAATCCACCTGAGATAAATAAAAAGCTTCTGGAACTTGCAGACGAAATTGGAATTAAGCCTGTTGCAACTGCAGATGCACACTTTTCTAAAGAAGAAGAGCGGGTTGTAGAAGAGGCCATGCTTATTCTATCAACATCCCCTAAAGTAAATAAAGATCTTGATTTTGATAAGTCACGTACATTTGAAAATATGTTTGACAGATTTAATTATCTTTGGCCAGACCGTAGAATTTCATTTGAACATTTAGATTTGTATATTATGAGCAGAGAAGAAATGTCTGCTGAATTTAATAAACAAGGAATTACCAGAACTGATATCTATGACAATACTGTGCATATTTCAAACCAAGTTGAGGAATATTCATTTGGGCAGGGCTTGGACCTGCTTCCAGTCCCAAAGACCAATGCTGATAAAAAGCTTAGGGAGCTGGCTGAGGCTGGCCTAGAAAGGCTCGGAAAAGCCTCTGAAGGGGTCTATAAGGACCGTTTGGACGAAGAGCTAGGTGTTATCAAGGACAAAAATTTTGCCTCATACTTCCTGATTGTTTCAGATATGATTAATTGGGCTAAAGAGCAGGGTATTAAGGTCGGTCCAGGTCGTGGCTCCGCTGCAGGCTCTTTGGTTTGCTATGCCCTAGGAATCACAGAAGTAGATCCAATTAAATATGACCTTTTGTTTTTCAGATTTATTAACCCAGAGCGTAATGACTTTCCAGATATTGATACGGACTTTGAAGACCGTAGACGTAAAGAGGTAAAGGATTATTTAAAGAAAAGATTTAAAAACGTTGCATCTATTTCTACATTTACTTATTTTAAAGATAAGGGTGTAGTTCGTGATGCTGCTCGTGTATTTATGATTCCTCTTCAAGAAGTTAACCGTGCTCTAAAGTCCGTTGACACATTTGAAGACTATATGGAGTCTCCAAATACAAAAGAATTTAGAATGAAGTATCCAGAAGTTGGCTGGCTTGCAGAAAATTGGCGTGGAAGAATTAGAAGTACAGGTGTTCACGCAGCTGGAGTTGTTGTTGCTAAAGATGATTTAAGAAATTATGCGCCAATTGAAACTCGTGAAGATCCAAAAGATAAAGTTTCTGGAAGAATTCCAGTAGTTGCTTATGAGATGGAGACGGTTGCAGACATTGGCCTTATCAAGATGGATGCTCTGGGTCTAAAAGCCCTATCTATTTTGTCTGACACATTGGCATCTATTAAAGATAGATACGGAAAAGAAATTGTACTTAACGATATTAATCTTGAAGACCCTGAAGTTTATAAGAATTTAAGTCAAGGTTATACCAAAGGTGTATTTCAGGCTGAAGCAACTCCATACACAAACCTTTTAATTAAAATGGGTGTGGATAAATTTGAAGACTTGGTTGCATCAAATGCTTTGGTGCGTCCAGGAGCAATGAACACCGTAGGTGCTTCATACATTAACAGAAAAAACGGCAGAGAAGCGGTTGACTATACTCACCCGATCATGCGTCCTTTTACAGAAAACACATATGGTGTTATTATATATCAAGAGCAAGTTATGCAAGCATGCGTACACTTGGGAGGGATGTCTTGGTCTGAAGCTGACAAGGTTCGCAAGATTATTGGTAAGAAAAAGGATGCAAAAGAATTCGACCAGTTCAAGGATAAGTTCGTTGCTGGCGCTTCAAAACACATTTCTAAGAAGCAGGCCGAAGACCTCTGGCATGCCTTTGAAGCTCACGCTGGCTATTCCTTTAACCGTTCTCACGCCGTTGCTTATTCCATGGTTTCTTTCTACACTGCTTGGCTTAAGACTTATTACCCTCTTGAGTTCATGTTCGCTATCCTTAAGAATGAAACAGATAAAGACGCAAGAACAGAATACCTAATTGAATCAAAAAGATTGGGTTTGAAAGTTTTACTTCCACATATTAATGAATCTGAAATTGATTTTTCTTTACAGAAAGACTCAATGAGGTTTGGTCTTGCGGATGTAAAATACATATCGGATAATATAGCAAGTAAAATAATTAAGGGAAGGCCGTATTTACACTATGAAGATTTCATGGAAAAAAGCTCTGTTAAAAACAGTGGCGTTAACAGTCGTGCTATTGGGGCTCTTAATGCTATTGGGGCAGCAGCTTTTAAAGACAATCCAAGAACAGGATTAGAGCAAGAAAGTTTTTACGAGTATCTTGGTATACCTCAGTTTAATTTGCAAGATTTGCCACCAGTAATTAAAGCTCAGGCAAGACCTATTGAAGAGTTTGACGACCTAGGATCTTTTGTTATGTTTGGCATGGTTAAAGGAATTAAACGTGGCACAGGCTGGGCAAGAATTGAATTGGTTGACGAAACTGGATCAATTGGTTTATTCCATACAGAGCAAACTCAAATTGAAGTTGGCCAAATGTACTTTATTTTGGTTGGAGATAACAGAATTGCAAGGTATGTAAAGGTGTCTGAGATCAAACAAGACAGCGAAGATTTGTTTGTAGACTATTTATATCGTCAAGAATATGACAATATTCCTGAAGACAAGTATATGGTTCTAAATTTTACACCTTATAAAACAAAGGCTGGAAAAACAATGGCTCATATAGTCTTTACAAATAAAGACAAAGAGTTGACAAGAGCAATTGTGTTCTCAACAATGTATAAGATAGCTTTAGCAAAGCTAAGAGAAGGAATGGTCTGTGATGTTGTCTTGTCAAAACTAGATGATGGAACACTTATGGTAAAGGAAATAAAATGATTGAAGTTATATTAACAGAGCAAGAGGCTAAAGAACTTGAAGACGCTCTTGTTTATCACATGGAGCAGTGCTTTAACACTCTTTATGATACCGAAGAGGTTGCAGAGGACTGGGAGCCATACCAGCCGTTTGACGGTTGCTCAAATTGTGAGACAAGAGAAATGCTTATGAAAACATTTGAGTGGCTTAGAAATAATAAAGATCTAGCAGTATATGTAGGAGAGAATGATGAGTGAAGATAAAGCAGATATATCTCAGGATATTAATGTAACAAATTTATTGGTGGCTATACTAAAAACAATTAAAACTGTTGATGTGCCTTCTGAGCTTGTTTTAAATCCAGCAGAAGAAGACACTGGGTTAATGGTTTCATACAATGAGTCTGATAATACATTTACAATTGCGTTAGGAGAATACAATGGGAGTAATTAAAACTGATAATTTTAGAACGCCTCCAAACACAGAAAAGACTACACAGACAGCATCGAGCACACTGCTCGATCATGGCTTAGATGAGTTGGCCCACATTCTTCATGAATCTGCAATTGAAAAAGGTTTTTGGGAGGGCGAATACAACTTTGATAAGATTGGAAATAAACTAGCTTTAGTTCATTCAGAAGTAACTGAAATTTTAGAAGCTATCAGAAAGAGTAAAGGTAGTCGTGAAATTGTTGAAGAAACAGCAGACGTTTTAATTAGATTACTAGATGTTTATGCTGCTCTTAAACAAATGGGGCTTGTAGAAGATTCTCTAGACGAGATCCTAGATTTTAAAGTTGATAAAAATAGAGGAAGACCAAGACTTCACGGCAACCTGTTTTAATGGTATACTATCTAGATAATAGAAAGAGTTCAAATGAACATTGAAGAAATTTTAGCTGGGCTAGACCCAAAAACTCGTAAACGAGTACAAATTGCAACAGAAGTAGACAATCAAAAACAAAAAACGCCTAGCGTGGGCCTAACACTGGCCTTAAAAGGTGGTTTTGGTTATGGCAGACAAGTCCTAGTTTGGGGAAACAAGTCTGCTGGAAAGTCATCGTTTTGTTTACAAATGATTGCTTTAGCACAAAAAGAAGGAAAGACATGTGCTTGGATTGACGCAGAAGATTCATATGACCCAGCATGGGCAGAACTTCTTGGTGTTGACTCAAGTCAATTAATTTATTCTCCAGCCAAGTCTGTTAATGACATGGTGGATATTGCTACACAGTTAATGGAAGCAAACGTAGACATAATTGTTGTAGATTCAATTTCGGCTCTGCTACCTGCCATCTACTTTGAAAAAGATAGCACTGACTTGAAGAAGTTAGAAGATACAAAACAAATTGGAGCAGAAGCAAAGGATATGACCCATGCGGTCAAAATGTTAAATTATGCAAACAAAAACACACTACTTGTTCTCATCTCACAGCAACGAAATCAATTTGGATCTATGCATGCTTCACACATCCCCACAGGTGGCATGGCAGTCAAGTTCTTTTCAACCACTGTTGTCAAGCTTTGGTCTTCTGAAGCTGAAGCTAATGCTATTAAAGCTGGCGTTAAAGTTGGCGACAAAATTATCGAACAGAGAGTCGGAAGACCAGTTAATTGGATTATTGATTACAACAAACAAGGCCCCCCAAATCTATCAGGACAATACGACTTTTACTACCAAGGGGAAACTATTGGTGTAGATGGTGTTGGAGAAACACTAGATGTTGCAGAGATGTATGGAATTATTGAAAAGGGTGGAGCATGGTACACCATTGGTGAAGAAAGGTTCCAGGGTCGTGCTAAGGCAGTACAATACCTTAGAGATAATCCAGAAGTTGTAGAAGAGTTAAGGGAAAAAATTTATGCCAGATCTTAACGATTTTATTAATGATGTTACTTCAGATAAAAAAGAGGTCGTAGAAGAATTAGTTATTGATTCTGACCTACCAGTTTTTGGCGGAACATTTCAATGCCAAGAATGTAGCAATGAAGTAAACAGCGCAATGTTTAAGTCTAAGGAGGAAAAGCTTACGTGGACTTGTCCAGATGGACATGTTTCGTCAGTTCCATTTAAATAATGTCAGAGAGAGCAGAAATTAAAAGAGATGGCGCAAAAGGGCACAAGAATTCTGGTCGTGGGAATTACCAAAAAGCAGATGCTACCTGGCGTAATTTTGTAGTAGACTATAAAGAATACTCCAAATCAATCTCTATTTCACAAGACATATGGGCAAAGATTTGTACAGATACTTTTAAAGTAAGTAGGGACAAAAGCCCAGTACTCAAGCTAATACTTGGCGGAGAAGGCTCTAAAACCAGACTTGCAGTAATTGAGTGGGCACTACTAGAGCAATTAATAGAATGTTGGGAGACACACAATGAGTGATAAAAATACACTGGAGCTTATAAGCGAAATTACAGAATTTAATGACTTGCATGAATTTATGTCTGACGAACAGTTAGATAGAGCCCTTGCAATTCTGGTAAAATTAATTATGAACCCAGAAGTTCCTTCCGCTAAAGCTCCAATGCTAATTATAGAATTGCAGGCAATTAGTGCCAAACTTGCCATTTTAGCCTCATTTTACTCAACTATTGCCAAAGATAAGGCTGGAACTGTAAACAACAACAAAAAGAATGTCTACTACTCAGTCAAAGAAGCTCTGGATAGATTAGTTGATGCACTTAAGTATTCTGCGAGGTATAGCCTTTAATGGGTAAAGCAATTATAAGTAATTTAAAGTTTAAAAAGTATGTTGGAAAATTTGATCCAGCATCTTTTGGCCAGCAACTAGATGACGCCTACCTTGCCACAAAAAGACCAGATGGAGAAATGACAAAGTATTCTTTTAGTCCTAGCACAATTGGATATGGTCATGGAAATTGTCCAAGATACTGGTACATGGCATTTAGTGGTGCAGAATTTATTGATGACAACAGCGCAGTAAATGTTGCTAACATGGCTGTTGGAACACAGTCTCATGAAAGACTTCAAGGTTTAATTAAAACCTTCCCAGAGTTTGTTGAAGAAGAAAAAGAAATTAAAAACGAATATCCACCAATTCGTGGTTTCATAGACCTAGTTATGAATTACGACGGAGAAACTGTTATTGGAGAAATTAAAACTGCAAAGCAGGAGGTCTGGGATACCAGACAAGCAGAGATGAAGTCTTCAACAAACCATATGCTTCAGCTTCTTACTTATATGAAGCTAACAAATGCCAAAGAGGGATTCTTTTTGTATGAGAATAAGAACACACAAGAGGTGCTTGTAATTCCAATTCAAATGAATGATAGAAACTCAAAGATTATTAACGACACATTTGATTGGCTATGCAAGGTTTGGGACAACTTTAAGGAAGGAGATCTTCCAGTCATTCCAGACGGGTATACAAAGTCAAAGTCTCCATGCAAGTATTGCCCATTAAAGAAGTCTTGCTGGTCAAAAACTGCAGACGAAGGTTCTGTACACATATCTCCAATGGATGTGACAGTGTAATGATTTGTGCAAACGGTGATTGCAAGCAAAAGTTTGAGCCAAAAACTCATAATCAAAAATATTGTTCTGATGAATGTTGCAGAATCGCAACAAACAAAAGGATTATGGAAAAGTATTATGAAAAGAAAGCTATTAGAAATGGCGCAGTAAGGCTTTGCAAATGCGGCGGACAACTAAGCAGATACACTGAAAAAACTGTATGCACTATGTGCGTTGATAAGCAAAAGCGGGAAACAAGGGCAAGACTAAAGGAGATGCTTGATGGGATTAGCTAATCTTGTTAAGTCTAAAGCCGTAAGAGTTTTAGGCATAGATGCGTCTACAAACTCAATAGCGTTTTGTCTCATGGACAATAATGTCCCAATAAAATGGGGCAAGCTTGAACTTAAAGGGCAAGACATATACGAAAAAATATATGATGCCAAAAGAAAAATGCATGCAATGATAGATGAGCTTAAGGCTGACTACATTGTAGTTGAGGGTGCGGTATTTGTTAAGTCTGCTGACGCTGTGATAAAATTATCATATGTCTATGGAGTTGTTATTGCTGAGCTTATGTCTACTGGTGCTAAGGTTATCACTATTAGCCCATCCTCGTGGCAGGCGTACATTGGCAACAAAAATCCGACGAAAGATGAGAAGTCTGCAATAAGATTGAAAAATCCAGGTTACGCAGACTCTTGGTATCAAAACCAGTTAAGAAACATGCGTAAGCAAAGAACAGTAGACTTCTTTAATAACAAATACGGAAATAAGATCACAGACTTTGATGTAGCTGATAGTTTTGGAATTGCATACTACGGGAATCAGGTTTTAACAGAACGATGAAATTATATCAAAGTAAAGATTGGCTGCACAGAAGGTACATAGTGCAAAAGAAAACGGTTACAGAAATTGCTGCTGAATGCAAGGTTTCTGCAATGACAATACAAAGATACCTAGAACAGTTTGGATTGATTAAAAAAAGATGATACTTTATGGTGGAAGCTACAGTCAGGCTGGGCAGGAGTCTTTTGTTATAAATTCCCTAAAAGAAAAAAGAAACGGATTTTATGTAGAGATAGGTGCTTATGACTCAAAGATTATGAGCAACACCTACCTACTTGAAACAGAATATGGTTGGTCTGGCATTGCACTAGAAATCGATCCAGCTAGATCAAATGAGTATAATTCTAATAGGTCTAATAAGTGTGTGACTGCAGATGCTACAACATTTAATTATTTAGATTATTTTATAGAAAACAATGTTCCAGAAAGAGTAGACTATTTACAGGTAGACATAGAGCCTGCACCACAATCTTTACAGGCTCTCAGAGCACTACCTCTTGACAGATACAGGTTCTCTATAGTAACATTTGAGCATGACCTTTACGTGGACCCAAGCAATGCCTTGGTAAAGCAAGAGGCTATAGAAATTTTAACCAAATATAATTATAAGCTTGTTAAAGAAAATGTTATGCACGAAGGTAATATTTTTGAAGACTGGTGGATAGACAGAGAGATTCTAGAAGAAGTGGGTGTAATATGCTAAAGCCAGTATTTGAAGATGTAAGAGACTTTAATTGCTCAGATCTATATTTAAAATCAGTTAGTGCTCCTTCAGGCGCTAAAATTTGGGGAGCATGCCATGAAATTGCACATCTTTTGATTGAAAAAAATATCTCATATGGTGATTCAGCGCTAAACCCTGCACGTATATTTTCTTCGGCGGATGCAACAGAACAATTAAAGGTCCGTATTGATGATAAATTAAATAGAGTTATGCATAATCAAGGCTATGCTGGAGATAACGATATTGATGATTTAATTGGATATTTGGTTTTATATAAGATTGCAAAGGCTCAACTCAATTGACATTTTAGTCGACTAAAAGTATAATATAGTAATGGCTGAGATAGAGTTAGCGGATCATTTTGACCGCATGAACAAAGTAGTTTCTGAACTACTCAAAGGAAATAACCCCACCCAAATTGCTACCCTGACTGGTTTTAAAAGAGCAGAAGTTGTTGAGCTAATTGATGAGTGGAAGTCAGTCGTACACAATGATCAGAACGCTAGAGAGAGGGCTAAAGAAGCCGTATCTGGCGCTGATCAACATTATGCAATGCTTATTAAAGAGGCATGGAAAACTGTTGAGGATGCAGACACCCAAGGACAGCTTAGCGTAAAAGCTGGGGCGCTAAAGCTAATTGCGGACATTGAAACAAAAAGAATTGGAATGCTTCAGCAGGTAGGACTGCTTGACAATGCAGAGCTGGCAGGGCAGATTGCAGACACAGAACGCAAGCAAGAGATCCTTGTTGGCATATTAAAAGAGGTTACAGCCACATGCCCAAATTGCAAAATGGATGTAGCACGTAGACTTTCGCAGATAACTGGAGTAGTAGAGCCTGTACAAATAGTAGAGGAGCGAGATGTCATTTGATTTTAGTGATCTTATTGACATGCTCGATGGCGAAGAGTTTGATGAGCGTCCAGTAGACTTAAGAACATTTGTTACTAGCCCAGACTATTTAGGCTTACCACCGTTATCCGAATACCAATACACTTTAATTGAAAAGTCTTCACAGATTTATAAAGAATCAACATTGAAGAAGCTCTTTGGTGAAGAAGAGGGCGGAAGAATGTTTAAGCAAACTTGTAATGAAGTTATAGCACAGCTTGGTAAGGGTTCAGGAAAAGACTACTCTTCTACAATAGCAACCGCATATATAGTTTATTTGTTACTATGTCTAAAAGATCCAGCAACATATTATGGCAAGCCTCCTGGAGACTCAATTGATATTCTAAACATTGCTATTAACGCACAGCAAGCAAACAATGTTTTCTTTAAAGGATTTAAAACTAGAATTGATCGCTCACCATGGTTTGCTGGAAAATATGAATCTAAAGCTTCAGAAATGAAGTTTGATAAAGCTATTACTGTTCACTCAGGTCACTCTGAAAGAGAAGCTTGGGAAGGATATAACGTAATTATAGTTATCCTTGATGAAATTTCAGGATTTGCTACAGAAAATACAACTGGTCATGATCAAGCAAAAACAGCTGACGCTATATATGACATGTATCGTGCCTCAGTTATGTCACGTTTCCCAGACTTTGGAAAAGTTATTCTTCTATCTTTTCCACGCTTTAAAAACGACCCAATTCAAAAGTTTTATGAATCCGTAATTGCAGAAAAAGAAACTGTAATTCAAACTAAAGTTTTAAAGATGGACGAAGATCTTCCAGACGGAATTGAAGGAAATGAAGTAACTGTTGAATGGGAAGAAGATCACATTAAGGCATATAAATATCCAAAAACATATGCGCTTAAAAGGCCAACATGGGAAGTGAATCCAACAAAAAAGATTGAAGACTTTAAGGTTGATTTTTATAGAAATCCATTAGATGCACTTGGAAGATTTGCATGCATGCCGCCAGAAGCTGTAGATGCTTTTTTTAAGTCAAGAGAAAAAGTTGAAAAAGCATTTAGCAATACTGGAATTGCAGTAGATAAGTTTGGAAGACTGGAGAATTGGTTTAAGCCACAAGAGGGCACAGATTACTTTATCCACGTAGACCTTGCACAAAAGCATGACCACTGTGCAGTTTCTCTAGCACATGTTCGTGACTGGGTTAACGTAAGGGTTACAAATGAATATTCTCAGCCAGCACCAGTTGTTGAGGTTGATGCAGTAATGTATTGGACCCCAACATCTGATAAGTCTGTAGATTTTACAGAGGTTAAAGACTATATCTTGTCTTTGAAGAGTGCTGGATTTAATATAAGAATATGTACGTTTGACAGATGGAACTCTCATGATATGATGCAACAACTAAAACAATACGGCATCAATACAGAGATTCTATCTGTCGCTAAAAAGCATTACGATGACATGGCAATGGTTGTGCTAGAGGAAAGAGTTAAGGGTCCTCACATACCATTGCTTATTGATGAATTGCTTCAGCTTAGAATTATGAGAGATAAAGTAGATCACCCAAGAAAAGGCTCTAAAGACTTGTCTGACGCAGTTTGTGGATCAATATACAATGCTATTTCAAGGTCTTTGGTTCCAACGGATAGAGAGATTAGGGTTCATACATATGAATCAATGAGTTATGACGCAGACTTTGGGGAGGCTAAAGAAGAATCATTTAATCTTATTAAGCCACCTAAATCTATGCCAAATGACTTGCAGGACGCAATAGGAAGAATGATGACAATATGACAAATATATACCAAGAGAGAGCAAAAGAATGCAAGTGCTGTGGAAAGCATGTTCCGCTTCCTACAGTTTTACGTGAATTTAATGGAACCATGATGTGTCCTACTACATACGCAAACGTGTTGGAGTATACTAGGATATGGAAGCAAATTGGTTCTAGACCAACTGGAAGTATTAGAAAGCATTTTTCTGAATATGTACAGCAAGTTGTTGAATCAACTATTGACAAGAGTGATGAGGCAAACGTATAATTAAGCTACGTGGTAGTAGCTTAGTCGGTTAAAGCCCCGAACTCATAATTCGGTAATCGTAGGTTCGAGTCCTACCTACCGCACAAGGAGAAAGAAGTGGAAGACAATATGTCAGATCTAGATCACTACATTGAAATTGGCGCTATTGAAGTTGCTGGTGTTGATGAAAGTGGAGAATTTATATTAAGCATTACGGAAGCGGCAAAAGAGTTGGCTCCAGAACTTTGGGCAGCTCATGTTAATCATATAGACGAAACTTTAGTGGCGCTTTATGAAAAAGGGCTTATGTCTGTAGACTATGACGAAAATCTAGAGGCCACATTTTCCTTGAGCGAAGAAGGCATGAAGGTTGCAAAATCTTTTGGGCTTCTTCCAATGGATGTAGAAAAAGATATACCAAACAATTAAATGAGTTTTTAAAAAAAACGTAATATAATTATCCTGTAGGAGCTAACCCCCCTACGCATTCGGGCTCGCTACCTTGGGATGATTATGGTTACGTAAAGGCTAACAGTCGTTAGCCTTTACTTTTGCCCTTGTAGCTCAGCGGATAGAGCGAGACTCTTCTAAGGTCTGCGTCGGAGGTTCGATTCCTTCCAGGGGCGCAAAATGCTATAATTAAATTAATCTATTCCATAGGAGGAAAAATGGCAGAAGAAACAAGACACCCAAATGCAGTAAAGGTTTTGGCGGCAGCCAGAAAGTATGCTGAAGAAGGGTACACAGAAGGACCAAACAACGATACAATTTTTGGAAAGCGCTATGGCATGAACAATCAACCATGGTGTGCAATGTTTGTATCAGGTTGTTTTGATGATGCAGGGCTAGTTCATCTAGTTGCGGCATCTACAAAGAAGGGCTTTGCATCTTGCGATGCAGGAGCACAGTGGTTTGCAAAGAACAAGAGAATTGTTCCGATTGGGCAAGCACAAGCAGGAGACGTAGTATTCTTTAACTTTGACAAGACACCAACTGACACAGAGCATGTTGGAATTGTAATTTCAAATGATGGAAAAAATCTTATTACTTACGAAGGAAATACATCTGGAGATTCAAAGGGATCGCAGGCAAATGGTGACGGCGTATTTAAGAAGAAAAGAGCCTACAGCCTTGTAATGTCAGTTGCAAGACCAGATTGGGATGCACCAGCACCAGCTGCTAAGCCAGCAGCTAAGAAGGCAGCTCCAGTCAAGAAGGCAGTTGCAAAGAAGAAGTAAGTTTTGCTATAATAATATACGGGTCGCCTTCGGGGGCCCGTATATTAATTTATTTGCTTAAAAAGGAGAAATAAAATGGTAACACAATTTGCTATGGATTTTTTTAATGATCCATTTTTTATCGGGTTCAATCGTGATTTTGACAAGTTGTCAAGAATCCACACCCACGCTACAGGAACAAACTATCCACCTTATAACGTAATTACAACAGATGATGAAGATGTATTCTTTATCGAACTTGCGGTTGCGGGATTTGCAAAGGAAGACCTTGAAGTTTCAGTAAAAGAACAGGTTCTCACCGTAAAGGGAGAAATCAAGGATACTAAGGATGAGCCAAAATATGCTCACCGTGGAATTGCAACAAGAAAGTTTACTCGTGAATTTGCCCTAGGTGAATTTATTGAGGTAACTGGGGCGGTTGCAGAAAATGGTATGCTCAAGATTTCATTAGAGCGTATTGTTCCTGAAGACAAAAAGCCAAAATCAATCAAGATCAAGTAAAAAACACTAGACAATCCTATTTACATAGGGTATACTTATATTGTGCACCACTTAATGTGGGCATGAGGGACCTGAGCATTGTCCACGTAAACGGCTCATTTTAAAATTGGAGACTCATGGAGATTATTGATCTGCAAAAGCCAAATGTGCTAATCGTTAAAGATTTTTTTGATAAGGATCAGGTTAATACAGTTCTTAATATACTAAAGAGTATATCAGAAGAAGAATGGTATTTTGAAGCAGATAAAAAAAGAGAGCTTGGAACCAATATACATGAAGAGCTTCGTGAAAGTTCTCACAAAAGTTGGGACGGGATGTCTCTTGGTTTGACATCAAGGGTAGATGCAAAAAAAATGTATCCAACATTACCACATGAAATGTTGATAGATCAAGAACACAAGATAAAAAAGCTTACAGAAAAAAGATTTAACCAAAATTTGATTTTGCAATTGTCTGGATTAAATAGATGGAGACCAGGAAGAGAACAGCTCCCACATATAGACTATTATGATTCTTCAGAAGATCACGACTTTGAAATGCTAGAAAAGTACAATCTTCCTAAAAATAGATTAGAGCAGTTTGAAAAAGGTTTTAACGATAAACATTTTTCTTCTTTGGTTTATTTTAACGATGACTATATTGGTGGAGAATTGTATATGCCACAGTGGGATTGGGAGATGAAACCAGAGCCTGGAATGCTAATATGTTTCGAGGGAAACGAAAATCATCTTCACGGCGTAAAAATGATGGAAGAAGGAATCAGATACACTTGGTCTTTATTTTGGACAAAGTTTGATTGGGCAATGAAAAATAAGCTGGAGGCAATGAAAAATGTATGAGTATAGAGTAAAAAAGGTATTAAATGTTGTAGACGGAGATACAATTGATGCAGATATCGACCTAGGGTTCGACATCTCTTTGGCTAAAAGAGTTAGAATGGCTGGCATAGATACTCCAGAGTCTCGCACCACGGATAAGTTTGAAAAGACACTAGGGCTTGAGTCAAAAGAATACCTAAAGAAACAGTTAAAAGACGCTAAGGATGTTGTCATTAAAACGGAACTTCCAGATTCTTCAGAAAAATATGGACGCATACTTGGTTGGGTTTACATTGACGGAGCAACAAAGTCTATTAATGAGATTATGATTGAAGAAGGATATGCTTGGGGCTACATGGGAGATACAAAGGTTAAAGACTTTGCTGCTTTAGCTGAAAAGAGAAAAAAGAGCGGTAAGTAATGCCTACATACGAGTATTCTTGCATTCAGTGTGATGTGACAAAAGAGATTATAAAGTCTTTTGAACAAGCAGACTCTTTAGAGGTTTGTGAAAAGTGTGGATACAACATGACTAAAGTTTACGGATCTTTTGGTATTCAGTTTAAAGGTTCTGGCTTTTATAAAACAGATAATCCTAAATAGCTACATGCTATAATTGTAATGTAAACAAAATTTGCATTACATAGGAGAGTCCTAGTTGACTGGAAAGGTTAAACTTCTCTTAACCAGCCTTATTGTTATAGGCTGGCTTTTCCTTTTTGGGCCAACTAATGCACATGCTGAAGAGGTTACAGTTCAAGTAACGCCAGCAAATCCATCTTCAGATACCGCCACAGCAACCACTCCTGTTACAGTTGAGATAGTTGCAAATAAAGTAGAGGCGGCAGAAACAACGCTACAGGCGGCAGCTCAAACACAGGCAAATACGATCATATCTACAATCCAATCAAATGTGCCAAATACAGATACTCAGACTGCTACCCAAATTGCTACAACTCAAGAGCCAATTGCAACTGCAGTTGCAGAGGCTACAGTCAAGGTTCAAGAGGCTAACAATGCAATACAATCTGCTGAAACAGCAGTCACAGTTGCAGCAACAGCTCAAGCAGCAGTTGAATCACAAACTGCAGTAGTTGCCACAGCAACAACAAATTTAAATAATGCTCAAACAAATTTAAATACAGTAACTCAACAGGTTGAGTCTCAAACTGCTGTAGTTGCTACAGACACCACAAACCTTGCTACAGCTCAAGCTGCAGCCGATGCTTCAGCCGTAGAAACAACAACTAATGGAATTGAGGTAACAACATACGCATCACCTGGAGGACAGCAGCCACCACTTCCAGCAGAAAATGCGACACCACTTTCAACCACAACAGTTCCTTATATTGCTCACCAATTTGGAAGCGGACAGGTATTTAATTCTGGCAGAGTAGACAATGTAATTGTTAAATTTGAAGGAACAATTACTGTTCCAGAAGAAGCAGTAACAGTAAAGTATGCAATTCATTCAGATGACGGCGCAAAGATGTATGTAGACGGGCAACTTGCAATCAATGAATGGATTGATAAAGGTGGAGGATGGAGTCAATATTCTCCAACTTATAATACAACTACAGACAAGCAACAGGACTTTACTATTTGGTACTATGAAAATGGTGGAGGGTCACAAGTTATACTTGGCTGGCTAATAATGAGACAAGATGGAAGTGGATATTTTACTACTCCAAATCAAACGGCATTTGCAACTACAGTAGTAACAAAAGACCCAGTATTAGTTGCTGCAGTTGCTACCGCACAGACAACTCTCAATAATGATACTGCAGTTCTTAATACTCTTACTGCACAAAAGACTGCAGCAGAAGAAGTAGTTGCAGATAAGACAGAGGTAAAGGCAGAAGAAGTTGCTACATTAAATCAGCTTACAGAAACTGCTACAGCAACAGTTCAAGCAGCAGACACCCTTGCTAACACAGCAACAACAAAAGTAAATGAAGCAGTAACTGCAATGACAAATGCAGCACAGGTTACAGTTAATTATTATGCAGAGCAACAAGCAGCAGCGCAAGCCGCTGCAAATGCCGCAGCCGCAGCTGCAGCAGCACAAGCAGCACAAGAAGCGGCAGCAGCGGAAGCTGCAGCACAACAAGCAGCTGCACAAGCAGCAGCTGCAGAAGCAGCAAGAGTTAAAGCAGAAGCAGAAGCCAAAGCAGCAGCCGAAGCTGCTGCAAAAGCAGAAGCAGAAGCCAAAGCAGCAGCCGAAGCTGCTGCTAAAGCAGAAGCAGACCGTATAGCAGCAGAAGAAGCCGCTGCTAAAGCAGAAGCTGATCGTATAGCTGCAGAAGAAGCAGCAGCTAAAGCTGAAGCAGAAGCAAAAGAAAAAGCAGAGGCAGATGCAAAAGCAGAAGCAGACAGACTAGCAGCAGAGGCAGAAGCTAAAGCGCAAGCAGAGGCAGATGCAAAGGCTGAAGCAGAGGCCAAGGCTCAAGAGGAAGCAAACGCAAAGGCTGAGGCAGAAGCTAAAGCGCAAGCAGAGGCAGATGCAAAAGCAGAAGCTGAAGCAAAGGCTGCGGAGGCAGAAAAAGCTAAGGCAGAAGAAGAAGCATTAAAGAAAGCAGCAGAAGAAGGCAAACTAACTGAAGAGCAAAAAGAAGTTGTAGTAGAAAAACTTATACAAAATCTTGCTCCAGGAGAATCTATTTCAGTAGCAGAAATTAAAGCAGCAGGAGTTTCTTATTCAGATTTGCCACCATCAACACCAGTTGAAGTTCGTACAGATGAAAATGGAAACGCTCTTGTAATTACTGCAGCTGTCGCTGCACAAGTTGAGCTTGTGCAAAATCCAGCAGCTTTGGTAGAAGAATTATTTACTAATCCAGCAGCGGCAATAGCAGCTCTTGGAAGCATTGGTGCAGATATGACTGAAGAAGAAAGAGAAGAAGCAACAGATATGGTTGTTGCTACAGTTGTTGCAGCAGGTGCCGCTATTAATGCAGTAGGAGCGGCAGCAGGAGGCGCCACTGGAGGTGGCACAGGCGGAGGAGGAAGTTCTGGTGGAGGCTCAGGAGCTAATTCACCAGGTTCACGAGGAGGAAGAAGATGGTAAGAGTAATAAAAAATATCTTAAAGGATATGGTTGACCAAGCATGGACGCTTCTCGGAATGTTTATTGCTTGGGTAGTTCTGGACGGAAGTGCAAAGACTGTTGTTGGTTATGGAATTGTGGCAACAACTGCTCTTTGGATAATTACAAGTCCGATCAGAAATAGGGAGGATTAAAAATGGCAAAAGCACATATTGAAGAGCCAACACAGGTTGGATCTGGAGCAATTGCAAGCATTAATAATATTTTTATGAGAATTGTTGCTGTATTTGCAGCATCAGGTCTTTCAGTAATTGGAGCAGGAGCAGTAGTCGGAATTGAAACATACAAGGCTGTCATTCTTGCAGGAACATTAGGGGTAGCAACAGTTGTTGAAAAGCTAGCTCGTGGATTCCTAGATGATGGAAAGCTAACTATTGACGAAATTAATAATGCATTTTCAGCAGTAGATAAAAAAGCTCAAAAGTAGTATAATATATACATGGACCAATATAAGGTAAAAATAGAAGCAGATCTAGAAATAGAGGCATTTTCTGCCGAAGATGCTGCAGACTATGTAAAAGATATTATTGGTACTGACCAAGAGGTAAAAGCAGTAAATATTAAAAAAATTACAAAAATTAATTGAAATTTGATTGACAAGGCCCCGTAGCAAACAGTATAATAGATACTACGGGGCTTTGCTATTGGCTCATAGCTCAGTCGGCAGAGCGGGAAGCTGTTAACTTCTAGGTCCCTGGTTCGAGTCCAGGTGGGCCAGCAAAAGAAAAGGAAAATATGAACATCAAGGAAAACAAAGTTAATCAATTTATTAAAAACTTTAAGACAGATTATCAAGAAGCTTTTTGGGATGGATATACTTTAATTGTTTGGAAGAAAGATGCAACAGGTTTTTCAAACAAAAGAGGAATGTTTAGAAACAATACTTGGGGGCTGACCAACAGATTCCCTTTAACTAATGGCGGAGATTGGGATCTCCCTGACAGATATGTCAAATATATTAAGTAGTCTAGGCGTAGACCCAGATGATTTTGAATGGTGGCATCTTGCGGCATGCAATGGGATGGACACAAACTTATTTTACGATAAGTATGAAGCAGATTTTAATATAGCAAAAAGTGTAGACGAATGTTGTTTAACATGTCCAGTAGCAAAAGATTGTTTAAGAGCTGGAATTGAAAACAATGAATACGGAGTATGGGGCGGGATATACTTAAACTCTGGTTCAACAGACAAAGCACGTAATATTCATAAAACAGAAGAAGTATGGAATAGGTTTAAGGTGAAGCATGGACATTAATCAGTGGACAGGCGAATTAAATAAACCAGTTTTCTATACCAAAGAAATGGCTACAAAAGTAAGAGAACTTAAGCAACCAGTTCATGGACTACAAATGGACATAGTTAAGTTTCCAGAATTTTTGGCCATTAGGTTATATGAAGGAAATTTCATGCAGTATGGCGATTCTGAAAGAATGAGAATCATTGACTACATTGAAATGGTAAAACGTGTACTAGAATCCTACGGGGTTCGTGTTGAACTTGAGGGAGCAAAAGGTGAAAGAATATTACGATAAAGTTTGTATTGTATTTTTGCACGAAGATCAGGTATATGGGGACGTAGAGTCTCTTGGAACGTATGCGTCAGTGGTGAGATACACCAAGGACGGAATAGATTATGAAGAGCTTGTAGAGAATAGCGAATTTACTATAATGGATGAATTCGTATTGTCACATGTAGAGGAAGAATAATGGAAAAGATTTTATGTTACTCTTGCAGCAAAAGCAAGAATAAACTAAATACAAGAAAATCAGCGCTATTAACAATTAATTTGTTAATGTGCGAGACATGTATTGTATCTAAGTTTGAGCCACGCTGGGTAGTTATTTTGGCTGGAAGACAATTTGGATCTGATCATGTTAAAGAATATATCATTAAAAAGAGATATATTGGTCAACCAATATTAGCAGATGAGTTGCTAGTTTAGCATACATTTGTTGGTATAATTAATATATGCCAATGACAAGAGAACAAATGATATTAATGCTGCTTATGGCAGTATTAGGTGGCACTGGCGCAAGATTTATAGAGTTTCTTGGGAAAAGAAAATCTGAAAAATTGTATCAAAATGAGATAGACCACAGCAAGGTTGAGCTCAGGCTTGAGCTGGAAAAGCTTAAAAATAAGCTGCTGGTCTCTGAAAATGAATTATTAGTTTGGCAGGCTAAATACTATGAAACCCTTGAGAAATTAGCCAAAGTTAACTATGAATTAAGCGAATTACTGTCTAAATTAAAAATACATTAATTAGACTGGACATCGAATTTTAAATATTATAGAATGGTACTATGATATCTGAGAAAAGACTTAAGTGGTATGGCCTTGGGCTGACCATAGTAACAAATATTTTCATTGTGTGGTTTATGTGGCACAGGTGGAAAACTGGGCAGGATCTTTTAATTCCGATCATCTTGCTACTGGTTCTTAAAATTAGAATCAATCAATACCTGCAAGAACAAAAGGTAGAGAACTTAATACAACTTCTTAATAAAGCAGCAAAGCCTAGATCAAGGAAGATTACATAAGAAATGACATGCGTCGTTGGGTTGGTAAAGTCGGGTAAAATCTACATGGGCTCTGACTCATCGGCAGTTGATGTTGCAGGCGGACATATCTTTGCACAAAAAAATCCAAAAGTATTTATGGTTGGACAGTATGGAATAGCTTTTACCGATTCTTTTAGAATGGGGCAAATTCTTCAATACGACTGGACGCCACCAAAATTTACTGGAAACTCTAGAACCCTAGACAAATTTATGAGAACTAAATTTGTAGAATCTGTTAAAGAAGCATTTAAGTCTGGCGGATACGGAAATATTGGTAATCAGTCTGAAAATGAAGACAGTGGCGGAGTATTTTTAATTGGGGTAAAAGGAACTGGAAGATTATTCTATATGGATGACGACTTTCAGATTGGAGAAAACATACTTCCTTATTATGCAGAAGGAATTGGAATGGATTTTGCCCTAGGATCTCTTTACTCTACTCAAACCATGAGGGACCCATTTAAGAGGCTTGAGATAGCCTTAGCAGCGGCATCACAATTCTCCATAGGAGTATGTCCACCATATCACTATATAGAGCTTTAAACTATTGACAAACCCCTACTCATTTTATAGAATAGAGACATGAATAAAATAACCAAGGCTCTTGTAGCCATACTAATTACAGCAAGTACTACAGCAGGATATACTGCAGTCACGGCTCATGCTGAGCCAACTAAAACATCAGTAGTTGTTATTGATACAGCAATTGATGCATCACTTCCAATTTTTAAGGGAAGACTTGTACAAGAAGTTTGTGCAATGGAATGGAATCTTTGTCCAAATGGAACTGGTTTTCAGGAAGGCCCTGGATCAGCATCAACAATTCCTTTTACAGCTTTAAGATCTTCTTCTTTTAATCATGGTACACAAATGGCTTCAATTGCGGTAAACGCAAATGCCAATGTCAGCATAATTTTTATTCGTATTGTTGGTTTAACTAAAGAAGGTTACCGTGCAAGCACAACAGAAGCTTCAGTGGTAAAAGCTTTAGACTGGGTAATTGCAAACAAAGATAAGTATGGAATTGCAGCAGTAGCGATGAGTCAAGGAAATCATGACCTTGCTACCTACAACATTCTGTGCCCAAAGAGTAATCTGATTAAATATATTGACACATTAAAGTCTATTGATATTCCTTTAATGCTACCAGCAGGAAATGATGCGGATATTACAAGAGTTGATTATCCAGCATGCATTCCACAAGCAGTAACAATTGGTGCTGTTGATAAATTTAACAATATCAATACTTATAGCAATGGAACACCATTGCAAGTTGATTTCTATACACCAGGAACAGTAAAAGCAATTCTTCCAGGTGGAACACAAACAACCGTTGCTGGAACATCTGCATCTGTGCAAAGTGCAGCCGTGCATTGGGCAACAGTAAAAATGGTTAAGCCAAACTTAACTTATGATCAAATTTATACACTCTTAAAGACCACATCTACATTAACAAGTAATGCTAAGGTAAAGAATGGATCTTTAATTAATATAGAAAAGGCGACAAAATAATGGAAAAAGATCCAATGATTGAAAAACAACAGTCAATGCTGGAAGGAATTGTGGCAGATATTGTTGTTGAGCTTTACCAAAAGTGGTTTAATCAAATGCCAGAAGAGCAACAGAAGGACGAGCAGGCAATTGCCGTACTGGGCGGTAACGCTTCAGAGGCAACATATTTTGTTGTCCAGCGCTTTATGGAAAAGTTTAACGCTGCAGCAGAGCAGGTTAAGCAGGAAGAAGAGCAGTCTAAGGATAATGCCTAAGATAGCACTTGTAAATTCAGCAATATATGATATCATTGAACCTGACAGTTCTTTTGAAACAGAGCTTGTAGACATCCCTCAACCTATACTTGATAGATATGACAGGGTAATGAAAGATTTCTGGGACATTCAAAACGAACTAGAACAATATCAAAGAGCACAGGAGAATGACTAAGTGATTGTTACTGACGCAAACTTTGATGTTGTTATTGCTGAAAACAAAATAGTTTTGGTAGATTTTTGGGCAGAATGGTGTGGTCCTTGTAAAAAGGTTTCACCAATTCTAGATGAGATTTCTCAAGAAAAGAATCTGCTAGTGGCTAAGGTTAACATTGATGATAACCAAATTAAGCCAAAAGATTATGGTGTGGCTTCAATCCCAACTATGATCTTGTTTAAAGATGGACAACCAGTAACTACAATTATTGGTGCAAAACCGAAACATGTTCTGCTAAAAGAATTGGCAGAATACATTTAAAATTCTGTGCTCACAAAGAGGCAGATAAACTAAGGAGAAAGAATGAACTCATTCAAGAAAGTATCGCTAATCATCGCTGCAGCCCTGACTAGCACAATGCTTGTATCGCCAGCAGCTAAGGCTAACGCTGGAACTGTCACACTAACGGTGGCGGGATCTGCAGCAACAGGTGGAACAGTAGTAGGAACTCCTGTATCACTACCAGTGCCAGCAGACAACAGCATCGATGCAGCAGACGCATTGAAGATTGCTGTAACTTCTGTAGATACTGGAACAGTAGTAACAGCTGTTGCAACAAATGCAACAATTGTACCTGCTCTAGCAACATCAGCATCACCAGTAACCGCATCAAGCGGATCTTCAACGCTTTCCATTTCAACAGGAACTGGAAACTCAGCAGACTTTTATGTATATACTAAAAGTACAGCAGTAGGAACAGTATCGATTACTCGTGCTGGGACTACAACAGTTTACTATGTTCAGGGACAAGCAGGTGCCCTAAACTCAATCGCTTTGACTGCGCCAACATCTGGAGCAGCAGGCACAACAGCAACACTTAAGGTGACTGGATACGATGTATTTGGAAACGCTAAGGGTGGAGCAACAATTAACACTCTAGTATCTTCAAATGGCGTTGCAACAGCAACAGCTCTTACAACAGATACAGCAACAGCAACACTTGGAACAAAGGAACAAACACTAACGCTTCCTGCTTTAGGTTCAGTTGTTGTTACAGCATACGCAACAGTTGCAACAGCAGTGACTGGTCTTTCAACACCAGTAGGTGCAGTAACTGCAACAATTACAGTTCGTGATCTTGCAGGAGAACTTGCAGCAAAGATTGCAGAACTTGCAGTAGCAAATGCAGCACTTGCAGCAGAAAAGGCTGGACGTGCAGCAGATAAGGCAGCTGCAGACTCAGCAGCAGCAAAGGCAACAGCCGATGCAGCAACAGCAAAGGCAGCAGCAGACCTTGCTCGTGCAACATATGTTGCAGAGTACAATGCTTTGGCAAGAAAGTGGAACGCCAAGAATCCAAAGGCCAGGGTTGCACTAAAGAAGTAATAAATAGTTAATTACTATTGACAACAAGGCTGGGGATATTATATAATGATTATAGTATCCCCAGTTTTAACTATTAGAGAAAGAATTTAAATGAATAAGGTAGATAAGGTAGTAATTTTAGGCGGAGGCTCTGCTGGTTGGATGACCGCAGCAACTTTAATTCACAATTTTCCAGAAAAAGAAATTGTTTTAGTGGAAAGCCCAGATACACCAAGAATCGGTGTTGGAGAAAGCACCTTAGCAGGACTACCTGCATGGCTTAGGTCAATTGATGTTGACTACAAAGATTTTATGAAGTACACAGATGCTTCTTTTAAACTCAGTATTAAGTTTACAGATTTCCACAAAGTTGGAGATGGAGGATTCCATTATCCGTTTGGACATCCTTTTCTAGGAAACACAACTCTTCCAAACGCTAATGACTGGCATATGCTAAAGCATTATGTCCCAGAAACAACAACACAAAGTTATGTAGAAGCACTATTTCCACAGTCTGTATTACTAGAAACAAACAAGATCATGAACCCTAAAAAGCGTGAGCTTGAAGACTTCACCCTAGAAAGAGATTTTGCACTACATTTTGATGCAATTAAGTTTGCAGACTGGCTGGCTGACAAATATTCAAAGCCAAGAGGTGTAAAGCACGTAATTGGACACGTTGAAAACGTTGTCACAAATGAAGACGGTGTTGAAAAACTTGTACTGAAAGATGGTCAAGAAATATTGGCAGACTTATTCATTGACTGCACAGGGTTTAAGAGCATGCTTCTCGGTGGAGCAATGCAAGAAGAGTTTATCTCTTGTGCTGACAAGCTCCCAGTTAATAGAACTTGGGCTGTTCAAATCCCGTATGTTGATGCAGAGAATGAAATCCAAAACTTTACAGAATCAACCGCATTAGGTTATGGCTGGGTATGGAATGCTCCACTTTATTCAAGAATTGGAACTGGTTACGTATACTCTGATAGATTTACAACACCAGAAGAAGCTCTAGAAGAATTTAAGGTATATCTAAGAAAAAGATTTGGCGAAGAAAGAATTAATGATTCTCTTAAGTTTAATGATATTAGATTTAAGTCTGGAACATATCGCAGAACTTGGGTAAAGAATGTTATTGGAATTGGTTTGTCAGCCACATTCCTTGAGCCACTAGAAAGCAACGGGCTATTCTTTATTCACGAGTCAGCAAATACGCTTGTAAAGTTTTTGCGTAGAGGCTATGTAAATGGAATTGACATTGATTTCTATAATGCTACAGTAAGAAAGCATTTTGACTTCTTTTCATCTTTCTTGGAATACCACTATGTTCTATCTCAAAGACGAGACACTTCTTTCTGGAAGTATATGACAGAAAGACCAATTGAGCCTTACTTAGCAGAACTTCCAGTGGGAGGACTTTATCAAGAAGAGCAACAAATGAAAACAACTCAACAGTCTTATCCAGTTGTTTTAACAAGCGGATTCCATTGTATTGCAGTTGGGCACGAGTACTATCCAGTAGATCCAATTTCAATTAGCTATTGGCAGTACCATTATGATACAGACTATAAAAAGGTTGCTGGTGACTTTTATATTAAGACAGAAAAGTCTCAAAAGAACTGGCTGAAGGCTGTAGAAAATGCACCAACACATTATCAATATCTGAAAGAAAACTTTCATAAGGAAGGAATGTAATGAAATTTAGAACACAATGGATAGAGGCTTTAAAGACAATGAGATACAAGTCTTATTGGAATAGGCCAAACACAGTAGAGTTTTTTGCATTTATGACTAAGATTGCAATTATTTTCCCAGGACTATTGCTTGGCAAGCAGTTTTGGTGGTTGTTTATTTTTGCATTTATTTCAAGCTTAGCTTTGATTTGGTCATCTACAGTAAAAACATTGCCAACTATTATTTGGTTTAACATTCTGTGGACAATCCTTGCAGCACTATCAATTGCTAAACATTTTGGATTAATCCTACAGTGACATTGGACATGCGTGGAATACCAACAGCGGCTTGCCC